TACTCATCTGATGTTCAACAATCTCATCGGTATCGGTGTTTCGAAAAACATATGTTGGCATTACTCTTCAATCTCCCATCGCGATTGATATTCTAGTGCGTGACGACACGCGTGGATGTAATCCTTATCCTCATCTGATAAGACGGACCAGAATTTAGTAATAGTATATATGTGTTCATCAACTTCAAACTGTCTCTCTAAGTGTTTGTTGGACTCCATCATCTCTTGTAACTGGTCCATTCGCACTTTGATCTTGTCTCTGACTCCCATTAAACCACTCCGGAATTGGTCGTTTTGTCCAGTTCATACTGAACCTTTCTTGCTTTGTTTGATAGAACATCCTGTAGGATTTGACTGGATCCTCGGGAAACATACATTCAGGATTCGACGTCATTGCCAAACGGAATGGTGTCATTGGTCCTTCTTTAATATTCCGTGGGAGTTCCATTAGGTATGGTATCAACTCGGATGATTTGTGTACCTTGCCGTACCGATAGGTATACTCATCACAGAGTGCAACAAAGTGAACAAGATGCCAACCATAGTTTGTAGTCGACTCCATTGTCCACTGTGTGCACGGGTGACCCACGTGCACGGCTGCATACAGATTCTCTTCGCGATCGCCAGTCAGACGCCAATACTTAACGTTTGTCTTACCTGACTTTGACGGTCGACGAATCTCAATACCATCGAGAACACGATGTGCAGTCGATAACATTTGAGCAGACTCAACAACCATCTTGACAACATGTTTGTCACATTGCTGTCGTGCAGCCGTATCTGGGTTTTGATCTAATATAAACAAATTCATAATATAATATTATACCACATTTTAAGAACTAAGTAAACCAGGAAATGCCTCATTGACTAAAGCTTTTGTGAGGGGCTTAATCGTTTCTTTGTTTATCATTGCTACAACGAGCTCTGCGTCACCTGGGTGAATGCCCTCGAGGATGCCGATAAAGATACTTTCTCTTTTATAAGCTGGCAATCTATCGCCCTCACCACCTTTAAACAGATATCTAAACTTGCGGTTCTCGCGAAGAATAGATGCGGCAGTAGATTCTGGCCGTGATGCAGTATATGGAGGTGATCCTGCAGGTAAATTCCATTTGACAATCGGATCCATAGATCCTTTAATAATATCTTTAAGAGCCCAAGATTCGTTGTCTTTTAAGATTTTAATCTTGTCTGCTTTCTTCTTTGTTTCTCTTAGTTTTTCAATCACTTCATGTGGTAGTAGCATTAGATAAACTCCTCTATGCATTCAATCAACATTTTGCACTGTTTATTTATTAGATACGGAAGTACCTTACCTTTGTTGTGCCACGGATCTTGTTCACCATAGCTTTCTAAGATCTGATCCTTCAGGTGTTGTGGTGTACGTGTAAGATCGATCAACATTTGATTACGCTGATAGTTCCTATACCATGGCTTCGAAGTATCGGCCGTTTCCACAGCATTAAGTATTTCGACCAGCTTCTTTTGAGTAACAGGAGTCTGACGTAGACCCTCGACAAATACGTTATCATCAGATAGTATATTAGGAACACCATCACCTGTATCACCTTTTACAATTTTTTCTACGAGCTTGAGTCGAGGGTGATCCTCTACCACAAACTTTTTAAGAAGCGGAGAGAACTGTTTGACGTTATCATATTGCTGTAACTGTTTGAAGTCACCATCAGCTGATATAATCATGACACCTTCGTGCAAACCAAACTCTTGTGTCTGCTCTACAAGAGTACCGATTACATCATCAGCCTCACAACCTTCAATATGAACCACCTTATAAGGAAAGTTCTCTTTGATCTCCTCACGGACTTTATTAATAATCTCGAATGCCTTTGGCCAGTCGAATGTAGACTCTTCACGATTCTTGCGACGGTTTGCTTTGTATTGTGGAAATGCACCACGACGCCAGTTGTTTGCACCATCTGCAGCAATAACAACCTCACCATAGTCATTGAACTTTGACTTATACATACGTATGGTATTGAGGATCATATGACGAATGAGATCTTCACTCAATGTCTTTTCGATAGCGACAGCGCTGACTGCAATACCATTATAGTCGATAATTAACATGGGTACTCCATCTTCCCGGTGAATAACTCTACCATTATACACCGGTTTTCTGAATATGTACACTACTTTTTTAGGTGTGACGCATGAATCTTACAACCAATGAATGCATTGTAATATTCGTCTGAGAGAAGAACATCATTCTCGAATTGAAGTTTTGCTTCATAGTAAGAGCATTCGCCCTTGGTCTTACAAAGCTTTAGGATTTCTCTTTTGTAATTGTCGTGCCCTTTGGACTCAACAAGTCTTTGGACTTCAACGTTCGAACCAAAGTAATCACGCCAATCGGACTCAATGCGAGTGCGGACTCGGCGTTTACGAGTTTTTGTAACCGGTAGTACTTTGGGACGCCAGAAGAATTTTTTACCGATGTATTTCTTGCCGGTATCGATTTCCGTGATTTGATACACGAAACCTTGGTATTCGTCTGGCGTCTCCGTGAACGGTTTGTCCTCATATATCCACATGCATTTATATATCATCCCCTTCGGATAGATCCTCCGGTTCAATGCGACGGCCACAAGCGGGGCAAAACTCGATGTCAGCATGTTCCTCAGTGACAACATGCGTCTCAGTATCGCAGTATTCACACATGATCCTGTATTGTTTCATGCAACTTTTTCCCAGCCCCACTCGCCTTCCATACCGACGACAGAATATTCAGTAACACGCTTCTCAAAGAAGTTATCATGTGACGCACCGTTCAATACCCAATCAAGCCATGGAAGTGGGTTGTCTTTTGCTTTGAATTTTGGTTTAAGACCAAGTTGTAGTAGACGACGGTCTGCAATGTGACGAATGTACTGCTTAACATCGTCTTTTGTCAGACCTTGAATCTCGTGGCCGTTGTAAGCCAAGTCAATGAATCGATCCTCAAGCTTGACACCCTCGAGTGCCATCGTGTAGATCTTTGACTTGAGCTCATCATTGACAATCCGTGGATGCTCGTCACAGAACTCACGGAATAGTTTTGCATTGCCTTGTACATGCATTGTCTCATCACGAATAGACCACTCAACAATAGTACCCATACCCTTCATCTTACCGAAGCGTTGGAAGTTTAGCAGCATAACGAATGATGCGAAGAGCGACATTCCTTCATTGAACACCGATTGGGCCAAAGCGAGGGCGAGACCGGTATGGGAACTAGTATCACCATGAGACATGAAATCAATCTTATCAGCCATTGCCTTATACTCAAGAAATGCATGGTATTCCTCATCTGGTAATCCGAGTGTATCATTTAGTAGTGCGTATGCTCTCTGGTGCACGCCCTCACGGGTGGCAAAAGATGACAACATATTTCTAATCTCATTGTTCTTGAACTTCGGAATCAAAAACTCGTGATAGTTCTCACCGACCTGTACATCAGATTGAGTAAACAATCTCAAGACCTGGGTGATAAACTCTTTCTCGGACTCGGATAGCTTTGTTCTCCAGTCCTGTACGTCTTCTGATAGTTCTGCTTCATCTTCGATCCAATGAATCTCTTCGTGCTTCTTCGTCATCTCGACGGCCCACGGATAGATGAATGGTTTGTATGTCTTAGAAATATTAAGTAATGACATCTTTGTCCTCTCTGGTTTTCCAAAAATATTCGTCGGTATCTCCTAATCGATAGGAGTACCCATTTTCAACTTGATAAAAGTCTGTGGATACTTTAAAGTCTGGCATCAGAGGTTCTTTCGGTGTTAGGCTATTATCGTACACACGCATTCTATTATTAGGATACGCTGCATACTGACCGTTCTCTAATTCCAGTATGTTAAAGCTCTTATGTTCTTCTGGTATTTCTGATGTTGAATAGTCTATCTCATCAGCTGCCGGATGATAGTTATCCAGAGTGAATAAGTATGTCGCTTTCAATATTTGGTGATCTCTTGTGAAGATCTCGAAATCCATCGATCCGATGAATTGTTTATATATAGCAGTTACACCATAATCCATGCAATTCCAAAACTGCAAGTTATGTAATTCTAAGTCTGGTGTTGGTGTTTCTGGGTCAGTCACAAAAGCACTGATCGGTAACTTATCGTACAGTGCTCCATATTCTGGTAAGTATGTTTCAAAATAGAATGCCCTTCCTGGCATCGACTTTGCTGTTACCCAATGTCCTTCTACAAACTCACCATGACCCGACTGGTGATCCATCAAATATTCTTTTCTTACCCACACCTTGACGTTGGGTAGATTGCATAACAAATCTGACATTATCCCTCACAAGCTCTACATTCATCTGTTTCAATAGGTGGCAATCCACATGTGACGCCTTCATTTGCAGTATTCAAATACTCCATCAGTTCATCGTATCCACCGACGTACTGACCTTCAATATATATTTGTGGAACTGTCTTGACCTTTCGGCCAGTTACTTCTGCGGCAGTCTTGCCGATCTCTTCAAGAGAGACGTACTCATAATGTATACCACGGATATCTAGCTCATCTTTTGCTGCAGCACAGAAAGGACAATCTTTCTTTCCGTAAACAAGAGTTCGCATATCATCCTGTAGTGCTACTCTTTCAACCTTTTCTGATACATTCTCTGCTCGAGACTTCGCTTCCGTTCTGAGATAATAAAGTCCTTTAAGTTTTTCTTTCCATGCTTTGAGATGGACTTGATTAACATAAGCTTTCTCAGCGCCGGCTGGGAAGAATAGATTGACGGACTGGCCCTGACAAATATACTTCTGCCTGTCAGCTGCATGCTGGACCACCCAGCTTTGATCCAACTCCTGGGCCGTCTTGAAGATCGCCTTCTCACCCTCAGTAAGTTCTGGTAGATGTTGGACCGAACCTTTGTTAGTAATGATTGATGTCCAGGTAGTTTCATTATTTATACCGTGAGCTTCAAGCACCGGCTCCAAATATTTATTTTTTACAAGATGCGACCCCGCACGAGTGCGATGTGTGTAGGCATTAGCTTTGAGAGGTTCGATTGATGGTGAAGTTCCAACGATGAGACCGGAGGATGCATTAGGAGCGATAGCCAATAGGTGAGCGAAACGTAAGCCGGTACCAAGTCCATCTGGATATTCTCCTCTTTCTAGCGCTAGTCGTTCAGACTGCGCAACTGCTTTAGTCTTAATTGTATTAAATACGACTTTATTGATCTCTTGAGCCTTCTCAGATTCCCACGCCACACCGTGTTTGTGGAGTAGTGAGTGGAAGCCCATTGCTCCCAGACCAATCGATCTCTCTCTTTGTGCAGAATAGCGAGCTCGCTCAATTTCATCTGGTGCATTTTCAATAAAATATTCAAGTACGTTGTCCAGCATCGTGACGAGATCTTCAATAATTGTGGTATTCTTCCACTCATCGTAGAACTCAAGATTGAGAGATGATAGGCAACATACTGCTGTACGATCAGCAGAGGTAGGTAGATGTATCTCGTTACATAGATTTGAGCCATGAATCTTTAACCCCGCATCTTTTAGCGATTGAGGCATCTTTCGATTCGCCTCGTCGATAAAATTCAAATAAGGTTCGCCTGTGCGGAATCGAACCTCTATGATCCTTTCCCAAAGTTTACGAGCACTTACTGTCTCTGCAACTTCACCTTTACCAGGATCAATCAGATCCCAGTCTTTATTATCTATCACTGCTTGCATGAACGCATCAGTAATATTGATTGCATTGTGTAGATTTAGTGCTTTACGTTGTACATCACCAGTCGGAATCCTCATATTAAGGAACTCTACGATATCTGGATGCGATATATCCATGTATGCAGCATACGAACCCTTTCTTGTCTTACCCTGACGATAGGCAATCATGTCTGCATCAACCGTATGCAAGAAAGGAATCGGTCCTGGTGCTTTATCTGATACAGTTCTTACGTCAGACCAATGGCCGCCGACGCCACCACCCAGGACTGATAACCACCGAAGCTCAGAACTATGACTAATAAGGCCATCAAGAGTATCAGGCACATAAGTGAGAAAACACGAAATGGGTAGTCCCTTATCTGATGCAACACCGTTTGGAGCATTAGACAAAACAGGGCTAGCAAACATAAACCACTTGTTACTAACATAATCATAAAGGCGTTTAGCAAGATCTCCATCCATCTCTCCTTTATAAGTTGACCATGCTTTGGCTGCACGAGCGTAAGCTTCTTGTGGTGAAGTTTCATGTCCGCGCATATAAAAGTCTTTGAGCATACCTATCGCATAGCTAGTCAATAGGTCATCTCTGTTCTTATCAATTTTTATTGACATACAATTGTGCCTGAGTTAAAATTTTTTAAAGGTCTATTATATATCAGTACGCTATTCTTGTACACTACTTTCTGTAGGTATTTTATCTTGAGGCGCAACGGCCTTCTCGTAATATATTATGATTTCTTTTTGCTGGTTTATGTAGCGTCTAATATCAGCGATGTTTAATGCGAGGTTTTCATAGTCTCGCATACTTAAGACAACAATAGCGACTTCGCCGTATTGTTCCTTAAATTCTTTGATGAATTGTTCGAGGTTCTGTTCATTGATGACACGCACACGGGTGTCAGACAGTTGAACTGGCTTTGGTCTTGACATGATAGGAACTTCGGTCTTCTCAACCTTAGTTACTACTTTGATCTCCGGCTCCGGCCTCGGGATCAGGCTGCAACCAGTTAGGTAGAGGAGCATCCCCGCTACCACCAGTATCTTCCATGATTCCGCGCCAAAGTTTTGCACTTGCGCCATTCATCTTACCTTCGAGTTGTTGAGCATCTCTTAATGCTTCTTGAACTAAATTGATTCTACTTAATTTACCACGAAGCTCGTCACCATAGGCCTCTGCCTTCTGTAACTGAACTTGTAATTCTTGATTGAGTGCAGCGAACTTCTGCATGTCTTGTTGGAGAGACTCAATCGAGGCTTCACTTGTCTCGAGAGCTGTTTCTAGTTTGGCATTGTTTTCTTGGAGGGTAGCAAGTCGCTCTTGTGTATCTTTATAGTACCACATTGCCCCGTAACCTACAGAGCCTAATACGGCCAAAATTATGATGAGAGCGTAAATTTTAATCATTCTGTATCTACGATGTACTTTCTAAATCGTTTCAATAGGACAGGAATCTGATCTTTCTTTCTACGTCGATCAGTGACGTTGATAGTTCTGAGGCGTGGGCCCATTGCTGTTTGTGCTGGATTCGGAATGTTTGCAGTAGAGGTTCCAGGTACTTCTTCATTCTGAGCTGAACGAATGGCTGCAGGAGTCGGTGCACCCTTCTCCCCTTTCTTTCTCATTCTTTCACCACGACGTCTCTTTGCGTGGATGTTGGCCCATAGGCCTTGTGACTTCTCGTTCATTTGTAAATCTCGTTGACAGTGACATAGACTTTCTGGCGAGTACGAATATGTTCAGCCTCGTATATATCTATACCGAAGACGTCTCCAACCGGATAACAATCGTCATGAATTCGCACTTGATCCTTTGTATTTACGATATCATCATATGTTCCATTTAGGACTTTATCTTCTGACAATCTGTATACGCCTGGTGATAACATACCGTCTTTTAATACAAACCACTCACTTGATTCTAACATGATATCAAGTGGATCAATCCCGCACTCTTCTATAATTTTATTCAGTTGCTTATCGCTCAGATTATATTTTTCTTTGATTAGAAAGAGCGCTGCAGCAAAACTTCCAAGCTTAGTGGATCCACCTGGAATCTTGCCGAGCAGGCGTTTAATGTTAGCAGCGAGGCGAATAAAAGGAGTATAAGAGGACTTTTTTTCATCATCATCTAACCTTACCGACTTATTTCTTTTACCATTTTCATCAATAACACCTGTTTTATACGCATCCCAGTCTTTCCAGTCCATGACTAACATGCGTATAAACCTAAATGTATATGCTAAATCAGCAGCTCTTTTAACTATTCCCATTTATCTTTCTCAATCTCTCTATAACCATTTTATCCATTTTTATTTCTACTAATTCATTATTATCGATATAATTTAAGAATATCAAAAACGGTTTAACGACTGGCCAGTGTCTTTCATCTAACTTTAGTTTGAGAATATTCAAACCAGCTTCAATACCAAATGAGTTAAACACCACGATTAAGTGATTCAGTATCAGTCTATCAGCTAGGTCGTTATGATCTAAGTATCGGTTAACAAGTCTTTTTATATACTTAAACCTTTTCAGATCTTCGTAGAAATCATCTACATCTGAAAAGGTTGGATTGTCATAATGTTTAGCCGCATACAGAAATAGATTTTCTTCAGTTAACTCATTTAAAACAAGCATTATAATTCCATAAAAACGTTACTGAATTATATATGCTTATTTTGTGAAAAGACCCCACCGACCTTTTTTCTTTGGAGCTTCTTCGTGTGTATGCTCTTCTTCACCGCCATCATGATCGTGGACTGTACCATCGTCATGGTGGTGATGGTCCATGTCACCATCTTCGTGTGAATGTTCCTCATCACCATGGGTGTGTACAAGAACATCTTCGAGCTCAACAACTTCTTCTACTGGCTCAAGAGCAGGAGCAACAGTTGGTTCTGCCGTTGCACCATACCACTCATCAATCTGAGTCTGTGAGATCTTTGCAGCTTTAAGTAACTCACCACTTGTTTCGTGGCGCCATCCCTTTATAGTTGGGATAGCATTCTTTGGTCCTTTAATCATATTTGCTCTCCACTATGAATTTTTCTTGGTTCCAGTATACCCATCTCTTACAGGTTTTTTGTCGTACATTGACTGGTATGCACTAGCAAGTGATCTTATAGTTTTTGAGAATGACTCCTTCATACCGGCTTTTTTAGTGATATCTTCCGGTGGATTAATAACCTTAGTATCACCTGGTGCATTTTTATCAGTAGAATTCTTTGGTGATACCTTAGCTTTCTTCTCAGCCTTTGCATTATCATCAGTTGCCTTCTTAATGTCTGCTCCTACTTCTTTCGGAGTATTCAACATATCCATAGCACCTTTAGATGATTGTGACTTGTCATGCAAACCTTCAGGCTTAGTAGCACCTTTGACATGCTCACCTCTATTTTCAATTACGGAGAGCAACTTTTCTCTGATTGACATATCAGTAGACTCCTTTTTAATAACTTCTCTATCAACTGGGACCATGCGCACATGCGTTTTTCCATCTGATCCTACATATTTTTCTGGCTTTTTATCAGCTGATCTTACATTTTCATTCTTTGGATTCATGACAGCTGTCTCACCATTCTCGCCCTGAGGATCGTCTTCACCTTTCTTTTTCTTCTTTGATTTTAAAATAACCTTATCATTATGCATCATTTCGTTTTCAACATCTTCTTTAACGTCGTCAGCAATAGCCGTAGCAGTATCCTTCTTCATAGTGACAGGATATCTTTTACCGCCAAACATAAAGTGTGACTTACCATCTTTATGAGCTGCTGCTGCAGCGCCATGGAAAGCTGTACGCTCATTTGCTGGCACTTCTTCAGGAATGATGAACCTTCCTTCTTTGACCTCTTGGTAAGCGCGGGTCAACGCTTCTATTTCTTTCTTCATGAGAAGACTCCTAATTGTGTTATTATTGACCCGACAACGGCCACCGTTACTACCCAGAATAATTTATTTATTACACAGATTGTTCTATGATTATCATTACATATTTTTTCAATGTCATCTAATTTTTCAGAATGCTTATTCATTCGCTCATGCATTTTATTATGGTCATCCTGAAGATTCGCAATCTTTTCCTCAGCTCTTGCCATGGCAACCATAGCATCGGTTAACTTATCTAGTTTTTCTTCTATGCGATCTAATCGTGACGCGTTCGACTCGTTAGCCATTTTACCATTTTACCTTATCTGCCCAATAAGCAGCTGACATCTTGCCTTTAGCAATGTTTTTACCGTGGCGTGCTTTAAATGATGCACGCTTCTTCTTCATTCTCTCTGACTCACCCTTCTTGGGATCACCAGCAGTTTCAGCTCCTTGTTGACCGAACCGAATTGTTTTTACCTTATCACCCGACTTAGCAACCACGATGTGACTCTTTGTAGGATGACTAGGTGTACGCTTTGCTTTATTAAAACCAGTTACACCGGCTCTTGCAAGACGTGGATCTTTTTCTTCGAAGAACTGCTTAAACTTAACCAAACTCATGTCCAGCAATCCTTCTCATCTGTTTGTTGAACTCAGCTTGACCTGGTTTATTTTTGTACAACTTCTTAGTTAGACTACTGTTCTTCTTTCCTTTGATTCTCCAGTTGAATCCTTTCTTTTTATGTTCTGGGTCAGTAGTTTTTACAAGTCTTCTCTTATACTGAGCTTCGTATGACTCTGGTCCTTTCGGTGCATCAGTACTACCACGAGTTCCTTCTGACATACCTTTACTTTTGCAATAATCTCTTGCTGTATCAATATAATCCGTGGCCTTTGTGATCTTTGACTGAACCCACTCAGGCATATTTTCATCATCGTCAAGCATATCGTGTAATTCTTGTGCAGCATCGATCATAGTTCTTAACTTTGTCTTTGCCATCTCACCTTCTTGGTCATATTCATTAGGATCTTTATTTTCGTTTTGGCCTGGTGTCATCTTCTTTGCGTGCTTTCTCGCATCATCAGTTCCTTCATCAGGGAGATAGTTTTCAACAGCGAGATGCTTTGGCATCTGACCTTTCTTTATCATGTCGTTCAGTGTATCCACTAAAAGATTTCCATCTCTTGGTGAAAGACCCATCATCTTTACAACCTGTTGAACACCTTGTCTACCTTTGCCAGGATTCTTCTTTCTCCAATCAAGGTACATGCGAACCATACTTTTTAGCTTTGGTTTCATAGCAATTTTATGAAGCCACTGTGGGATCATAGCTGATGATCCAGTCGTGGTTTCTGTAAAATCCTTGAATCTCTTCATTTTTTAGCCCTAGTAATACCAGCCATACGGTTTCTTTGCTTACGTCTATAATACTTCTCAGCATCTTTGGCACCCATTTCTCTTGCAATATCTGCAGAGAACTGTTGGTGACCGTAGTCAGACTTTGCTTTATCATGATAGCGTTGTTTCAAATCCTGTGAGATCTCACCTAGCTTCTTTGGACGACCCTTCATCATATGAAGTTTTCCGTGTCTATCACGATCAGCCTTCTCTTTGTCTTGACGTGCCTTCTGTAAAGGTGACATCATTCTCTGTGCCTGGCTACCGTATGCAGCTTCTTTCTGCAGTTGTGGTAGTCCAAACTGACTATTTGGTACTGGCTCAGACTTAGGCTCTGAATGCTTCTTCATTGGTACAAGTTTTTTACCATCCTTACTAGGAACAACTGAGGCTTCGGTTCTGAGCGATGCACGAGCTACTGGATTACCCATATTACCTTTAGCAGCGTCTGGACCAAATCCCTTTAATTTCACTTTATTATCTTGCTTAGCAAGTCTTTTTCTCCGTGCAGCATTTCGAGCATCATCATCCTTATTAGGATTTCCGTGATAGGTCACAGCTTCGTCCATCTCACGGCCCTGAGCCTTATTACGGAAAGCTTTTCTTACTTCCATGTCAGTGTGTCTCTCGACACTCTTAATCATAGAAGGCTGCTTAACAATCTTACGAAGCTTCGCCATAATCTCTGCAGTAGACTTGCCAGTCATAAACGTAGGTGGCAGTCCTTCGACATCAACTTTGTACTGTACAGCTTCATTTGTTGGCTTTTCGTGAGTATATCCCATCTTAGCATATTTGTTATGATCCGCAGGAGTTTTTGCTGTCACTTCTTTGCCTGTCTTAGGATCATACATCATATGAGGATACTTTGCAGCTTCGGTAGCAGGCACTTTAGCTCTAGAGCCAGCACCCACTTTCTTATCAAGTTTTGCTCTGGCCATCTGCAGACCCTTTGCTCTCTTGTTTGCAGTCTTAGTCGCAGCCCGCTTAGCTTCTTTATCTCCACGAGCAAATGCATCAGCACTTGCCTTAGCAGCTTTCTCAAGAGATCCTGCAGCGCCTGATTTTTTTAGCTTACCTTTATTATCTACAGATAAGCCAATGTAATTAGTAAGCTTTTTAGCAGATACTTCATCTAATTTTGCTCTGAGCTCTTTTAGTTTTTTCATCCTGGAAGCTTCCCATTTTTTCTTCTATTCTTAAGTGTAGTACTTACAGCATCTGCAGCGTCTCTAGGGCTCATACCTCTTTTCGTTGCTGCATTATAAGCTCTACCTGGAACAAGAACACCTCGTCCATAGTTCTGCTTAACAGCCTTTGGATCTTGCTTAGCATGCGCAGCATCCTTTTCAGCTGCGCGCTTCTTCATATAAGCTTGAACCGCAGGTGACTTTGATGTAGCAAACTTCAGATGATCTCTAAACTTTTGATCAAATGACTTTGCTTCGCCCATCAAGTCTTTGTCTTTCGCCATCGCTCGCTTGGCATCACGCTCAGCTTTCTTCTTTTCTTTATTGATCTTCTCACCGGCTTTTCTAATCATGGCAAGACGCTCTGGTGTGCCAGCTTCTTTTGTAAGTCTATCTGTAGCCCTTGCAATACCCTTCTGTCTCTTTACAGACTTCACATAATCTTTACCAGACTGGTCAGGATTACTCATTGCTTTCTGTGCTGCGCTGTATGCCAAGCCTGCAGCAGATTGTGCTGCTTTAGGAATATAGCTACCGATCGTACTCTTCTTGAGTTCATCAACTTGAACTGCTTCTTTAAATTCACCCTTCTTAACTTTGTCCATAACTTGCTTGGCAAGATTAGTTGCAGTTGCGTGATCGATTTTCATATTCTTCTTAAGTGCTTCAATACCATGATTCATACTTTTAGTAGGTTTCATGATTTCATAAGCCCTTTTTGCAATAATATTTTCGCCAAGGTTTGTACTTTTTTTAGCATAATCAGGTGCTCGTTTAACAGGGCCATATGATGGTGACTTTACTTTGGAAGCTCTTTCACGCTCCCTCGCGAGATCTTGTCTTTCACGCTCTCTCCGCTTTGCAATTAAGTCTGATTGCGCCTGAAACTTATCTGGAGTCATCTCATCAACAGGCTGTGCATCACGAGCCCTCTTTGCAAGAGTTGTCGCGCGAGACATCGGAGACTGTTTAGTTCCGTCACTGTTCTTCACATTCTTAATTGGTTTCGCTCCCTTACCAATTACTTTTTCAACGTCTTTTGTTGGAAGAAGTGCTTCTTGCACAGATTCGTTCTTTGCAGACATGTAAGCAGCAATCGCCATATCACGGCGTTTTTCAGCTGACTTGCCGTCGAATTTAGGATTGTCAGATTTTTTAAAATCATCAATCCAGGTTTTAATTCCGTCTTTTACTGATAATGGCATTATGCTAGATCCTTATCGTGATTGAGTCCACCTTTCTTTTTCTTCACAATGAATGCATTGACTCTTGCATGTCCCCATTGTGATGGAGTTGTGCCAGGTCTGTGACCTGTTTTCCAAGCTGCAACACCGCGGTTGTAAACCTTACGAAGTGTTCCAACTGAGATTCCTGATTTCTTTGACTTATCGGCCAGAGACTTACCAGCCTTATCTTCTTCAATGTATTGTTGAAATTTAATCATGCGCTGGTAGTCCTTCTGTTAATCTTTCTAGTTCTAAGTGTTCTAGCTCTATCTAATATTGAATCATGACGCTTCTTATCTGCCGCATCTCTTCTTCTCTCAATTTCTTTTTCACGTGATATTGTAGCACGTGCTTGGTCAACTGTTTGTTCACCGTACATGTCTTTGAAAGCCTTAGTGTATTTACTTGGCTTTGTCTTAGCACCTTTATCACCTGGTGCTGGCTTATAGGCTGATGGGTCATCATCACGCTTTTTACCGTGCTTCTTAAAATGAGCGTCTCGCTTTGTCTTAGTCGACTTAGCTAAGCCTCTATGATAAGCTGCAGGTTGAGATCCTTTACGATCTTTAATATCTGAATCTTGTGGAGTAGATTGCTCACTTAATGATTCCATTACAGAATATTCACGCTTATTAGGTTCTACTGGTTCGATCGCATCTAACCACTTACGATAAACATTTCCAGATCCTTCAACTATAATGTAGTTTGAACCAAGAGACTTAACTTTAGCTAGCTCACCGGTTTCCTTTATCGCGACTACATCACCGACATTAAACAACTTACCATTAACATATGACTCACGAATTTCTGATACAGGTTCTAGTTGAACATGTTTTGCATATTCTTTTGTTTCTTTCAGTCCCATGCCTTTACGAACCATATTGTAAATGGCTTTTGTCTCTGCGTTCGACACATTCCGTGGAACACCTTGACTAAATTTTGTAAAGTCACCAGCTGAAGCGGCAGCTCTCATCTTCGAGGCTGACATACCTTCTACACCTTCGGCATCTGGATCTCGATCACCAGCAGACACGACATTGATTCTACTGAAGTTATAGAATCCGTGACGACCTTTCTGACCATTATACTTCTCGAGGAGTGTACTAAACTCTCTTACTCGATCTGATCCGACGACCATCACAAGAGTCTTATAGCCTTCTTTGTATAACTCAGATGCTGCATTCATTGCATTCTTTACGTTGTTATTCACCATCACGGATCTCGCATGCTTTGGAAACATCTTGCGGATAGCTTTGATTTTATCCTTGTATGCAAGAGGATTCTTCTTTGCGTCTTGTGATTGTGATACAAAAATTCTATATGGGTTTCTACCTGCCTTCGCAGCTAAAGCATTAAAGAGTTTTTCATGACCTGTAGTAGGAGGATTCATTCTACCAAATGTAAAGTAGACTGACTTTTCCTCTTCAACAAGAAAGCTCTTAAACGAATTAATCACTTACTTTCTTCCTCGTTTCTTCGCTAACTCAGCCTGACGAACTTTCGGGAAAGCTCTTCGAGCGAGCATATCAATTCTTTTCTTGATAGCAGGCTTCTCTAATCTCTTTTCTATCTCTTGACGACGAGCATACGTTAGTTCGCTCTTTGGAATGTCTTTCGTGAATTTTTTCATAAAGGCTAAGCGAACTTGCCTTCTGGTTCTCTTCATTAATTTTTCTTTTGATGCAATTCTGCGCTTAGCTATCTCTCGACCACGTTTAATTTTAAACTTGATTTTTTTCATTTGGCGCTTGCGTTGCATACGCTGCTGGACGGTAAGAGCTTCTTCCATGTCGGTTGACTCTGAGTATGTTGCTGTATCGCTTCCAACATCGTGGACTTTACGTCTTCTATAGGCACGATAGTTAGTTAACTCATCTTCACCAGGGCGGTATTGAGTAACATGAAGATCATTGAATGAGAGCTTAGGGCGATCGAATGGATGAGGCTGGCCATCCATTTCGAGTATATCTTTAAAACGCAGTAACTTGTCTGCCATATCTTCCTCTGGTTTTTCCCATCTATATACTACGAACGGCGTGACGTTTGCCAGCCTTTCAAAATATCGGGGCTAAAGTTGGCGTATGAAAATTCCATACGATCAACAATCTTAACCGCATCACCACCAAGTTGATCAATGGCTACAAAGCCTTCTGATCCTGTGGTCTTGTAACCGTTCTTTGTTTTTAGAAACGTTGATATTTTATTAAAACGGTCTAATATATTTATCAGTTTTAGTTTCGCCAGAATGATAACTTTTTGCAAATCGAATATTTTTTTCAAAGAAGCTTGATTCTTGGCTGAGAAGAAATCTAATATTTCTTTTAACGCTTTCTGCTGAGTAGCTTTCCCAGCTGGAGTCGTTCTCTTATCGATTTCTTTTTGGTATTTACCTTTGATCCAGGTAATGAGTTTTCTCGTGTGCGCTCGAGTGTCATTAACAACTGTGCCTGCTCGTACGTAGGTGTTGTTAAATTGCTCAATGTGTTGTGCAAGTTTTTGATTCGATTCGAGCTCCCTAAGAGTCGAACCTGCGATTTGGTTAAATAGCACCCCAGCTTGTTTAAGATAGCCATTTACTTCCTCCGTGTCTTTTGAAGACATCGTATAGGAAGTCATGTCTCGTAACATGGCGTCTTGTGACCATACATTTGTTGTTGTTTTAAATTTCGAGACATCTACTCCATACGATGCTTTGAGTGTTTCGAATGTCCTACCACTATAGGAGGTATGCCATACAACTCCTATCTTGGCTTTTTTGATTTGTTTTGCCATTTCCGTATCTGCCGGTACCGCATAGACGATCGTGTTAGGATGGAAAGTAACATAGGATTTTCCTTTGATTTTCTTAGTTTGTATATCGTCGCTTGAGAATAGAAAATCGCCTTGAACCACACCTCGTATGCCAAGAGCCGGCAAATAAGCCAAAGCTTGCTTAAGCTTTGCATTTAAATCTCCACTTGTGTCCGCATCAATGTCTGCGTCAGTTTTGTATACCTTCGGATTTTTGTTGAAGATACCTTTCTTCGCTACAAAAAATTCGCCATCACGAGGATCGGTACCAGCAAAAATAGCAGGAGCTCCATCCCATTTAACAGATACTCTACCATCGTGTTCTCCTGCAAATGTATCTCGAAGCGATCGTAATGCTAGAATCGCTTCACGTGTACCATTGACTCCACCATAGAGAACCTTATCCTCGATGTGGGTCATATGTGTATTCTTTTGTTCTGTTATATAATCTCTAAAATACATGAATCTGGTCTACCATCTAGTTCTCGATTAATATTATGTCAAATGATGATGAAATTGTTGATCCGGTTGATGCAATTGCTCTTATTTCTATATCTGTTTTCGGCGGAAGTTCAATTGGAACTTTATAATCTCGTGTATGAAAACCACCAGGAACATCCATAATATCTCTTGTTCTAAATGCTCCAAGAACGTTTTCAACTTGTCTCGTAAATAGTGTTGCAGTTGCTGAAGAGTTATAAGCGCTAACTCCAACATTCCATTGAGTTAAATATCCAGTGCAGTGAGCTGGAATAGTATAAAGACCTAACATTGTTTGACCTAGACCATAAGTCGTACCAATTCCAATTGTACCGATATCAGCTAAGACTGTGCCACCGCCACCGGCTGCTGTTGATATTATTACATTACCTTCATTTGTACCAGTTGAACCTGCAGATGCAACAAACGCACGAAAGACTCTCAAAAATTCAGCAGTACCTACAAGATTATTAACCGGCTGAGTTACATTAATTTCATTGTAATTTGCATCCAATCCTATAATCGTTACCGTTCGTGCTCCATTTCCAGTTGGGTTATCATCTCCATCATTACTTGAAACAAAAACAGTTGATGGCGAAGTAAGGTAGGTATAAAGACCACCTTGTTGCCATATCGTTTCAGGAGCACCACCTACACTTGGATTACGTCCAAACTTATGAATATACGAGTATTTGTGGATTAAACCTTGCCCGATGTTTAAGTAATCATCTGATTCGAAATATTTAGACATTATGCTGCACTCACTTTGACGTATACTGATGAATCATCGAGTTTTGATCCTGCATAGTTAACCATGTAGGACATAAAATCGTCTTGTTGTTTTTTCTTTGCTGTATGTAAAGCATGTGCAATTGTTGTCACACCAAGCTTTGCATGAATTCTGTCAATAGTAGCCGTTGCTAATCCTGACTCAAACTCTTCCTCTGTAATTGATGAATCGATTGCTTTTGCCTTCCTAAATAAATCTGGTGCTTTCTTTGTACGTAAAATTGTTCTCGCTTCAGTTTTTAGCTGAGCATTTGTTGGTAGCTTTACATTTAAGAAAGTACTTGCAGCATATTCAAGTTGAGAGTAACCGGCTCTACCGCCACGTGCACCTTTCAGAATAATCTCCATATTTAGTGCGCCCATAGAACTTGGTGCTCTAATATCAGCCTTTTTTGTTTTGTCAAAGAATACATCTCCGCCCTTACCTGACCAAAATGTGGATTTTGCTTGTTCAGCTTTAACTCTTACACGAGTAAAGACATGTCGGTCAAGTTCTTTCTTTTCCATATTTAGAACTTCATGCTTAGCCTTAGCTTCAAGCTTGTTGATTTGCTTAAGCGAAATACCTACGATATCTCTTGATACAAAATTCTTTGCAAGCGAAGCATTTAATGTTTCGATTGATGTAGAATCTAAAGCTCTCTTTACATCTATACCAGATCTCACTGCCCAGATATCACCTGGATTCCACTTATCATCTGTTAGAACTGGCTTACCTGAATTCTTGAATGCTGTTTTCTTCATGGCATAAATCGCTTTCATAGTAATAGATCCACGATGAAATTTGTGTTGCTTCGTAACAAATCCTTCTTCGATAAGATGCTTTGCAGTTACATAGGCCGAGTAGTGCCATTCAGCTGCAGCCTTCATCATTTTCTCGTACGAAACATCTGTTTCGATATTGTTAGCGTGTCCTTTTAGAAGCTCTGGTGTAAAATGCGGAAACTCTTTATTCTTTCCTTCGGCAAGCATTGCTTGTAGATATAAACATTGTAGAGACTCACCATCTGCTGTGTTACCAGTTGCTCCCGCACCTGCACCTTTACCACCAAAGACCGGTGATTTACCAACCTGATTAGATTGAATAATAGTCCCATCTTCCAATTCTAGTGGAAATGATTTTGTGGCATCATCGCTTTTAATGAAGGCTTTTACTGAATTTATGTTTTGAGCAATATTCTTTACTTTTAAGTCTTTACCCATAGTATCGGTTACGGGATTTGTAGGACTTTGAATCACATCAATAAGAATATTGAGACGCTTGTCTCCATACTTGAACCACTCGGCTCGAGACATTGGCTTGAACACGGTCTTCTCCAGTAAGAATGCTTTAAATCTGAGCATAAAAATAGTACCACAATAAGTGTATTATGGTACTATTTATACGTTTTTAACGCTCGTAAATGTAAGCGTCAACCTCAGAAGCATTCTCGAGACCACCGACGATGTTGCCGAAGTAGTCATAAGAGACAGGATTGGGACTAGCGCCGAAAATCCAATGTGGCTTGGCAATCATTTTTTTGAATGGACGACGTCCACGAAGGACGAGGCGATAGCGAAGGTCTGAACCAGCTTCTTTTTCATCAGCGTTCATACCTTTTACACGAAGGCGAAGTGACAGAATGTCACCATCGAAGTTTTTGTCAAGAGTCTTGAAAGTTCCGATGAAGCTTTCTGATACACGATTTTTCATAATATATTCTCCTCAATTTGTAGGTCCATTATACTATAATAGAGAGATTTGTACATTATACTTTAGTATAACTCGTATCTCCCGTGTTTGACAATCTTTGTAACAAAGGTCTCACGATTCTCATCAATACAAGTTTCTGTTTCCTCTGTCTCGATTATGAAGTAATCATCAGGTAGCGAGCAGCTGCACTCAGCCGGACTGAACACATACCATATGACGCCACCAATGATGAGTACTTCAAAGAACCACTTCATAGACTATTCATAGACTCGCGAGCTTCGTCTTGAGCTTTTTGAATTACGTTCATATCAACAGGTGTTGTAGTATGATCCGCAGCCTTACGCTCTTCTTTATTAAGAATATCTAGACTCAGAAGAATAAATGCGCGAAACTTGTTACGCTCTTGATACACTGACTTGTTGATGATCTCGTATGACGATACATCGATGTCTTTGAAACCAGACTTTGATACGCGCTGAGTTTCCTCTACGGTAATACCATTACCAACAGATGAGTTGTCAGCCATATATGTTTTGATCTCAGCAGACACCTTTGTACTGATCTTATCACCTAAGACAATCTTAGCTTGATGCATTGCTTTGTCCATCGAGAACTGAAGATCTGAAGAGAGGCCAGCGCCTGATCCGTAGATCTTTTCCTCTGTATCACGTGGAAGATTAATATACCAATCTGGAATGTTATCAGGTAAATTATTTTTTACCTCTGGTACAGGTGGAGTATCGACAACTTCGACTACATCAGGAACTACCATAATACCTGGATCGTCTTGTGCAACCTCTTGTGTCAACTGACAACCGCCTAAAACGGCGAGGCTGGTAATCAGCCCCGCAAACTTTAAATTATTCATGCTGCCTCCGCAAATTCAACAGCAGTCTCGAGAGCATTGCGCTTACGAGTTTGATTAGTGCCAAACCAAGATGAATACAGACGATTGTCTGCGTTACGACCTTGGACATGATCAGTGATAAAAGTCACTGAGTTATATGCCTGCCACCAAGATCCTTCTGCGAACTCTGCACCAGGCTGAGTTTCGAGAACCTCAAGGCATGCTTGCGCATTCCGTGACAACGTCTCAACAGACAATTTCTTGTCTTGTACACGCTTATCAGAAGTCCGTGGGAATACAGTGTTGTAGTACTCAATGAGTGAATCCATCGAGAAGCGCTTACCGCCAAGATACTCTGCCATCTCACGATAGGTCTTGAGTTTCTCAGAAGCAATTCCAAGAGCTTGCTTGACTTCACCAGGATTGAATTCAACACGGTGACCGACTTTAATCGAACGCTCAGATTCCATTCCGAGAGACAACGACAAAGTATTATTGCACACAACACGAATTGGTGTGAAGCGTACGTCAATTGACTTACCGTATTGATGGGGGTTAGAAAATAGAAGATAAGACTCGACCTCATCTCCACCGAAGAGATCAAAAGATTCTTTGACCTTTGCTAAGGCCCAAACCATTTGACCGTCACGAAGAGATCCAGCGGTGTGCATCTCCATGTTACCAGCGAGAACGTACTCACCGAAGAACTCGAATGCCTGCTCGTTCTGAACAGGATTCCAATCTTTGCCGACGTTGGTCAATACACGACCGTCAGTAGAACGAACAAGTGCCTTCTGGCCAGTAGGAATGCGTTCGCCGTTGAAATCGACGAAAGATTCACACTCCTGAACTGTCCAATCAACACCAGCCTTTTCCATCATCTGAACTGGAGTCAGATCGTTGGAAACCGAAACGCCAAGCCCATGCCATGGAACTTCACCAGCGTAGGCCATTGTTTCAACTTGATGTGCCATAATATAATTCCTTTAATTTTTCAATCTAGATAAGTATTATACTCTGTTTTGAGAGTAAAGTACACACTTTTTTTCAATTAATTTGATTTTTTTCTGCCTTTTCTGCGATCTCACGGATTTCTTGCATGCAACGTTGCATGTAACCAAAGCTACCAGATAAGATCACAATCATACCTAACAAAAAAAGCTCTATTACTGTCATCGTCATACTCTATTCCTCTTCAATAGTGATTTTGTATTTTTGACCGTAAACATCTTCGACTGAGATAGTTTTGGTCGTTGATAAAAGATAACCTTCCTCATGGAGGTCATACTTGATAGGACCCACGGATTTGATTGCATTCTTAAAGTCACCTTCAATCCACTGACGGATTGCGCTACGGCATATCGATGCTATACCATCACAATATTTCATTATACATTCTCCTTCAAAAACACGACGAACGCGTCGACATAATCAATTGCAGTTGATCCGAGTTCTGGTACAAAAGCTGTGACCAGAACCCCTACAACAAATCCAATAATAAAATTCATTTTAAGCCCTCGCTAAAACTTCAGACGCATCGAAGACCGAGAAGAACCGTGGCTTTTTCTCACCAGTCTCTTCGTCTTCTTTGAACATAACAAGCTTAGCACAAGCCTTCAGACCTTTCAGTTTAGAACCAGGGATACCGAGTGACTTAACAGCCTGCTTGAAAGTTACAACAGAGTCAACGCCAGCCATCGCAAGCGTGGTTGCATTGACACCAGAATACTCTTTTCCAGTTACATAGTTTTTCATAATTCTCTCCTCAATTCAATTTATGGTACCATTATACCATATAAGGAGAGAATGTACATACTTTTTTGGAAAGTTTTTTTGATAGGAATATCAATAACTTAGAGGATTATATTCCAGTTTTTGTCAGATCTAGAAATCCTTGACCACTTGCTACAATACATACCCAATTACGTGGCACATTCAACACGGTGAACGTCCAAGTCTGAGTGCTCGGATTCATCCATAACTGATGCATTAAATCTTCATCTAAGTGATTTACTGAATCTGATGCGAATACGTTTGTTTCGCCATACCTTTCTTTCAATCCATTAAAAAAGTGCGTTGCCTCAAAGCACTGCATCGGAAGTGGTTGTTCTCTCATCTGAACTTCCGCAAAACTAGGAGCTGCCATCCATAACAACATGAGTATAATAAAATTTCTCATCGTCGTATACCTTTTAGAGTGGCCCGTTGGATTACAAGGTGGGCCGAACCCCGTTTAGCCCTATGCGGCTAAAGCGTAAACGTCATCGTTTGCGTTTATTTTAGTTTTGGTTTTTGCGTCTTGCCTGACGATTCTCCACAAAGCCTTGAGCACCTGTCGAACCCAGGACATCCCCCCGAATACCACTCTTCCATGAATGATATTTGGTGGAGATGGAGGGAGTCGAACCCTCGTCCAGTTACCTATCTCTTTGCTTCAACGAATCCTATAGATCTGTTAAATGTTCTAACCATTCACCTGCTTCACCTTTTTCCGTGAACCAACGAATGATCGTCATTCCCGTTTGTATGTTATAAGCGAACATCTGGATTTGTGTTCCATATGTCGATGTCTTAATAAACCAATCATTCAACAAAGCGGGTTCGTATGACTCGAACTCACATTCATCTCGTGATGACCACGTATAATTCTCAGGGTTTTTTCCGTTCATAATGTTATTTATTATAACACGAAGCTAAACTTGTGTACAATTTTTTATAAATAGTCTCAGAGAGGACAAATCATGATAGCAGAATTAGCGGCAGCGAATGCAGCTTTTGATGTCATCAAGCAGACCATTCATAATGGGCAGGAGATCTATGCTGCTGGTGAAGCGCTTGCTGAATATTTTGGTATAAAACAAGAGATTCAAAAGAAGGCTCACGAGCATGGGTACAAGTCCGATCTACAAGCTTTCATGGCTGCTGAGCAACTCAAGCAGCAAGAAGAAGAATTAAAACAAATGATGATCTATCAGGGTCGTGCAGGAATGTGGACCGACTGGCTTCAGTTCCAGTCTGATATGAAACACTCAAGAGAAGAAGCAAAAAAAGAAGAACAACGAGCAAAGTTAAAAAGAAAACAGGCGCTAGTAGATACATTTACTGTTGGAATCGCTATAGTATCAGGGGTTGTTGCAATAGGTCTTGGCGTATGGGTTTTAGTTCAATTAATCAATTAAGGAATACAGATGTTTAGAAGGTTAGTGATTGCTGCCTTTATGGCCTTTACATGTTCTGCCTATGCGGTAGACCCTATTGTAACTGAGTCAACGTCATCAAGCAATGTTACAACAACAGGTAAAACCGAGACTACGGTGAAGTCTCCTCCGTCATCTGCCATCTCACCGGCTATTAATTCAAGTAACTCTGACCTTTGTACTGTCGGAGTTTCTGGTGCAGTACAAACTCAGATTCTTGGTATCTCTGGTGGTTCTACTGTACGAGACATGAATTGTGAACGTCTCAAACTATCAAAGACTCTTTATGATATGGGAATGAAGGTTGCCGCAGTTTCTGTTATGTGTGGAGATGGTCGAGTATTTCAAGCGATGGAGATGGCCGGAACGCCGTGTCCGTTTGAAGGAAAGATCGGTGCCGAAGCAAAGGAACTCTGGGATAAACATCCTGAGTTGAAACCCACTCAGATAGAGATCGAATATCGTGAGAACGAAGCACTGGAAGGGGCTGCTACTGGTTTTAGCCTCGCTGCTCTCCTTTGGCTCCTACTCTGATTCCACAAGTAATATACTAGGATCGACTTGGTCTGGTAATTACGGTTCAGGATATTGGGGAGGCAACAGCGGAGGCGAGACACCGAATCTTGGTGGGAATACATTCTACTGGGGATACGGTGGTGGAATCATCAGCCAAACAATTGCTATCAATCAAGCGTTGGCTCAAACAGGGATTCAGGTTGAGGGATTCCAGTATCAATGGCATATAAAAAACGGTAACGCAAATCTATATCAACAACAAGGTGGTGCAGACGACTTTGCAATTACTGTAGACGTGTATAAGGCAAATGGAGATCTGTATCGATCATACGAGTATGACTATGGTTACTCGCATGACTGGACCTATCATACCGGAACAGAAACTTTTCCAGATCAGTTCTTAGATCCTTCTTTCTTTGGAAATTTATCGGTTGAGGCTGAGGGAAATGACGTTGGGTATTGGGCAGGACATTATGGACCCGAGTTTAATGTAGCAAACTCGTATATTACATTAACGTACTCGGCAAACCCATGCTATAATAATGCACTCTATGATCCACAATGTGATGGATACGCAGAGGCTTATGCACAATTTCTCTATGATCAGAGTTGTGCAGCTGATGCGTTATATGACACTGGATGTCCGGGATATGCAGCTGCATATTTCAATCAACAATGTACGATGAGTGGTCTATATGATACAACTTGTCCAAACTATGCGGAGGCTGTAGCTGAAGAATATGTCTTCACGGAAGAGGATCATCACGAAGAGGAGGTTTCAACAACATCGACGGAGACAATGCTATTCCTTGATCCGGAAGAAATTGCAGAAGTCCCAATCACAGGAGACCCCGTCATCGACTCAGTCCTCGGAGACTTGACCGAGACAATAGAGCCTGAGCCAATTGCAATTGTTGAAGTTGTCGAAGAACCAGTCGAGGAAGTAGAGACCACGGAAACTGTTGAGATTGCACAAACAGAATCCGAGGATGATCCAGAACTAGTAGATGACGAAGAGCCAGACGCTAAGCAAAATATAAAGAAGGCTGCAGTCGAGAGAGCAAAGAACCTTGCAAAGAACTTAAGTGATGCAGCTTCACTCGAACAACAGAAAGCAAGTCAAGCACAGATACTTGCCTTAATTAATTACACACCTGGATTTAACGAATATCAGAAAGTTTTAAATGGAGGATATTTACCAGACGCTCAAGGATACGCCGAGACTCGTGTGCCAGAATCTCGGAAAGGTTTAAGAAACGGTTTGGCACAACAATTACTGCACCAAAAAATGGTTGACATGCAGTATAGGAGAGAGAAATGAACGAATATGACGCAAAGGTACTCAAAGTCGTAGACGGAGATACCGTAGATGTCGATATCGATCTTGGTTTTGGTATCGTATTAACTGATGAACGTGTACGAATTATGGGTATTGATACACCCGAGTCACGGACATCTGATAAAATTGAGAAGCTGTTTGGTCTTGCTGCAAAGGAAAGACTCAAGGAGTTACTCGGTGAAGAGACCGTTCTTATCACAAAGGATGATAAGCATGGTGAAGATATGAAGGGTAAATTTGGTCGAGTCCTTGGAGACTTCCGAGTCGGAGGCAAGACCGTAACAGAGATATTGATTGAGGAAGGCCATGCAGTCGCATACGACGGCCAATCAAAAGATGAGATTCAAGATGCACATTTAGCAAATCGTAATCGTTTGATTGCCGAAGGGAAAGTTTCACTGGGGGAGTAAAATGGAATTCGTAGTAGATCAATTAGTAACTTGGTGGCAGTTCACTGTCGTAGGTGTCTTGATTCTGATCGGATGGGTCGCCAATATGTTTGGTGTCGATCAGGAAGAAGAGCTAGTCGGCTTCTCATATAAAGAGATGCCACACATGCAGCCTATTAAGATTGGAACTGCAGGCAAAGGTTTCTGGGGTGCAATCTGGATGTGGTTCATGGGTGTTCGTCAATGGGAAATAGGAAAGGACTTTGAGTACAAACTCAAAGGTGAGACATATGTAATCCCTGCTGGATTTCAGTTTGACGGAGCATCGGTTCCTAAGTTCCTTGCAGCATGGTTGTCACCAACAGGTGTCTTGTTGATGGGTGGACTCATCCATGACTATGCTTATAAATATGAAACGTTGAAGAAGAAATCAGGTGGTACGATGGGTATTCTTACTCAAAAGCAAGCTGATATCATTTTCAGAGATATTAATATTGAACAGAATGGATTTCATCTGTTGAACTACCTTGCTTACTGGGCATTGCGTATCGGTGGTTTTGTAGCTTGGAATGGACATAGGAAACGTAACGCAAAGGTTGAGTGATGACTTGGTATATACTTTTTATGATGGCTCAGGGTAATGGTGAGATTTATAGGGAATACTATCGGATGGATAATCCGTCATTTGAAAGTGAACAAGCATGTATTGAGTATGTTTCAGAACCGCAGTCTAATGCTGCGTTGAAGGATCATCTCAGAACTAAGTATCCTATTAGGCCAGTAGAAAGTGTTTGGTGTATACGAGAAGACATATGGAACAGCTTTATAAAGAACGCGAATGGTATTTGATATCAATCAATCCGTGGTTTATCAGATACCATAACCCAAAAACTAACGAAACTAAATCTATAAGAAGGGAAAAGTAAATGGCAGAGTTTGAGTTTGCAGGAACCACATTCCGTGGTGGCAAGATGTTCGTTGTTCTGACTGCACTCTCAACTCTGGGTGGGGGCGCATGGGCAGGCTTCGAGGTCTATAAAGATTATATGGACATGAAAGAGATCGTGCAGAATATTGACGTCGATGCGATTGCAGCAGAGAATGCGTTAGTCATTCAGAAGATCGAGGAGTCAATGGTTCGTATTGAAGAAGCAATTGAATACACGCGTGATATCAAATCTGGTTTGAGAGACGATATTCTTAGCATCGAAAAACAAGTGGACCGGATGGAGGATAAAGTCCGTGACACTGAAGAAGATATCCGTGAGGCTATTGTGAATGCTGAAGAACGGTTTGAAAATAAAAGAGATGCTCTACAAATCGATTATGATGAAAAGGCAGTTCGACTTGCAGAGCGAAACGATAGTCTCAGGACCGATCTTGAGAACAAAGTTGAGCGAGATTTAACTGATCTGGAGACTCGTCTAAATAAGCGCCTCCAGCGTGCATTGGATAATCCATTAGCGAATTAACTTTCTCGTCATGAATATAGAGCTGGATCAAGGCATAGTGGAGGACCTTTAGCAGGTCCTTCCTTGCATCTACACTTGACCCTTTCTTACCATAACGTTGTGCATACTTCATCACATTGCCGATGCAAAATCCTGTTCCATGACCACCGTCAATGATAAACTCTGTAGCCTGAAATTTATCCTTTGAGTAATGCTCGCCATATGTATTATCAATGTATGACATGAACTCAGCCATCAACTCATCTTCACGATACTTATAATCAATCATCTTTTTTCCTATTAAAAAAATTATGTGGATCGACTTGATCTAGCCACATGCTCTTCAAACCTTCAACATATGCATCATACGTTTTAACCATAAACTCGTCTTGTTTATCACCTGGGATAAAAACCTCTTGGAACTCATGAGGAGTAATATCCATCTCAATCTTTATTTTCACTTTTTAAATCCTGTTCAACAATACACTGGCCAGAGAATGTATGTACTGATCCATCAGTAGGTTCAATCGACTGAAACTTGAAACTGTAATCGTTCTCTATCACAGGCATACCCGCTAGTGTCTCGACAAAGTCAGCACAATCATCTAGTGTTTGATACTTTGTTTGTGAGACCTGTAGGGGCAGATCATTCATACTGAACATTAATAATATTGTGCCTATCACCCTTCTTTCTCCAGATCCCATTGCACCCTGTTTGGAGGTGATGGAGGACTATGCTTACGGACATTCGAGAAAACCTTCCATGTCACGAATATCATAAAGATTAGCACAATATGACCGATAATGCTATATCCAATAAACAACAGCTCAGCAGTATAGATTCCAAATGCAACACACCAGAATGCAGCTAACACGCAACTAATCATGAACTTGTACTCAGGCGGAGCTGCCCTCAATCCATTTTTATTTGGATTCAAAATATCAAGTAGAATCATTTGTTCAACATCCTCATACATGTTAAGAATGCATTTTCATCTAGGCAATCACTCCATACAAAGTGAGTATACCAAACCACTAAACCTACGATAATGGCAGCGCCAACAGCGTAGATTCCCACAGACATATAATCTTTCATTTCCAAGTTACTCCACAAAAATATTCACCTCGAGGACACTGGCCATTATTAAAACCAATGTTACGATTCTCACCACCACCTAAAAAGGTAAGGACTCCACCGCTAGAACCTAGCACTAATACTAACCAAAATATTCCTTCCTTCATTGCTGACAATCGCTCCCAGGATATATGTAATCACCAGCCGTGGTAAATTTCAAGTCGCCCATCTTTTCTGCAGCTTCATCTTTAATCTTTTCTGGCCAAGTCTTCCATTTATATATCTGATCTTCTGGGAACCCAAAACTAGCAACCCATTTTACAGTATCAAAATCAGGATTGATCTGCAGATCAGCTCCTTTTCCCGTTACTGCTTCTTCTGGTAATGCTCGAGGGAATCCATATTTCCAACCGCCTGGCAACGGCTCAAACATTAATTCGTATTCATCCGCCATTTTCTTTCTGCCTCTTTGTCATACTCTTTACGGTCAAAGCCGATCGGAGTCACCTGTCTCATAATTACTTCATCTTCCCACGAAGCAAAGTATGGTTCTTCAGATCGAAACTGTTCTAGGATTTCATCCTTTGCAACTATCGTATAGTTTTCTACCGTTTCGCCCATGTGCCGTTGAGTAAATTCCAAGGTATCACCCGCAGATACCTGCTTCTCGACATGGTCAAGCAGATCCTTGTCTTCCACTTCATCCGGCACTTCAATACAGTACTTCATTTTAAACATTGAGACTGCATCAACCATTACATACTTACTCATCCGATACTTCCTCCGACGGCCCATCCTATAAGAAAACTAAAGACCATTGAAACGGTATAACACCATCCAAAGATTCGAACAAACTCTTGTGATTTCTTTCGGGCTGCAGCTCGATCATATCTCGGTAAACCAGTGCCCCTACGAGACATAGGGGGAAGCAATCCCCCATCGCCATATCTCATTCTGCTAGAAACTCAGGATCTGGTTCACGATCATTCCAGACCTGTTCGTAGAGATCTGCATTGATTGCACCGTACTTCTTGACAAACTCTTCCTTTGTCATGTTGATAGCATCTTCCTGCATATCAAAAAAGTCTTGACCCATTTTAGACATTACTAGCCTCCTTTAATTTACGTCTTTTAAGATATTCAGCATGATCCGCAGACGCATCCAATTCATTCTGACGAATCCTCATTGCATGAAGTAGATAGTTAAGATCACCTTTGGCACCTTCGATAGTGGCTTCTTCACGAGGTGTAATTTCATCACCAAGTTCTTTCTTAATTCGTTTTAGATCCAACATCATACGATCTACAACACTGTCTAATTCTCTACGGACGTTACTCATCAAAACTCTCCTACTGTTCCGTGTTTAGCATAATAAGCAGCTGCGCTGCGCTCATATGAAGTAGAAGCACGAAGCTTCCGAATCTTCTCAAAGAAATAATCATCACGAACCGCTTCGTATATCGCGAGATTTGCCTTGACCCAACCTTTGTTCACCCAGAACGTGTTCATCAACTCGTCCTGCTTAGCAAAGATCTCCTTTGCACCTGGGATATCGATGTTACGCATCTTCGTCAACCTCCGGATTAGCAATCTCACCACGCAAGCCAATGAAAGCAGCCATAGCTTTACGCGCATAATCTTTTTCTGCGTTAGTCATTTCACCGTACATACGGTCCAGGTCCAACATCATCTTGTGAACCACTGCATCCATTTCATTTTTCATAGTGTATCTCCTCATTTCTTAAGACCATTATACCAAGTCTGAAGCAAATGTACACACTTTTTTTCACAAAAGTTTCTATAAGATTATCAAACACTTACGCAGCCATCTTCAAATGTTTGCAACGTCCGTGGAATTTATATCCCTTGCACGTGCACGTGTTCTTTACTGTATTCACGTGGTGTATGTAACCACTCTCGGACTTGATCTCAACGATAGAATCGTCATGCAGCTCTGGAACTGTACCAACCAGATCGAACTTACGTCCACGCATATCAAATGACAGTGGTTTAGAATATTTATCTAAGCCGCGACTGTAATCACCGACTTGAAACCATACGAGTTTCTCTTTCTCATTCACATAATATAAATGAGGCTGGTAGGTGAAGCCATCCACCGTACCAGTCGTTTCACGAAGTATACGAATCAAAACTTTCTCCATTCACCAGAGATAAGCAGCCATGAGATCACAGCACCGGTGATGCCAAGAACAATCATGACATCAAGATAGTTTTGAGTATATGCCCAAGCCATTACGAATACCTCACGATGTCAAGAACGTAGTCAACCGCTTCGCTAGTACTCATGCTATCGAATTCTTCGATCTCGTCAATGTCAGCAACGCTGATGTACGCAATCGCTTTTGAAGCAAGAGTAGGCTTAAGCATAGAATTTGCAACCATAACATTAAGCTCTTTTACCATATCAAGTGTAATCATAATCATCTCCTCATCAATTTATGGTACCATTATACCATAATATCCGAAGATGTACATACTTTTTTTCAAATAAAAATGCTAATCAGATGAATCAGTTAGGTCACTTAGTTCATTTAGATTGTAAGTATGTATCGTACCGTCTGAGTCTTCGTACGTTATTATCACTGGTTCATCATCTAACATAAGCTCTGACAATAGCATATGGAGTTCATTCGCTATTTGTCTCTCGGCTTCTTCTTCTTTCTTCTTTCTATACTCGTCTAGGCTTACTATGTTGCTCATACCGATACTCCTTAGATTGCCCCCACCTATCATAGAGGGTGAGGACCTGGATATTATCACCAACTTGTTCTACCTTCTTAGTCTCTACTTGAGGCATACGTTCTAACTTAGTAAACGGCGACCAGAGATCAATATGATTCTGATAGATCGGTGGGAAACTAAAGCTCACTGATGAACTCCTTATATTGTTCAAGCGACATATATTCATCCGCTTCGCTAATGTTAGATGCTTTGATCTTAAACATCCACGCTGCTCCTTCTGGATCATTATTGATCAGCTCTGGTTCATCACTAAGACTCTCGTTAATCTCAGTGATCTCACCAGAGAGAGGAGTATAAACATCTGATGCAGCCTTTACGGATTCTACAACACAGACATCGCCTTCGACTTCTACCTCAGATCCAACCTCTGGTAAGTCGATATAGACGATATCGCCTAAAGCTTCTTGGGCATAATCCGTGATACCGACTGTTGCAATATCACCATCAATGTCTAGCCATTCATGTTCTTTTGTGTATAGTCTACTCACTGATGAATTCCTCGATCATAGGAAATATCGGATGTAAAGCACAGGCACATTCTCTTGCAATCTGCATATGTTCTTTCTGTGTACCATGACCTGATCGCAACTGAATGTAATGAATCCAAGAGCGAATAGTTCCATTCATATAAAGACGTGACTTAGTCAAACCTTCAGGCAGCAAAGCTCTTGCTTGTTCTTTTGCTACACCCATCTTAATCGCATTACGATATTCTCTTGAACACATCCACTCGACACGCCTTTGCAATCTATCCCACTCATATCCGTCATCAGCTACGGTGATTGAGTTTTGCCGGTTCTTTGGATCCTGCTCTCGGCGTTCTCTTCTCTGAAACATGTCATCAAACTCGGCATCCGGATTTGCGTACCGTTGACTGAACTCTTGGAATGAGAATGATCGATGCCTTAATATTTGACGAGCGATGTCACGAGTTGTTTCAATCTCAAGACACGCCGACGCCATTTCAAAGGGAGACCAATGTTCGTGTTTGATGAGATACCGTAGTAGTTTTTCATTTGTCTCAGTATTATTTTGATTAGAGGGATTTGATACTCTTGCGCAGTATGCAATGGTTTCACATAGATCCTCATGTTCCGATTCATAATTCATTGCCTTACTATAACTGATTAAACGTGCTGTCATAACTCTAAGTTACTCCATACTTTCAATTTATCACGTTTCGCTTTCGACCCCTGTACAAGGTCAGTGTACGTGAGCATTTGCTTTTCAATCATGATCTCTATCATGCAATATAGATCACCAAGTTCCTTCTTTAGCATCTCGGTTGATTGCTCACCTGGAAATCTTATTACCTTTGAGCAAGCTTGGATCACCTCACCACATTCTTCCATGGTGATAGTCATTAGTTCATCTTTCATAGTTTCCATCCGGATGTATCAGGTTTCTCATTATTACCAAATGTATTTAGCGGTCTATCAGGTATAGGATCATCATTCATTAGATCCTGTTGTGACTCTTCAATATCATATAAGCGCATCTTAGAACGGTCAATACCAATCAAGAACCGCTTGTAGTTAGTCGGGTCATTATATCTATTCTTCAGTTGCTTGACCATAATCTGACCGGCTTGCTCAAGCTCCTCTGTTGATATCAGTGCAAACATAAGATCTGCTGTCGCTGGTAAGCCAAACGATTCTGATGTATCTTCAAGACCAACATCTGAGTTTGAATAGCCAGACCTTGTAGTCTGTGTAGCCGATACAATAGGAACATCAAACTCAACCGCAAGGCCACGGATCTCTTCCGCAATCGCTTTAATATAGTTATACGAGTTTATAGCACCGCCCATTCCCTTCATTCTTGAGCTAGAACAAATATTTAGGTAATCAATAAAGATGATGTCAGGGATAAACTCCTTCTTCAGCTTAAGCTCATTGAGCAGACCACGGAAGTGACCACTATGTGCTTGACCGGTCGGATATTCTTTGATGATCAATTTACCAGTCGTCTTACGTGATATATCAGCGACCTTTGTTGTGAACATATCCTTTGATAACTTGTCTAACTGATCGATAGCAACGTTCAACAAGTTAGCATCGATACGTTCTGCAATCCGTTCTTCTGCCATCTCCATCGTGATATACAGAACATTTGATCCTTGTGTTAGAGAAGCAGCAGCCATATGGCACATGAACAGAGACTTACCAACACCAGTGCCTGCAAGAGCGATGTTAAGCGTCTTAGTCGGCAAACCTCCTTTCGTAATTCGGTTGAAGTATTCAAGGTCGAAAGATAGGCGTTCTTCCTCAGTGTGATAAAATTCGTATCTTTGCTCTGCATTTTCCGTATAGTCATGACCTACGTTATTATCAAATCCTACACCAAGTGCTTTGCTCAATAGATCTGGCAATGCACCTTTTGTCAATGACTCATGCTTTCCATCAATGATGGAGATAGACTCCATGATCGCATTATGGATTGCACGGTCCTGACACCATTTCTCAGTTGTATCACTTAACCAGACCTCATCTACATTCTCGTTTGAAAACAAATGTGGAAGAATCTCTGATGCCATACGATACTGTTCATCAGATAATCTGTCAGCCTGGTCGATCTCAATCTGAAATGCTTCGGCAGTCGGTAGCTTATTATACTTTGCTACAAACTTACCTGCCTCTTTAAAAAGGATACGATAGATACCTTCAAAATAGTCAGGCTTAATAAAAGGTAAGACCTTACGCATGAACTTCTCATCTGTAAGAAGATTACGTAAGATCGTTTGTTCAAGATTCGCTTGCATCTTTTTCCATTGATTCTGTGATTATTACATATAATATATCTGAGACAACCTTTTGTAGCTCTTCGTTATCTACAGTTAGATTCTCATCAGGAGATGAAACAATATCAAAGTTAAATGATATATTTTCTGTTTCTTCTATCAACTGGAGAACACCAAATTTTACAACTGTCTCAATAAAGTCACCTTTAAGGAATCGAATACCCCAAGTATCCAGGTCTTCCTCAATGGGAACTAACTCGTAGTCTTCATTCTCCTTCATTGATAGCCTCACTTACGATTGAGTATTTTCTTTTGATGAAGTCTGCGAAATCTGTTTCTGCCAGGATGGGTTCCCAGAAGTCAGCAGTGAGCGTATCCCGTTCTCTCGACTTTGGATCCATAAGCTCCCCAGAGCTCCGGTCGACACGACAATACCAACCGTTAGAAGGCTTAGCAACGTAGCCCCCATCCAGAGCAACATCAAGCAGGCCGCTCCAACGCTGAACGCCACCTTCCCAAGAAACTGATATAGGTAATTTAGATTTTTCTTTAACAAACCTTGATTTCTCCACATTGATCACAAAGTGATAACCCTTGACCTCTGTTCCTTGCTTGTCCTGTTGACGTCCAATAATCCAGATATTATCTGCTGAATAGTAAACGCCTGTACCACCTGATACAATATCTTTCGGGAACAGTCCTTGTTCTTTATATGTATGATTAACAGCAACACACGGAATATCTTTCATTGTAAGATACGGTGTAGTCATTCTGAACAATGACTTCAGCTGCTTTGCGCGTGACATATCAGCCACGGACTTTTCATTCATTGCATCTTCTAATTCTTTCTTCGAAGCAATATTACCGATAGAATCGATAATCACAATGACCTTATCCTTCTTGTCAATGTTCTCAAGCTGATTGATTAGATCGAACTTAAGCTCTTCAATGTTCATGACAGGAGTGTGAAGGACTCGACCTGTGTCGATACCATACGTTGTAAAATATGATTGAGGTGAGCCAAACTCTGAATCATAAAAGAGTAAGACTGCATCTTCATATTTCTCTAGGTATGCCGAAGCCATGATGAGTGCAAAAGAAGTTTTAAAATGTTTTGACGGACCTGCAAGGACGGTAAGTCCTGGTGTCAGCCCCCCATCAATTGATCCAGACAGAGCCACATTAATCATCGGCACTGGCGTAGGGATCATGTCCTTTTCGGTAAAGAACTTTGAATCAGCAAGAACAGAAGACTCTTTGATCTTCGAATTCTTTTTTAGTTTATCCATTATAGACATTAATTATTCACCCTTGTAATTACGACCCGATCGCTTTGAGTGATTCTTTTATCTTCAATACGTCGGTCGAGAGCTTCCTTAGAATACACGGTATAGTGTTTTCCATTTTCTTTAAATACGCAATACGCTGTATCTGACCTTAAAGGCACGTTTCTTTTAGGCATAGACATCTCCTTGTGGTTTGTCTATTATACCATAAATTCATCCAAGAGTACACCGTTATTTGTTGGTTCACCTTGACGTTGTTCCCATCCGGATACCCAACCAGAATTATTCGTAATCGTCGATGGTACGTGGTCGAATGTATCATCAGACCGTGGTACATAATTCTGACCAAACCGAACAAAGTCACACATCACGTCCTCATTATCTCTTGGTGCTCCACCCATGCGTTCACATAGAATATCCATGAACTCGTCAGTGGTATAACCACTTGATAGTATCTTCATACACCGGACTGCGTTGTTACCAAAATATCCATGAGACATATCATCAACTAGATCCTTGTGATAGTCTCCTAGATCATACGAAAATGCAGCATAGACAAAGTTAAATCGTTTGTGACCTTGTTCTATATTGTACTCATTCAAATAATCTACGACTTCTTTGTGAGTCTTTTTCTGACCTGTGTGTAGCCAATCAATCAGACGATCAAGTAGACTCGGTAACTCCTCGGTCAGATAATCGATGACACTGACTCCCTTACGTGGTGAAGGTGGTTGGTTACCAATCGACGTGAACGTAGCGATCTTATTTTCTTTACGGTACTTGAGATCTGCAATCATTTGATCGATAGAATCCATAATACCCCATCGATAAACACAATTGTTTCGATATCCGTGATCGCGTGTGAAAGAAGCGCCAGAGCCTGTGGCTCGGTGTGACATATAAGCAAACAACCAGGTCTTGAGATCCCATTTATCTGTGATGTAACTATCTACTAGATCAACATGTTTTTGACCAAGAGAGATATTCTTCAGTTGATGGTGTCTCTTTGGTGTGTCGCTTCGGTACTTGAGGTCTTGCAATACGTTCGAGAATCCTGCTGCATTTCTTGTATAGCAATCATATATATCAATGTACTGCATCAAATCGTCATTTATTTGTCGATTAGATTCTTCTCCGACGTAAGGAATTTTACCCCAGTTACAATTTAGCTGCAGCCATTTTGCTCTGGGGTAATAGTAGTTTGTCAGAATGTCAATTGCTTCTTCGTTGATCCACTTCATGATACCAATACAATTTTACAAATGTGCTCTAGTCGTTCAATGTGTTCATATGCCCTCCACGGAGTTTCATCAATAGCAACGACTCCATGACCCTTAATACCTACAATATCAAACTGAATTTTCCCTTTCGAATCTAATTTAAGATTCTCGTGACAGGCATTACCAAGTTCGTTACTTGTAGGTGGAACATCAGGCGTGCTCTCGGCAACTCGAGTATACCTACCTAGCTCAGGAAAATAGTTGACGAGGTGGTGAAGATCTAATCCACGATGCATTGCAGCAACCGTATATGTCGGATGTAGATGTACTACAACACGCGTCTCTATATTGTGCGGTAGAGTCTTTTGTAATCCGAAATGTAATGGCAACTCGCCGCTCGGATAAAGGTTCGTGCTTATCTCCGTATACTCTAGTGCTTTACCTGTCTTACTATCAATCTTCTTCCACATATTTGGCTGCAGATCAGGTTTGCGAATACCGCTAGGTGTAATCCAAAAATGACCTCGGTCATGATGAGCGATACTAATATTACCATCACGAACAGTGATGAAGTTTGCATCGTAGGCACGACGCATTAGGTCTGAACAAGTCTCTAACATTTCTTTTTCCAGTCTCTGTATGAGTCTATCTCGTCGTAGATAGATTCGTTAATTAACTCTGGTTCCTTTCCGACGTTCCAGAACAAAATATCTCTTCCTGAGTTCTTAGGTATATACTTCCACACCTTACCGTCATACGTGTCGATGTTTGGAAATGGTGGGAGGTTATCTGTTTTCTCTGACGCAGTGAATGCAAGTGGTTCTGATATTGGGGTTGCGATACCAAGCTCACCCGCTTTCATATTCCGTGACACACAAACAGATGTAAACTTAGCGTTTGGCCAAGCAATCTGAAGCGCCCGTGTGAGCACGCCCGTGGACGTGGCAGTATATACTTCGTTAGGCTCAGTTATAGTTGATGCAGTTTTCACAATACCTGCAGTCACCTTCTCATGCTTTAAACCAAGCGGAACGAAGAAAGCATTTGGCCTCTCGTCGGCCCACTTCTTTGCAAGTAGATTCAGATTCGGCATTGCAGCAATACGGTGGAATGAATAGTCACACCCTCGTTCAATACAGCAAGCCTGATGATGTGATATCCTTCTTGACGAAGGCATGAACAGCATTACCTTCTTGTTATGTCGCTTTGCTACGTCAAGGAGCGAAACGCCAGCAAGACCAGTACGAGGCTGAACATAAACAATGGTATCGATACTATCAGGGAGCGAGGAAATGAGGCAGTCACCCCCGCGTACCTTAGACCCCACCAAGTAATCATCCCGGACAACCCTAATGCCATCATGAGTGGTAACAACAGGTTCACCATAAGGGTCGGTCCAATCTCGAGCAAGACTAAAGTAGTAATCTCTTGCATCATCTGTTGTGTATAAGGGTCCGATGTCTTTGTTGATTCCGTCAATAACATGATTATTATGCGCCAAGTGGTGATACTCCCCAATCGTTTCTGCGATAGAACGGAGGAGCTATGTGAAAACTAGATCCAAATTCCATGTATGTCTTAGCGTATTTCTCGCCGTCCATAGTGTACCATTCTTTCGGAGGTTGAATAACTTTATCAGTACGTTTATATAGCTCATTGATAAACATGTCCGTGAGCTCACGCCTTTCCGTGAATGTACCATAGAATGGAGTACCTTTATAGAAGCCAGACTTTGGTATCTTGCGATCTTCATATTCAACTGGAACAGGTGCACAATACCATACATCCTCTGCTAAATCATTTCCTTGTTCTACATACTTTGCCACAAGGTCTTCAATGCCAGGATTATCTCGTCGTAGTAAATGATGCCTAATGTCAATAGAACCAAAGCATAGACTGACTCGACCTTTCGGAGTAGTTCCTCTGAGGAAGGATCCAAGTCCTGCTTTGATTGCTCCAAAGAGAGTTTTACCATCGTTACGATACACCCGATCAGTGCTGCTACTAAAAGCGATGGTATGAGAATCTCCCACCATGATATCGTCATAATTTAAATCCTGCTGTTTTAGTGATGAAATGTGTTTACACCTTTGAGATACCTGATCACACCATTGTTCAGTTATCCCTTCATAAGTTGTCTTTGCCCCAATCCTCTTCTTGAGCATTGCGCCATAGTCTGGCATGTCCCAGTCTAACGATACAACATGCGAGTGAGAACAGATTAGATTAATTCTATCGTAAATCTCTTTCGTAGCACCACCAAATAGATTCAGTGTACCACCAAAGTTTGCACCATGATCGATATAGACTATTCCTGATCTAAGAATATTCGGATCGCATTTGCTGTCAATTGATGCGTCTAACTGACGACACCACGTTTTAGCCCAACCTAAAACATGAGATTTTGGATTGACAGGAATATTTGATATAGGGTTAGTTACAACGCTCAACATAATCTTTCAACTCGCTTAGCATCTGTCTCTCATACTCTGAATCATTGAGTTGCCGGTTCAGAGGAGAAGGATGCGGCATTTTAAAACTATTAAATCCAAGTCTCTTCAATGTGTTATACACCTGAGATCCAAGTGCTACTATTATATCACGATCTGATAGCATTTGTACAATCATTTTTTTATCAATAGATTTATACTTGAAGTCCCATTCAGGATCATCTGATAGATTCATGAATGAGAAGATCGGAAGGTTAATCTGTTCAGCCCAGGAGTATAACCTACGAAGTGCGGGACCTTGTTTGGTCCCGCTTACTTTCGAAGGATTTAATCCTACTATGACAATGTTTTTTCGCTCCATGCGTGGTTCACTTCTAATTGTTTCACTCTTTCAGTTAGTTGGTCTATCTGCATCACTAAGTCCTCAATTGATGTTTGGGATTGTTTTTGTTTTTCTCCTTTTTTAAAGATCGTGTCTAATACCGACGAATTCGAACTGTATACTAGCTTCATTGAACATCTCCTGAGTTTTACGCCATGAGTCTTGCCACGAGTCTGGTATCTCAATGTCTTTCATTACAACTCTTCTGACACCGACTTGAATAATACCCTTTGCGCATTCTGAACATACCGGTAATCCCGTCACATACATCGTTGCACCATCAAGAGATACACCGTTGTATGTTGCATTGAATATAACATTCATTTCGGCGTGGACTACCAGCTCATATTTCCTCTGACGATTGTAGTATCTGCTGTGAGAATCATCAATCCCACGAGGAAATCCGTTGTAGCCTTGGGCCAGAACCTGGCCTTTGGCTCCGATCGCCACGGCACCAACTTTCCGTGACGGGTCTTTCGACCAGCTAGCTACTTCTTCTGCTAGCTTTAAAAATCTTTGATCCCACTTATACGACAAGGTGGAAATGCCTCTCATAAACATGGAGGTTTTGTACCTGCCATATAATATTACCTGGACGAAGATCCTGACAAGTTGATGCATTGACATCAGTTGTAAGTCTATCTTGCACAAATCGTTGCCAAGCATAATCGTTCTTATAGCCAAAGACTACGTCATTAGAACGCATTTGTACTACGGCATGGAGATAATCGTCTCGGATGTAATAAGTGACGGAGTTTGTGCAGATAAAATCATTCTTACCATTTTCTGAGTATTCGATCCAGATGGATGGCCGAGTGTAGATCATAGAAGCTCTTCGGCCATCAGAACTATTTATCAATTCTTGTAACACCATCTCGTACTGTCCATGATATAATGGATCAAAAATAAGATGACCATAGTTAGAGTTGATATTACCCCACTCGTCTGAACAATATTGCCATGCTTGTGGAGGTTCACGTGTACCACCATAGATGTCATGGATATTTGTAGATCCGCTCAGGTACCACTCAATCTCTGCATTCACATACTCTTGATTCACTTCACCAAAGATAGCAGGTTCGTCAGCTTGAAATGATGCACCGATCATCTCAATTGTTTTCTGACCGGTCCTATCAATAGTAAACTCTTCTGCAGCCAACTTATCAATAAAGTCGGCACGGATATCATTGACCTTCAGCATCACGGATCTCTTTCACAGTTGATGGTTTTTTACGATTGAGGAAGTCACGATCTGGATCTTGGCCGTCGATCTTACCACGAGAGTAGGCGACAGCAAACGAGGAATAGTTGATCAGATCTTTGAGTGAATCCTCGATTGATTCAAAGTTTGGTTTGTAGCTTGGATCATTCTCCATAGCTTCAAGTACTGACCACAGACGGATTGTCTTAGTATTGATCAGTTCCATAATTGACAAAATGCCACGCGGATAGTAATCTGCTTGGCGGATACGAGAGTTTTCATTCTGATAGTCTCGAGACTTTTTGTCTTGGATCTCTGCACATTCTTGCAGGACTTTAATTGATTCACGCATATAATTATCCAATTTGATTACAGAAAGGAAGTTCATTATTAACACATTCAGCAAGATACTGGTGTGTTAATCGTTTTTCGGTATTTTGATGAGTTGTCACTTCTTCAGTGATTTCATTACCTGTTAAAGGACATTTGAATTTAATAATTTCTCTAGGACAGCAAACTGCATATACATCGATCTTAGATTCATCAATTAAATCCATTACGTCCATAATACGTTTATTAGTCATATCTCCATAAGGACCACGACCTTGTTGATATGTATTAATACGACCAGCAAATCCTAATTTACCGCCGGCTTTGCCAATTTTCATAAGTTTATTATCAACGTACATAAAATAAACAATATCACCAAGAGCAATAATGTCTTTACGACGTAGATTTTCTTTACGGACAAAAGGCATTTGATCTCCGTCGATTTTAAAATATCCTAGATACTGTGATTTTTCACTAATCATTTGTTCAATGTTCATAATATGTTCTCCTCAATCTTTGTACCATTATACCAAGATTTCTGGAAATGTACATCTTTTTTTACATATTTTTGTAAACAAATTCAAGTGCACGATCTGCTTCTTTATCAAGTGGGCGGTTAGAGTACCAGTTACCGGTCTCGGCATCAAGCTGCTTACACATCTGTGAGATCTCTGCAGCAGTGATAGGGTATTGCTTTCTTACGGCGTTTGCAGCCACAGAAACCATAATTCGATACATTGTATGATACCAGCCAGTACCAGTAATCGAACGATATTCCGCTTCAAGGTGTTTCGGAAAGAACGGACAGTCATGATATGAGTTCCAACTATAGTTAGTATTGTCTAGCTTAGACTTACGATGTTCAATGATTTGCTTTTGAACTTCTTCAGGCAGCCGATCAAAGAAGTTGTTTCCATCACGTTTCTCAGTATACGGAAACTCTTTGATCAGGGCATCAGGGTCAATAGGTGATATGCCACCACCATTAAAAATAAAATTGTCAGCACCAGCGTACCGACCAGGGACATAATACATTCTTGAAAGATCGCGTGTTTGTCGATCTGCGATGTGATCCAATTTTGTGTTAAGAGCATACCAGAAGGCTTTGATTTCATCTTTTCCCACTCTTCGCTCAAGTGGAAAGACAAGCCTAAACTTAGGACTATCCGGTGTGCTGCTTGCAGTACTATAGCAAAGATAGTACCAATCACCAACCAACTCATCAAGCTCACTCTTTAGATCTCCTTTAAATTCGTGGTCATCAACATCGACTGCACACCAACGTCCCCAGTCGACAACATTATCATTTGCTCTTGTTTTATTTATAACATAGGTCGCCGGCGAAATGAGTTGTGCATCTTTCTTCGACGCACGATCCACCTTCGCCAGGTCATATAGTAGCTTTTCAAATTCGGCGAAGGATTTGAAATCCATCCGCTTGTGCGTTTTGTTATCAAAGATACTTTTGAATAAAGTGAGGGAAGTACCCGTGGTTTCCGTCATGGCTCGGTGCCTTCCATTCGAGTGGTTTGATGAGGTCTGGTAATCCGAGTGGATTTGGTCGTTCGGGCTTGACGCCAACTTTTTTCGCCATGTTTGCATTATGTACTTCATCCCAAGCTTTATGAGAGTTGATACCGAAGGCATCCAATGTGCCTAGGGCAACGACGATAATATCGATCAGACCGTCAACCACCTCTTCTGGGTCTTGGTCGTGATAGATCGCCTTCAATGTTTCTTTATATTCTTCGTTGATAAAATCCATACGAAAGTTAAGAAACGATTTCAATGCTTCTTTATCGCCTTCTTCAATTTTAGTTCTTACCCATTCATGTACGCCATACTTTGCATGCATGTCATGAATATCTTTTACCATGTCATTTGACATTTACTTTCTCCGTTTAGATGGATATTATACATTGATTCTCTGGGAATGTACACAGTTAAATAAAAAATTCTTCAAGGGTAGCCTGCTTCTCCGCTTCCCAACCGATTGCATTCAGAATAAAATTCAACGGCTCGATGAACGTCTTCTCGAACTGCTTGTCGTAGTCTACATATTTATGCAGCTGAAGTTCTGGAGGTAAGTAGTCCGGGAACGTGATGACATTCTCACGGATGTGGTTAGGCATCTTCAGATAGCAGAATTTGGCTTTATCCCCAGCTTGAATAAGTTCATATTTCTTCTGAAGGGACTTGTCCTTGATATAATGATTGTAGAGTAACGCACCGCGCACATGTATCGGCGTACCCTTCGTGTAGATTGATTTTCGATCTGACCATTTGACAACCTCCGAGACACCACGTGGGAAGGATACCTCTTCTGGAGAAAGCGAGTTAAATCTTGATTTGAATTCAGCAATCGCCTGTTGCGTTTCCTCCTCAGTGGACGAGACAATAACCTTAAAGAGTTTCTTGAGCGCATCCCTGCAAACAGCCGGGGTAGACGATTTGATGGCTTCGATCCCCATGATCTTGAGTTTGGGTTCCGCATACTGAACTCCTTCCGAGTTGTGTACGTTAAGTATGTATCTTTTCTTTGCCGTCCAGATACCACGATCGGCAATGACTTCGCGTGACATCTCCATACGTTTCTTGTAGCAGTTCATGTTGTGGAAGAGTTCGTCGTACGCTTTCTCAAGGACTTTCTCGAAGTGGGTTTTGCACGCCTCGTCGAGGAACTTGACCGGGTCAGGCGGATTGAAATGCTGAACAAAGCTGCCAAAATCAACGTAAAGAGAATCAGTGTCAATTGCGATAACATAGTCTTTGTCCGTCTTCAGTAGTTTGTTCATCTCAGCATTGATTGCTGTCTCGGCCCACTGGATCACACGTTGACCCGTGAGTGTCACACCCTCTGCTAAGCGGAGATCAAAATATTTAAAGTATACGTTGCCAAGAGCACCATAGAGAGAGTTAAGAAGAATTTTGAGGGCCATCTGCCTGTTCTCAAGCTGATTAATCTCCTTCTCAAGAGCATATGTTTTTTCCTTTTCGTATTCTTGTTGAGCCGCAAGCATCATCTTTTTGATGCTCGTCCTTTCATCATAGTAGTCAATAATGATATTCGGAATCACACCTTCACGGTCTTTACGATAGAATGAACCATTTGCTGCACAGGTTGCGTCTTCTGATTGTCTATCAATCAATGTCTCGGTTGACATATTCCACTGTACAATGATGTTCGGGTACAGTGAATTTAAGTCAAACGATACTACCCAATCATGCAGTCCGACCTGAGGTTCTTTCACAAAGCCACCGGCAAAAGATTGCTTCTGTGCTGGTATGACTTCGAGTGGTGGCACCTTCCTGAGTGACTGCAGCTTACGATAGATAATCGATTCCCATATTGCAGTCGTACCAAACGTGTCATTGTAATTGACACCACCTTTGTATGCCACTGTCATGGCAAGAGTAATCAGACCCATCTTGTCTTCAAGACGTTCGACCAACTGAACATCCTTCATGTTATAGTCGATGTATCTCTGATAGTCATCCTTGTACAGATTACGAAGAGAACCAGATTCTTCGAAGCTGAGTTTCTTTTCACCAAGAACTACGGATGCAATGTGATCTAGCTTATAGGATTCCTGTGCACCGTACGAGTAACCAAACTTCTGGAACAGTTCTAGGTAGTCTAGCTGACTGATACCCTTGATATCGTATGTGTCTTCCTTGCGTTGACGACGTGTGACCTCACGATAATCGATCAGTCCCCACGGTGAATATTTATTCACGGCTTCTAGCCCAACGACCTTTGCCGTGCGATTAATTAGATACGGAACATCGAAGAATCGAATATTCCAGCCAGTGATTACATCAGGACTGTGAATCGGATTGTTCCAGTATTCCAGGAACTTTACTAGCAGGTCAAACTCGTTATCACATTTAATGAAGTGAACTGGTTGGATCAGGGCTTTCTCTGTATCAAAGTCGCCATAGCCCCAGACACGGTAGTAGTCGTTCTTGTTTGACTTGACCGTGATCGATAGGACTTCTTGGTCTGCCTTTGATGGTTCAGGGAATCCATCCTCGTAGGCAGTTTCGATATCGATTGTCAGGACGTTGATTGTATCCCGGTCAAATGTGATATCACGTGGAAATTTCTCTGTGATATATTGATGGATATAATTCTTTGCCCCATAGATTTTGTAGCCAGCCACATCACGATACATCTCGACGTGGTTCTTGGCATCTTTCATGGAGTCAAATTGGATTGAGTCTACGTCTGCTCCATCAATAGAAGTCCATCCCGTAGGTTTACGGGATGTGACATAGAGAGTTGGTTTGAATTTTTCTTTACGTTGGACACGCTCACCATTGTCGGCGTATCCTCGGTAAAGTATTGAGTTTGCATAACGATTAACTGATGTATAAAAGGGCATAGATTCTCCATGATGAATAGGGTATTATACACCGGATTTGAGTAAAAGTAAACAGTTAAAGTGGTCCCCAGAACAATTCAGTAAGAAACATGGCTATTGCAGCAATGCCTAAAAAATACGGGAAGACTAAAAGCGTTCTCGAAAACCAGCCAGAATTCTTAAACTCTTCCCACCACGTATCATTCCTTAACATCTTCGATACTTACGATAGACGATTTCGAAATATCCTCGTAAGCTTCTTCTTCATGATTATAGAACACAATCCTATGATTAGTAGGATTCATATTTAAGTGAGGAACTTCGGAGAGAATCTTTGTAATCTTTTCTCCTGTTCTATAATGTTTAAACGTTATCTTCTTCACATTGTCCACAACAATCTGGTGTGCCGCATTTATCATGTACTACTCCATCACCCTCGAGAGGATTATCTAACCATACATGGCCATCGGAGTCTGCCTCCGGGCCTTTCCATTTATCAACCGTAGACGACATCAGCCTTCAACATATTAAAATAGTCTAGCACTGCTTCTGGTGATGATTCACCATATGGGTCTGGATCATCTTCAGTAGCATCTGGTTCCACAAACATTTTCTCGATCACGCCGTTATCAACGATCATTGCATAGCGACGACTACGCTTACCGAAACAGACGTCTGTCATATCAACTAACATGCCCATCTTTTCAGTAAACTCTCCGTTGCCGTCTGGAATGAAATCGATCTTACCAAATGCATCTTGATCAAGCATCCACTTACGCATTACAAAAGAATCATTTACCGACAAAACGTAGATCTCGTCGATCCCATTTGCTTTGATAGCCTCTCGTTGCTCTACAAAACCCGGCACTTGATAAGTGGAACAGGTGGGTGTAAATGCACCTGGTAGGGAGAATACTAGAACTCGCTGTGCTAGAAATATGTCCTTTGTTGTTTGATCTACCCATTTAAATGGATTGTCTCCTCCAATAGACTCGTCTCTTACTCTCTTCTTGAAAGTGACGTTTGGTACTGGTTGTCCTTCCATTACCCTTGTCCTCTGTATGTCTTGTGTGATCGCCTCTTCGTTTTGTTCATCGAAGAAGTTTTAATTGTACCTCTACCGATAGAGGTTCCTTTTTTAAAAGATTCAGGGCGCCATGCGACACCCAACGAACTCTTGCTTGCCATTAGTCTTTTAATCTCTTTACAAAATCAATAATGCCATCTAGCTTCCATCTTACGATCCACCCTAAAGCGAATCCAAGTATAAATCCTAATGTCATAAACATTATGCGTTAATCCCTTCGCTATATTGTGTCTTACCATCTACGCGTGATGCAGTTAGAATGGACTTTCTGTTATCCCCATCAGCTTTGTAGCTAACATGTACCCAACCAGAATCAGGGATACCGGGAGTATAGAACTCGAGAATAAGCTGATCAAAATCCAGGTTGTCTCGGATCCATTCTGCCAACTCTGCATTAGGAACGCCCGGCACTTCGATGTCAGCTGCTTCACCTTTGCAATGCTGGCTCTTACTAGATCCACCAACAGCAGCATTAAGGTCAGGGGAACGATAACCGCTATTAAGCACAGTAGGACCAAAATGGTCTCGTACAGGTTGTACAACATTTTCGAAAAGAGCGATCGCTGCATCCATGTGATCTCCCTGTGGAGTGTTGTCGATCCCCTTACGCTCAGCAGTCTGTGACTTTGTAAATTCTGCTAGGGAAAAGTTCTTAGATAGTTTCATTTTATCTCCTGTAGAAAGGAGCCCCGTAGGACTCCTTCTAACTTTAGTCTTTCTTTGTGACGAACTTATAAAGCTCTTCAGCCTTAGACATGATCTCTTGAGGCTGGTACATTTTTGGTGTGTACTTCTCAAAGATTTCTTTTACGTCTTGTGAGTTTTTCTCAGCCTGATTGACCATGGTCCAGTATTGTTGATTAGCAATCTCATACTGTTGGTCCATCAGATCCTTAGCCATTTTCAATACATCGAAGCGAAGTTCGAATGGTGATTTGTTTGACATATCTGTGTCCTCTGTGTGTGTATATTGGCCTTCGGCCGAACATTAGAGTAACCCAAGCTAGCTAGTAATATCATACCAGCAACGATCAGATTGAATTACTCTTTTCCTTTAGTCGTGTCGTCCAGGATAAACTGAACAACTTCATGATACGTCATATCTTTGAAGTCCTTGTTATGTGTCTTCAAGTGATGTGCTGTATCAAATGCCGCTTGTAAACGGCGGGCTTCAATGAACGCCTCAAAGATGCGAACAAAGAAGTTACCTACGGCCAGTGCCAGCAACATTACTGGTGCTACTGCCCTCTTCCAAGAGTAACTCAGACTCTCTTGATGTGTTGTGGTTGTCATGTGTGACTCCTCGTGAATTTGAACTAATTTCAATTTGACGAGGACGCATCTCTTCTGGGACGACTACTTCCAAACCAATGGCAAGTATGCCATCCGTAAGATCTGCTCCATTTACCTGAACATACTCAGACAAACGAAATGTTTTTTCGAATTTCTTGGTCGAGATATTCTTGTGAATGTATTCTCTACCTCGATTTTCATGCTTACCCCTGACCTTCAGCGATCTATCCTTTACCTCGATATCTAACTCATTGCGAGCGAAACCAGCAACTGCCAGTTCGATAAGATACTTGGTATCGTCGACCTTGACGATATTGTGTGGGGGATAGTTATCGTTCGCATGCCTTGCGACACGGTCGAGCTCATCAAACAAATGATCGAACCCTACAAACGCCGAACGTGGGAAAAGTGAATGTACACCTTGTACTGTCATGATTGACCTCCTAATTAAGCAAGGTTATGTTACTCGGACCGGACCTATTCCGCATCCGTTACTATATATACAGGAACCTATAAAGTTCTAGCATATATTTAAACTTTTTTGGTTGATGAATTGGATCAGGAAGCTTTCCGAAAAGCTCCAACATTTTCTCTAAATGTTTTTCTACTTCCTTTGAATTCATTTTCGCATTTATCACTACAAAAATTTACCCAATCTGCATCAATCATTTTACGAAATTCTTTTTGACAGTTAGGGCATTCGATTTTTTTATAGTTCATTTGTTTCCTATATTGTACTTAGGACAAAGCTCCCATTGATCCTTATCTTTGAAAGAGATAATTTTAATTTGTCTGAGAGGAGCAAGGGGTTTTGCCGACTCACCATTCTCGATAGTGATAAGACCCCAATCAGACATGAGTGTAGCGATAGTATTTCGGCGGGCTACGTCGTTCTCTTCTAGATTAGATTTTTTTCCATCTAGGAGAAAGAGTTCTTTGAAGTGTACTATGAAATACCTACCCTGTTTATGTAGGATATGGCACGATTGAAATAGTTTCTTGTCTTTCCGTGATGCGACTCCGATGCGAGTCAGCGTTTCTCTTACTTTCAAAAAGTCATCCGGTTCATTGAGTGTTACCTCGAGCATCTTACTCGGGTTCCATTCTACGAGATTATTTTCTTCCACCTTTATTCACCTTCTTATATAATTCATGAATTTGGTCAGTGGAAAGGATCTCGAGTACTTGTAAGGCTTTCTCTTCGTTATAGCCATAATATTCTTTGATAACTTCCACGTCACTGTCGATTTTTTTCTTATCCCATTTTGAAAAGCGTTTCCGCTTACGTATTATATTTATCAAAAAATCGAATTGTAGACGTGAGTCTAGATGATGATTCAGATTCATCTCATTGGCTGCAAGAACAGTATCAGGGAAATAGGATAAAGACCGATTCACCATGAAGCTGTTGTATTCTTTTTCTACGATATCATCAACCATGATATCTTTCTTTGTGTAATTAATTGAGTTTAAAAATTCAAAAGGATTCATATTATATGTGTCATTAAAAAGTTAGCAATGATTGATAAGCAAGTAACAATATGTAGTATTACCCAAGAGGTTCTGATGATGGCCACACGATTATCATATGGTCTTGTGGTCTCATCATCAAATGAACCAATTGCGTATTTCCATGCATTCCAGATTCTAGACAAAATCGACGTTCGCCATAATCTCTGTCATACAAGCCACGGTATTCAGTTCATGGTCTGCGACGAATGCATTTTTATATGAATAGTCCGCCAGGATCAAGACGAGCTGAGGGATTGACTCGGGCTTAATCTTCTCATTCATTTGATCATAGATCGCACGAAAGATAGCTGTGGCGTCAGCATCAACATTTTGCGCTACCCATGAGCGCATCTTTTTAAAGTCTTTTGATTTTAAATAATCAAAGAGAGAACTATAGGATAGAACGTTACTATCGCCCCTGTCGCTATCAATCCCCACCATAGAATGTCGCTGAAGTTCATTTAATATCCTCCTCCAGTCTGGAGCATGTTTCATAATTAAGTTAGCCAATGATTTATCATCAATGCGACTAACGCCTTCTGCATCTAATATAGATGTTGCGCGTTTCATAAATTGGGCTGCGAGGCCTGCGAGTTCTTTTTTAGTGGTGTTAAACTCGTAAACACCGCACCGAGAGTGTAGCGGCTCGATGATCCGATTCTTAAAGTTGCATGTCAGAATGAACCGACAGTTGTTTGCAAACTCCTCGATGAATCCACGAAGAGCTGGTTGAGTTGACTGGGCGTTTAAGTAATCTGCTTCATCGAGTATGACGACTTTGTATCCACCTTGTAGTGATACAGTAGAAGCGAATTGCTTAATTTTTGTTCGAAGTGTGTCGATGTTACCAGACTCGGATGCATTGATGATGATCCAGTCTAGATCTAGTTCGTTGCACAATGCTTTAGCGACGGTAGTCTTGCCAAGACCAGCGGTACCGCTAAACATCATGTTTGGTAATTCACCACCATCTACTATCTTTTGAAAGGTGGCTTTGAGTGTATCCGGTAGGACACAATCAGAAATGGTTTGTGGACGGTATTTCTCAACCCACAAAAAATCTTGCATAATATAATCTCTCAAAGGGGTGGGGCCGAAGCCCCGTTATCATTCGTCGTCGTCTACGTTGAGTGCATCTTCTTGTTGAATAGATTCAATCAAAGAAACTGCTTGCACACATTGGTCACGTAGCTGACCGATTGTGGATAGTTCTTCACCTTTAAAACCACCACGTTGTGTTACTGCATCTACGACAGCAATTGTACTGCGCGAGATGCGATTAGCCAGCTCTGTGAGCTGTTCAGTCTGTTCAGACATAAGGACTCCTTAAGTATTAAATGTCGACGTTTTTTCAAGAGCAATCCAGTAGTTGATGTCAAGCTCTTTGTGTGAGAATTTCGAAATGAGTTTCGAAGAGATACTTACATCATAATCACCTGGAAGAATCTTAAGATTCGAGATGTTCAGGACGAAGTTAAACGTGGCATCACCAAAGTCACCATCAATATCGATCGAGAATGCATTTGATGTTGAGTTTTGGCTATCAACCACCGAGAGACTTAAGACTCCATCCTTGCCGGAGATAGAGACTTCATTATGGCCAAGGGCTGCAGCCGCACGCTTGAGTTTGTTGAGAGTATCGTTGTCAAGCGTGAAGGATACGTTTGCCTCAGGCATATTGATATCTTTCGCTGGGGTTGTCAATGTTTCTTCAGGTGAAAAGAAATACTTGACCTTCGAACGACCAGATGAGTCACTGACTGTGACATACTCGTCGCTGAATTTGAGACGTGGAGTATCGACAAGGCCAAGTACTCCAATGAATTCGTTGAGATCGTAGATACCAAAATCTTGTGGGAACTCAACGTCAACCACTGCTGTGGATAATACGTTACGTGCCTCTGAGATGGTCTTAACAGTCTTGCCGCTTCGGATCATCAGATTCTGATTGATGTTTGAAAAGTTCTTGAGAACCTGTAGGGTATTTTCACTTAGTTCCATCATGTACTCCGTGTGTGATATGTTTCATATTATACACTATATCTGATCGCATGTACAATACTTTATGCGACCATCTTACTAAAGTTTTTGTCCTTGACAAATTCAATCTTCGATCTGAACTTGCCGTCGAGGATATCACCTTTATGTGATATTACAAAAACGTTTGTATCATTTAAGTGTGATAGGATCTTCTGTAGATTCTCCACACCGTCTACGTCAAGAGAAGAATCAAAGGTCTCGTCAAGAATCAGTAGATTCGTTGAGATAGAATTCTTCATCTTTGCTATCTGCCTCCATGTAAACAGGAGACTTAAATCAATACGTTGCTTCTCACCTTCCGAGAATGAGTCATACGTAAACTCATCTCTATGACGTGACCGAATCGTTTCTTGGAAAGACTCATCAAGATCAAAGTGCACAAAGAAGTCAAGGATCTGCAGATACTGATTGACCAATTTATTTATCACCGGAAGATATTGTTTTATGATTTTTGTCTTGATGCCTGTATCCTTTAGCATCTCACCGATCACTTCATTATAGTTGCGCTGCTCTGCAATCTCAAGTTTTCGTTCCATGAGCGAACTCTTTTCAGTGGTGAGAACATTGAGTTCATCAACCGCCTCTCCAAGATCTGTTCCTCCCTGTTCAATTTTCGAGAGATCTGTTCGCTTATTGTTAAGTGCGGCGTTAGTCCGTGATAGCGCTTTATTATTAGACACCAGGCTTTGCTGTGCTGTTCGAAGCTTCTCTTGAACTTGAAGTGCGACCTCCATATCTGATTCCACTTGAGCCGTGTCTGTATCGACATTTTGTAGTGTGCTATTGATATTCTTGGCCGTCGCTGTAGCAGCTTCGATCTTTTCGTCTCTAAGTTCCTGACTAATATCTTGGGAACATGTAGGGCAGACATCATTGTTCTGAAAGAACTTGGTCTCTTTGACCAGCTGTTTGATTTGAGCTTTGAGATCATGTTCATGCTCCTTGAGTTGTGTTTGCTTGGTGTTAAGCTTAGTAAGCGTCTCCGATACCTTCTCGCTATTGGATTCAATGAACGACCCGAGCTCAACGTTCTCATCCGTGAGTCGAGACTGTTCGGTCTCAAGCTCAGTAATTTCTTCTTTAATCTTATCCGCATATTCTTTGTTGAGCGCTTTAACATCGCTGATGTACTTCCTCTGTGTCTCAATCTTTGAGTTAACCATATTGAATGAGTACTCAATCTCGGTAGAAGAATCCTTGAGTGATGCGTTCTTCTCACGTAGTAATTGATTCATCTTTGAGAATACATTGATATCAAGTAGATCCTCAATCACCTCGCGGCGGTGGCCTGCAGGTAACTGCATGAATGGAATGAAGCTACTGCTACCAAGTACCACGACCTGATGAAACGTCTTGTGGTTGAGTTTCAAGATATTCTGTTCAAGTAAACGTTGGTACTCTTTTGCGTGAGATTCTTGATTCAACATGCTGCCGTTATGATAGATCTCAAAGAGACTTGGCTTGATACCACGGACAATCTTGTAGTGGTTATTACCCACCTCAAACTCTACCTCAACCACGCACTGTTTTTGATTTACAGAGTTAACGAGCTGAGGTTTATTGATATTACGATGAGGTTTACCAAACAAGCCAAAGGAGATGGCATCTAGCATTGTAGATTTACCAGCTCCGTTCTGACCTACGATAAGGGTTGATTGTGTTCTATCTAAAAGAATTTCGGTAAATTTGTTGCCGGTACTTAGAAAGTTTTTGTACCGCACACATTTAAAGATTATGATTTTTTCACCCTCCGCCTACTAAATATTTTTATAGCAAGCTCTTCAACGTCTTGATTTTCAATATAACCATTATACAACAAAAATTTAGCTTTGGACATAAAAATTTGTTGTTCTTCTTGATTTAACTCTCTAAATAATTCCGTATCAGATTTTCTTTCCACGGGAGCATCCTCAAATTATCTTTATCAGCCAATACCTCAGGAGGTATATCATTTTCAAATCCAAATTTAATTGGAATAATATGATCTAACTGATAACCATCTTCAACCCCGCACAATGTACGTGGTAAGTTATCTGGATTGATTTCGTCTTTATATTGTTCATAAATTTTCTGAGTTAATCTATGAACTTTACCAGCATATTTTTTATATGCCGGAGTTGTTTCTTTTAATTTAGCACCTTTACCAGTGTTACAATATGCACCACAGGAAAGCGAACAATATTTTTTTCTTTCAGATGGACAACATTCAAATTCGTTATTGCAATCAGGTTTAGCACATTTGCGAGTTTCTCTTTTTCTTAAATGAGATCGATCATAACTAATTCCTTTCTTGCAACCCATCGGTGTTTTTACGCCTAACTTAGATCTCCATCGAGAAATTGACGCTAATCCACAATCTAAAGCTTCTGCTATTTGAGTCGCTGATAAATTAGTATCTCTTAATAAATCTAATTGTGCTTCTGTTAAAGATTGAAATGTTCTTTTCATATAAACTCCTTATATGATTATTTATACATTTCATTTTTTTAACTAACACATTTAAACTATATCTAAAGCCTGTGCTTCATTCATGAGGTCTGACATCTCGGATTTGATCCTTGCTTTGTCCAAGTCTGTTTCAACATTATCTATATACGTCGATAGCAATTCTGTAGTTTCTTCTACATTAATTCCATCGTCATCGACGTTCTCACCAAGAAACTCCTGGAAGTTCTCGGCAATCTTGAGTTCATAGATATCTTGAGCTTGGATTCTATCGAGAAACCTCTCAAACATAAATTGATCGTTCTTTGTTTGTACAACAACTTTGACAAACTTACGAGAACAATCTGGCGTATCAATACTATTATAATCTATATGGCCGTCATTGTACAATATTTTTTTGAATAATATGTGCTTATTTCTTACGGGCGTGAGCTCACGGGTCTCAGTGTCAAGCACGTGGAAGTACTTAGGATCACCTGCATCAGACCACGTCAGTTCCATCTGATTACCGAGATAGTGAATATTATCTCTCTGAGATTTTGTATGGAAGTGACCAGACAACACCATTTCAAATCGTTTAAATATTGCAGCATCCATTCCGGTCGTTGACTTAATACCACGCATCATATCGAATCCATTGAGTTCCAGATGTGCACAGATGATCGGTGCAGTCGTTTCCTGTAACCACTTGATTGTCGAATGATAGTTCTCATTATTGATCCACGGTACAAGGCCAATACTCAATCCATCGTATTCATAGACTGATGGTTCCATGACAATCGAGATGTTGTTCATGTAATGACCAAGTAGTTCTTTCAATGTGCAGATATTGTTTGTATTCTTATAGTAGACGTCATGGTTACCCGGGATGATATCCATCTGCATGTTGTTGTCACGCAACACGTCTAAAAATATTCTCCTGTTATGGTTAATAGCTTTCACTGAGATTTGTTTACGGTTGTCGTAATAGTCTCCGAGGTGAAGTACTTGCTTAATATCGTTCTCGATACAATATGGAAAGAAGGTGTCCGTATAGAATCGAGTCTGGTTTTCTAGAAAGATATCCGATGAGTTACGAACATCGCAGTGTGTGTCGTTTAAAATAGCAATACGCATTATTTAGCCTTACAATTATCAAAATGCCATTGTTTCATTTGAGGTGCACCACCAGTTTTACCACAATATGGACACTCTAATTTAGGTTTAGGTTTACCTTTGTTGGCACCACCTATTTTTCTTTTGTGCTCGTCAGAGTGAGCACCTATTTTCTTTCCTTTATTCCAAGGATCTCTGCCAATATTGGCTAATCCCATATTTTTAGCAATTTCTACAGAATCTGGTCTAGACATACCTTTCCATGGAACATCTTTTTCAAGCCAATGTTTAGCATGATTTTTTGATATACGAGATCTTGTTTCAACATCATGTTTATAGTTGGTTGGATTACCGTAATTACCATTTTTTTCTCCATAAAAAATATTTGGATTTTTTATGAATTCATTTAAAACCATGTTTTCCCATTCTTCTTGAGAAAATTGATTAGCCGCTCGTGGTGGGTTATTAATTAAATCTAAACGCCATTGTTCGACGCCTTTATAAATAGACATGCTGATACTCCTTAACAGTATTAGAATGGATGGAGGCTGCAACCTCGCGATCCATATCTATTTATACATATTGCTATCTTCACTCAAGGAACTCCGTTAAATCTGAGTCAGCATACACCGTACGCTTTTTCTTCTGCTTCTTCTCTTCCTTTGCAAACTCTTTGACCTTCTGATCCTGATCCTTTACCTTATCGATGCGTTCTCTCAGGACGTCAACATACGCTAAGATCTCTTGAGCTCCTTCGGCTGATGCATCAAAGCCATCAACAAAATCTTCGATAGAAGCTCTGCTCAGGTACTTCATCTTAATGTCTTGCTGTTTCTTTTCTTTTGATATTCGTCGCAGGAAAGCATACCATGTAATCTGTGTAAAATATGCAAAAGCATTTGGTTTACCAGTTCTCGTAGCGGTCTCGATATTATAATTGTATATTGCTTTTAAACAATTCTCAACCGCATCCATTACCATCTCTTCGCGATATGTGTAGCGAATAAAATTATGCTTGTGCGACAAGCCTTCAGCGATACGTAAGAAACATTGTGCAATATAGTCTGGGACTATCGGGTGTGGTTTACCTTTATCTCTTGCTTTGTTTACTTTAGTTACATAGTCGACGACTGCCTGCGAAAAATCTGCATTATTAACGTAATGCACACTTTGTTTTTTTGACATGTCAATCTCCATTTCATAACAGGTATATTATACAACGATGTACGAAAAAAGTACATACAGGTTTTTTTATCTCGAAGGGAAAAATAGTTGTGTACAAATCGCAAAAATCATGTTAAAATAAGTGTACACGGCTGGGGGAAAGGAGTATACCGGTTTAATGTACTGTTCCATCATCATTTATCATTTCACCAATAGCTCTAGCATCTGAATCGTTACTAAATGCTTCATACTCAAAGGGTTCATCTTTCATATCTTTCAGTACATCATAGTAGTGTTCAACTGCAACCTTTGCTGGTTTAGACTCTGATATGATGTGATATGAATTTAATACTTGCATACTATCCGGATCATTATTCATGAGCATCCATGGTTTAAATGTATAGTATCTCATACTAGCAGATGTATCATCAATAGCAATAATCCGGAGCGCGCGACGAACAACCATTGCATCATTGTCTTCATCATTCCATGAAACAACTTCGCATATAATCTCTTCATCGTTTGTTAACTTAAATTGTCGGATGTCTATTGTCATATCTCTACCTCGTATGTTTTATATATGAAGTTCTCTGCCTTGTACATCTTCAATCTTTCATACGAGTGCAGTAGAGCAAAATTTTGTCGCGATCCGCTTGAAATGTCGTCCGAGATATCATACAGCTGAGTTGTTCTCCCGTCATCTGATTTTCGAAGACCCCTTCCGATTGATTGTAAGACGCGGATCTGTGACTTACTTGGAGAAGCAAATATAATATTGTGCAGATTACGAATATTGATACCAGTACTAAAAGTCCCCAGGCTAGCGACGATAATGGCGTCTGACTGTTTTTCAGTAATTTTCCGGATAGCCTCTCGATCTGATGTGTCAGTTGCTCCACTAACAAAGAAAACTTTTCGATCATCATCTGCCTTGTCCTCAATTAAATCAAATAATATTTTACCATGTTTTTCTACATATTGAAACAGTACAAGCGTATTGCCTTTCTGTTCTAGTGCAAGATTTCGTATAAAATTATTTCGTCTTTCGTGTCTTACGATATAATCAATTTCATCCTGGTATGAGCGTTTTCCGAAATCTTCCCGATCTTTGTGTTTGAGTACAAGTCGTTTGATTTCCAGCTTTGCCAGTGTGTCATTATCTTGGAGAGTTCTGGTGGTAGTGACCTTAAATACTCTGCCGAATAATCCTTGTAGTACGAGTTCATGAGTCTGTGTCCCATCTAGTGTACCTGTTGTACCAAATCGGTATGCTGCCTCTGTGCATTTGTTCATGATTGTGGTCAGTGACTTTGACTTAAATCCGTGACACTCGTCACCGATCACCATACCAAACTGTTCAAACCACGGAGCTCCTAATTTATATATGCTTTGCCACGTGGATATACATATCGCTGTATCAAAGTCTTTATCCTTGCCAGAGTAAATGCGATGCATCCCGCGCTCGCCTTGGCCATAAGATTTAAAGTCATCATACATCTGCTCAACTAAGCTTGTTGTCGGCACGATAACCAATACTCGTCCACCCTTCGGATAACTTGCTCCGTGTGTCAATAGCTGTAACCAGTACTTAGCTAACACATATATAATGAGTGACTTTCCTGATCCTGTAGGTGAGAGTAGTACTGCCCTTCTACGTTCTAACCCTTTACATACAGCGTCAAACTGATAGTCACGTATTTCGTGCGGGAGACTAAGACTATGGATGAAGTCAATTACTTGTTTTGGATCTACAGCGAAGTTATTAGCAGTATTGTCAGGGTATCCATATTTAGTCTTTTCGGTGTCTACGGTATATCCTCGCTGGCCTGCAAACTTCTCGAGGTGGTCGATGAGTCCAGCAGGTAGAGTATTAGATCTGATATTGAATAACCGAATCTTACCGTCCCACAGTTTATTACGAAACGCCGGCATAAATTTATATCCAGGAACATAGAAAGAGAAAAACTCATTCAGCTCCTGTGCCGTACCAAAATCGCAGTCTACTTGTAGTTCGCTATGACTCAGCTTCCAGACTCGAATTGTCTCCAAGCAATCATGTTCCTTATGGTTTGATGTCGCCATTTAATATTATCTATTATATCAGTAAGTGTGTCACGTGTAGTCTTCCAATACTCAATCAGCTCCTCCGACTTTTGAATCTCAGGATCTGAATCATAGTAGTGGTCCATTTCACCTTTCATAACTTTCAATCCGTTAAACGGATCCGGATCCCAACCTTTTTCTTCAAGCTCATCTTGAGACATCTTACCATTATAGTATAACCACTTGTCTTTCAACAAGGACTTCTGTTTAAGCTCAGCTCTCTTCAGCTGCAGCTTGACTTCGGTAAGATATCTTAAATATTTTGCATGTAGGTTAGGTGTATCACGGGATGTATCATCTAATTTCATACTATTAATTTTGCAATCATTCTCCCACATAGAGAGAATCTCATTCAATTCAATCATAATATTCCTTGCTTATAATGTAGTAGTAACAGTAAATGAATCTGTTATTGATCCTGTTGTAGAACTTACGTTCTTTAATTCAAAATAGCTAAATCTAAAAGATGCGCTGAATGTAATATATGTATCACCTGAAGAAGTTGACTCAAATTGTATATCACCTAGAGATGTCGGAACACAGTCTAAGTATTTAATCTGTTTAGTTAAATTATTTGTGCTATTTAGGATATGTAAGGTAATGTCAGCAAAGTGAGGAGGATTTGTTCTGCTTCTTAAAGTTGGAGCCTGCATATCTGTGTCAAGTAGTCTCCTCATCCAATTATACATTTCGGCATAACCTTGCATCTCTTCATCTACTATGATGTTAGCAGATAGTTCATTGAAGGTTAACTTATCACCTGGGAATGGAATTGCTTGGATTTTACGAAACGGTACCTCAGCCGCAGACATTAACATTCCAGGATGAGTCACTGTTTGACAGAAAAACTCAAGGTTTGGATAGTTAGTACGGTCAAGCACCAGCTTAAATGACGTGGGCTGTAGGTAGTTAAAATTTTCTGTTAAATTTGCCATTAGATATATCTATAGTTACTAAATTTAGGATTAGAGCTTTTACAACGATGTGATATAGTTGTTCTATGAATATTTGTAGCTTCAGATGCTAGCTTTAATGTATCATATATTATACCATCAATTTCTACTGATTGAGCTCTAGGATTATCAGCACCATTTAAAATTGCAGGTGTTGTTTTATACCATTTTGGTACACCGGTAAACATTTCTTTAGCTTTTTTACCCACAGCTTTTTTTTGTTTATCTGACTGAGTTTTACCATACATTCCATTTTTTTCGCCACACCATCCATGAATATAACATGGTGTAGCCCCTTCTAAAATTTTTTCTTTAGATGGTGGAATATAATCGTCCCAACGTAGTCCGGCGATTTGTTGTTTATTTGGTATAAATTCATTCATATTACTATTTATACCAAATAAAACTGCTAATACAAAAAAGAAGGGCTTCCGAAGAAGCCCTCAATTATCAAAGGAGAAACATTATTATTATAATGGTATCTATCAGACTTACGCGAGGATGTTATCCACTCTGAAAATGCGATAGTACTGGTTAGTCTTGACTGCAGCAAGACCGTCGGCTGGAGTAGTCCCGACGAATGGGTTTGAAGCCATACCGTAACGAGTCTTGAAGCCGATCTTAGGCTGGAATGTATCTTCTCCAACCGCACGTACCATTGTTAATGGAACGTATGGGCAGTAGAACAGACCAGAGTCATACGGGTTAGTACCCTTATAACCAACTGTGACATAGTCTGTAGTTGAGAACGGATCAATGTACACACGTGTACGTCCATTCAGAACACCAGCGAATGTGTTACCAGTGTCGTCAACGTTCAAGTTAGTTGACATAGCTGGTGAGTAGTCGAGCATGCCAGAAGCAGCGAGTGCACTTGCAACGTCTGATGAACAGATGATGAAGTTACCCTTACCTCTACGAGTCTCTTTAGCGATTGTGTTAGCTTCTCTTTCGATCTGCACAATCAGACCCTTGAACTTCTCAACTGACCAACGGCCATCAGCGTCGAGTGACAAGTTAAAGATACCCTTGGTATCAATACCGTCTTGACGAGCACCGAACTTAGCCTGTGAGTTAATCGTACGAATAACTTCACGGTTGATCTCAGCAAGAATCTCTGTAGACAGAATGTTTGCAAGCTCTGTCTCAGCGTCAAGACCATGAATCGCTTTCAAGTCTTGAGCCAATTCTAAGCTGTATTCTGCCTTCAAAGCACGCGAGCGAGCTGTTACTGTAGCTTTCTCAATCGTGAAGCCCATCTCAGCAAATGCTTGAGAAGAACCACCAGATCCGAGAGCTTCAGCAGTAGCTGTCGACATACCGGCACTTGCAGGAGGCGTACCCAATCCACCAGGTACATAAGTTGATTCTGAGTCAAGCAATGAAGAGTCATTGTCTGTATCAGAAACACCAGTTAAGCCAGAAGGACCAGCTGAACCTTGACCTGTGCCTGAGTCTCCAGAGTACTGAACCAGTGCTTCGTCGAACAGAGCTTCTGTATCTTCAGTTCTTGAACCACCACGTGCAGCACCACCAGTAGAAGTCTGATAACGAGACTTCATAGCAAAGATGAGGCCAGTAGGACCAGTCATTGGCTGAACACCACAAACGTCATAAGCCATGAGGTTAGGCATAGCACGACGAACGAGTGCAATCAATACTGGGTTCCAGTTAGCAGCATTGCCTGTTGCGTTAGAAGGTGTCTCCGTGAGGTGTTGCTGTTGTGCAGCTTCCTCATTGAACGCACGCTCTTGGTTTTCTAATACCGCAGCTGTTACAGCTTTACGGTGGCTATCTGTGATCGATCCAGCTGTCTCGTTGTCGAGAACCGGTGACCACTTTTCGATCAAACGATCGTATGATTCCATCATTTCTAGGAACTCCTATTTTTATTTTGCTGTCTTTTCGAGAGCTGAAAGATATGATGCCATTGAACCAGAAGCTTGGACTGGAGAATCTCCGCCTTGCTCATCCTGGAACTCAGCTTCAGCTGACTCTTTGACTTCTTTATTGAAGTATGACTCTTTGACGGTCTCTACTTTCGCAGCGAAAGTTTCTTCGTCTTCAAAGTCAATATCTTCGACGAGTGATTTTAGCTTCTCAACTTGAGTCTCAGCAAGACCACGCGCAGATTCACGAATGATTGCATCCCGCTTATAATGCTCAAGTTCTTCAGCCATAGTAATAGCTTGTGCAGTTGTATCGTTGAGTCTGTCTTCCAACTCTTCAACGGTATCTGCCAAGTCATCAACTAGGTCGACCTTAGACTCTGGTACGTCGATGTAGCTTTCTTCGAACAGGCCTTTCAGTCCTGTCATGAAGTCTTCTGCAATCTCGGCACGTAAGCCTGACTGGATAGCGACTTGATTGTCTTCCATCCACTGTTCAACTACGTAGTTGAGGTATGAATCGACTTTTTCGACCATGTCAGCTTTTGTAGACTCAAGCTCTTCTGAGAGCTCTTCCTCATACTTTGCCTCAAGACGATCGATCTCCTCAGACAGCTTATGCTTGATAGCTGCTTCGAAGATTGTTCCGGCCTTAGTTCTGAACTCTTCTGACAAAGTGGCTTCGTCATTGATCAGAGCATTTAGGTCGTCGGAAAAGTCTGGCTGATACTGAAGTTCAGCTTCTTCTGCAGATTGATCCTCGAATGACTCACTCATGCCACCGTGATACGATGCATAAAGTTTAGCCATTTCTGACTTAGGCATACCGTTCATCTTAGTAAACATAGCATTAATCATGCCAGCCTTAGTCTTAGGCATTGGATCTTGTTTAGTGTTGTCACCTTTACGCTTTGGAGCGCTTCCAGTTGCATCACCAGCTTTATCTACAGAGGCTACTGACTGTGCTTCAGCATTCTTCGGATCATGACCGTGAGCTGCTTCCACGATTTCGTCTTCGTTCTCAACGTCATCGTGGAGCTCAATTTCTTGATCTTCAGTATATTGATCAGTCATAATTGACTCCTATTATTTTGATTTGAGTAACGAGAGGAAATTTTTAAACTCACGAATCTGTACCTCATAGAGATCTTTTCGTGGAGCTTTCTTAATTTCAGTCTCCATTTGTTCAATACGTCTTGCTTCGATGATACCGTTATTCCAAACCCAATCAACACCTTCCATAACTCCATTAACAAAAGCATTTGGTGCAGATGGATCTTGAACGATATCGACAGCGTTGAGCATGAAGTCTTTACCGACCATCATGGCATCGCCACCTCTTTGCAGACTTCCCATACCACGAGTTGAAACGCCAACCCTAACCCCGCCATCGAGAAGACCTTCAACGATCTTACCCATAGGAGTTGCCAGTATTGTCGCTTTTCCAACAACATCGTTCCCCTTCCAATTAAGAGAATCGATCTTGTGAGAAACTTTATCTAGGTTGATCGTTGGTCCCTCAGGATGATTGAGTTCACCAACAGCTCTACCTTTTGAAACTTGTTCGTCAATATATTTGTTAACCGCAGACTCCATGACTTCTTTTGGATAGATTCTGCCGTTCCGGTTCTTTTGCTCTGCTGAAGCAAAAATACCTTCAATAGCATAACTCTTCTTACCGTCTTTCGCTTCGACGATACATTCGATGTCTTGGTCGGTATATTCTGCGATCAGTTTCATTACATTTTTCCAAACTGTTTTACAAATTGGGCGGCAGCTTTCTCCGCCTCTTTTTGTGTTCTATAAGCATCAAGTCTATCACCATCGACATAGGCGATAAACTTGCCCTTATCTTTATGAATCATTACCGATATCTTGCCTACTTTAAAATCCCGGACATGTTCTCCAGGTGGCATTCTTTTTCTTAGCTCAGTAAATAGTTTCATATTACTTTCCGTACTTAATTATTTATATGATTTTAGTTTTCCACTTCATCATCTTCGTCGTATTCTTCATCATCCAAGTCGACCTCTTCATCTTCATCGACTTCTAGATCTTCGTCATCGATATCAAGATCAAGTTCTTCGTCCTCAGGCACGACATAATCATCATCTTCTGGTCCACCTTCAGCACTATGACCAGCATAGATCCGAGATGCAATACCCATCTTCTCTTGCTCTAATGCAGACTGCATCTTAAGACCAATCTGATCATTAAAGATCTCAGTCGCCGCTGTATAATTTTGATCTAGTGTTGCTTGAATCAAATCCTCGATTGGATTTGTTGCAACTTCTGTTTCTTCACTCATAATTTACTCCTATGTAATATTTAATGTAAAGCGGACATTACTCAATCACCCACCGCAAGTTATCTTCGTCCCAGTATATAGCTTGTGTAGCTGGATCAAATGTGGGGGCTGGTGACGGAGCTTCCCATTGACAAGTGGTTTCGTTAAGCACCCACGATCTAAAAGGCTTCCGCGGAATAAAAGCATCGAGCTCGGCATTGTACATATAGCCACGACTCGCAAAATTTTTCCTAAAAGTGCCGTTATAACTAGTCTGTACCCAATCTCCGCCAAGTGACTTAGCAAGATACTGTTTACCCAAATCTTCATTTTCAACGCCATCTTTTGTAATTATTTCGTTAGCTAATGGTATGACATCAATTACGAATCCGTCAGATGCTATCTTTGCAAAGTGAGCCATTATGAAAGCGTCCCTGATCCAGTGAAAAGAACTACAGTGTAAGTCCCGTAAGTGCTTGTACTATATGATCCAGTTAGTGTTAGTTCACTAAGACTAGTATTGTTGAATCTAAAAATGACAGCCCCAGACCCACCATTTCCACCGCGATTCCCCGCGCCCGTCTGGTACCAACCACCTCCACCGCCACCACCGGTGTTCGCCGTACCGTCAACCGGCCCAGTCGGATAGTATCCTCCGCGACCACCACCGCCAGCACCCCCTACCCCTGCAGCGTTAATGTTATTGGTATCCGAAGATCCTCCTCCTCCGCCTGCAAAGTATCCGCTATCACCAATACCCGTTCCAAATAATGAGGATAAATTAACACCATCACCTCCATCGTTGGTAGAGTTCACCGCACTATAAGTTCCTCCACCTCCACCGCCGCCAACTCCATCTGAGCCGCCGGACCCGTACACGGCCCCACCGTCATTACCTTGATTGCCATGAACTGCAGACCCTGCAGCGTAAGCACTGGGGTAATGTGAAGCGCCACCACCAGAAGCACCGTCAGCACCATCCGTCTTAGATCCGCCTCCCCCGCCACCGTAAGCAATGCCTCCTAAATTCGTACTATCAGAACTTTTGGTGACGTAAGTATTCCCGCCATTTGAAGCGACAGTATACGATACGCCTGGTGTTCCTGCACCACCGGCGCCAACAGTGATCGTATAAGTTTCACCAGCCGCCCCCGAATGGTTTGTAACCTGAACGACTCCTCCGCCGCCACCACCGCCTCCGCGATAGCCACCACCGCCGCCTCCTCCTCCTATAAGGACCATGTCAAAAGCAGGCAATGATTCCACAAAATTTGGAAATCCGTTCCCTCGCTCGGCCAATTCAACATCACGAAGTGAGAAAATTCCGGGAGCAGACGACGAGGTAACAGTATTTACAACTCCTAATTTACGACCATTGCCGCGATACATCAGCTTATCTCCTCATAAGAACAAACTGCTTCAATATCTCCGTTTGCGCTCGCGGTAAGCTTTAGCGATTGATTTTCTTCTAAGTAAATCGGTTTACTTAAAACGTCGAGTGTCGCGTCTGCCGGCACTCCAACAGTAGAAGCGATAGAATACGCAGTTCCAGAAATAACAACATCGACATCAATATTTGCATCGTTTGTTCCGTCGATATTTGAGACATAAAGAGCATTTACTTTAAAGACCTTGCCACTACTACTGGAATTAGAAGCTACATTATTACCACTAGTAGTAATAGCTGTCCCTGTAGTTTTTCCTGTAATCGTAGCTACATTAACTATATTAGGTGCTGCCATTTGTTATCCTCCAAATACGATTGCCATGGCGATTGCTTTACCGGTAGTTACTCCGCTCTCTTGTCTCGCTTGGACATAAGCAGAGTCAACAAGCCCACTGACTTGTCCTGAGTCTAAACCTTTACCACCAGGAATATTGAATACTGTTAGAACGTCATCTGAATCCGCACCGGTCACAAGAGTTACTGATGTACCATTTGTTGCTGAATAATCATCACTATCTACCAACAAGACACCGTTTAAGAATACGGCAACAGTGTTAGCGTTATAGCTTAATGAGTTTCCATTGTTATCATTTCCGCTAAATGATGTTGTATTAGCTGAAGTAACGGTGTATGCAAATTGTGTTAATCCAGCGTCTCCTTGAATTATATTTCTAACGTCTGCAGAATCTAAACCGCCAGCAGTAACAGTAATTGTTTTAGTTGCACCAGTACCTGATGCAGTTACTCCTGAACCCACAAAGTTAAGTGTAGTCGCAGCAGTAGAAAGCGAACTACCTTCTTCTTGTACCGTAAGCGACGATCCACCACCGCCACCACCAAATGTACCAGTAGGTAATCTATCAGAATCAATTGTACCTGTTACAATGTCACTAGCTGATAACACCGGGATTCTAGCGGAATCAAATGTTCCTGATGTAATTTTAGAAGTAGGTAAATTTGGTATTGCCGATGTGCCAAGCGCTGCTACGAAAGCTGCATCAACATCAGCTGTGATGATACTACTAACTCGTACAGAATCTACAAAGTCTGTATCAATAACTGGTAGTTGAGATGTAAGTGCTAGTGTCCCGGTTGTAGTTGGTAATGTAATATCTACATTTCCAGAATAATCACTATGTGCAGCAGACTTTAATCTTGTTCTATGTGCATTGGAAACTTCACAATAGAAGTCTGCGTACGCGACACTACCAGTACCTGTCCTGATTGTGATTCCGCCATCTTGTACAGTAACACCACCAGTTGATCCATTGCCATCAACTGTTAACACCGAGTCATCAATTAGACCTCTTAAAAACGTATTTGTGACTCGTGCATCAATTAATGTGTTAGTTTCTGCGGAATCAACAAAGTCTGTTCCAAGAGTCGGTATAGTAGGTGTATTACTAAAATTAGTGTAATCAAGATAATATGATCCAGCCTGTCCACTTAATTTATTAGCGTTATCGGTTGGTGGTATTCTAGCTGAATCAATTGTGCCGGATGTAATGTCGCCAGCGGCTAACGCAGGAATGCGTGCTGAGTCCATAGTACCAGACGTAATGTCTGCTGCAGCTAGATCAGGTATTCTTGCCGAGTCAAATGTGCCTGATGTAATTTTACTCGTAGGTAAATTAGGTATCGCTGACGTACCAAGAGCTGCAACAAAAGCAGCGTCTACGTCAGCAGTAATTATGGAACTAACACGAGCTGAGTCAACAAAGTTAGTGTCAATTGCTGGAATTGTTGGTGTATTTGTAAAGTTGTTGTAATTTAAATGATAGGCACTATTTTGACCACCCAGAGTATCAGCATCAATTGTTAATGCGTTAATAAATGATGCATCAACATCTGCGGTGATAATCGAACTTACCCTAGCTGAATCAACAAAATCTGTGTCGACAGCAGGTATTGTTGGCGCACCAGTCAATGACGCGTAGGCAAAATCTTGTCTTAGTCTAACATGAGCTGAGTCTATTAACGCTATAGTTTCAATTGAGTCTAGCAATAATTGAAGAGCAACACTTGAGTCAATTGCATTTGCGGTAATTAACTTAATGGCCTCAGCTGAATCAATAAAGCTATTTCCAAGTGATGGTATTGTAGGTGTATTGCTGAAATTATTATAGTTTAAATGATAAGCGCTATTCTGGCCACCAAGAGTATCAGCATCAATCGTTAATGCGTTAATGAATGACGCATCAACGTCTGCGGTGATAATAGAACTAACACGAGCAGAGTCAACAAAGTCTGTGTCAACCACCGGTATTGATGCTGTGAATGTAATAGTATCTGTACCAGCATTTGTTGTAATAGCAACACCACTACCGACAAGTGTTAATGTATCTGCTGTTGTGTCTGCTACTACATCACTTTGACCAGCTACCGAGATCGTTTTAAAAATCGGATCAGTCCCAGAGCCAGAAGCTTGTCGAGCTTGTACATAGGCTGAGTCAACTAATCCGATGACTGCTGCGGAATCAATACCACTACTTCCGCCTGACCCTCCACTCTGGCCAGGAGAGCCGCCTGACCCTCCACCAAATGTACCTGCAGGCAGTCTGGCTGAATCGATTGTGCCTGATGTAATGTCACTAGCTGATAACACCGGTATTCTGGCTGAATCAAAGATTCCAGAAGTAATCTTCGATGTCGCAAGATTCGGTATAGCACTAGTTCCTAATGCAGCAACGAATGCAGCATCGACATCAGCTGTAATAATAGAACTAACTTGCGCAGAATCAATGTCACTTGATCCTCCACCACCGGTAGTAAATGTCCCTACAGGCAATCTGGCCGAATCAATAGTACCGGTAACGATATCAGAAGCACTCAGCCCTGGAATTCTAGCTGAATCGATTGTGCCTGATGCAATATCAGTAGCAGCTAATACTGGTATCCTTGCTGAATCAAGTGTTCCTGAATTAATTTGGCCTGCGCTAATTGATTTGTTAGTTAAAGTATCGGTAGAACTCGCAGTAATATAACTACCGAGATCACTGATCTGACTCTCAGTAATGCTCAAGCTTGCTTGATGTTGTGTTACATTACTAGCAGCAATTCTAGCATCAGCAAATGTGCCCGATGTGATTTTAGAAGTAGGTAAGTTTGGTATCGCTGATGTACCAAGGGCTGCAATAAACGAAGCATCGACATCGGCCGTGATAATTGCACTTACACCAGCAGAATCTGGGAAATCAACGGTTGTGTACTTTATCTGATTAGTTTGAATATATCCAGCACTAATAAGAGCTAGTACTGCAGCTGAGTCTAGGCCACTTCCGCCGCTACCACCTGACTGAGCTTCAGCATAGGTTGCAATACGAGTACCACCAGCAGTTGCTCCGTCATGAACGCGTACCGTCTTATTAGTAGTATCGATTGTCAACTCACCCACAGATCCGGTAAACGCATCGTTCTGGGTAGCAGTACCTCGTCTAAATTGTAAAGTAGTTGGCATCGCTTCTAACCTTTAAAATACTTGTACTATTTATAACCATTATAATGAACCTAAATCTAAACTGGCAACAGCCGCATCTGGTTTTAAACAGTCGTAAAATGTCCTTTGTTCTTCGCCAAAAGGTCCTAAATCTTTATCTCCAAGACCTGTTTCAGTAAACACACCTGCGCTATCGCCTTGTGTTTTTCTTAGGTCAAAGTTTGTTGTGCCCGGTATCTCGGTAGATAAAGTTCTATTTAGTGTTGAACCACTTATCTCTTGCCGGCTACCTTCAGCATCTGTTACAAGAATACCGCCGCTAGTAGCATTAACAGAAATTTCACCTAAAAATAAACTGCTATTAGATAGGTATAAGTCTTTCCATTTTTTAGTCGGTGAACCTAAACTATAGACTGAGTCTACGGCTGGGACTAAACTTTGTTGTAGTGCGGAAAGGTAAGCAGAATCTGTTGTACCCGTTCCACCTCCACCAGTATCGGCCTCACGAAGAGAAACATAAGCAGAGTCAACTGTAGATGTAATAAGATCAAGGACATCTCTTTCACCGAGACCACCACCACCGAGTGAGGCTAATGATTTATTTACATTTGATACAAACCTTTGATAGTCTCCCTGATACCTATCTAATAAAGGTTTTGCATCCTCAAGAGTTAAATCCTTTCCAGCTGGTCCTTCAGGCCCTTGTAGTCCCTGAGGTCCAGTATCACCTTTCTCGCCTTTGTCTCCACGATCTCCTTTTGGCCCAACTAATCCTTGAAGTCCACGTTCTCCTTGGATTCCTTGGTCACCTTTGACACCTCGATCACCTTGTAATCCTCTGGGTCCTTGAGGACCAATGGCCCCCCGTTCTCCAGTCTCACCTTTCTCTCCACGAAGGCCTGGTATTCCCTGCTGTCCAGATAATCCGGACGGGCCTTGTGGCCCTTGAAGACCGGTATCACCTCTATCTCCTTTTTCCCCTTTTGGACCAGCTGGACCTATAAGTCCCTGCTCACCGATGAGACCTTGCTCACCCTGAATACCTTGAGGTCCTTGCTCTCCGATAGGACCAGCAGGACCTTGTAATCCTTGGGGGCCTTGTTCACCTATAAGACCTTGTTCACCGCGCTCACCCTGTGGCCCTTGCTCTCCAGTAAGACCAATAGGGCCAATATCACCACGATCACCTTGAGGTCCTTGTCTGCCTCTCTTCGGTGGGTGAGATTTTATCTCTGCAATGTCTTCTTTCAGGTTCTTGATTGCAAGAGCCAGAAGAGCCTCATTGATAATATTCTTCATCTTAACTCTTCAGTACAGTAGCGATACTAGACAACACTTCTAATTCTTTTTCTTTCAGACTGTGGTCTATAGTTTCCTCTATTTCTAACTGAGCTGGTTCATCTTCATCTTGGTATTCAATATAGTCATATGATTCTTCTTGTGGCTCCTCTTCTTGGCCACCTTCACCGTTAATTTCTTTCTGCATATTATCGATATCTTCATCACTGAAATGCAGGATATTCTTCATGACCCACTCTTTTGAGAAATATTCACCGACGTAGTTTTGCACCTGATCAAGTGATTGTAGCTTTTCTCTTAGTATCTCTGCATCTTTTAATTCAGAGAAATGATTATCCATTGCGTAGGTTACAACAAGATCAGACTTCCAGTTATTCCAATCTTCTTCTGTAATAATACCTTTGAGAATCAATTGCTTCTTTAGGATACCCATGAATAGGTGTGAGAATCTTCTACGCAGTCGATCAATAAATTTCTGAAACTTTAACTCATCTCGAGTAATCTCTGATGATCTACCAAGAGAGAACTGTGCTTCTTGCTCAAGCCTGTTGATCGGCACATTGAGTGCTCTGTACATTTTCTTCTGGAAGTACACGATGTCTTCGATCTCACCTAAGTTCTGACCACCTGGCAGAGATGATACCTCTGTTCCACGACCACCTTCTCTACGCGGTAACCAGAAATCTTCTAGGAGAGCTTGGTGTTTACGGTCATCACGGATCTCACCAGTTTTTGCATCATAGACAAGTTTGTTACGATATCTTGTCATGATATCTTTCATGTACTGCTCAGCTTTACCGGTAGGCAAGTTACCTACGTCGATATAGAACATTCTTCTCTCGGGTGCACGCGCAAGACGATAGATAACTAACGCATCTTCCATCATCCGAAGTTGATTGATTGGCTTCAGTGCTTTGTGTAGATACGAGACGATCTTTTTACGATCTTCGTTCAACAAGCCAGATGTGACATATGATACTGCGTCTTCTGTGAGTTTAACGCCAGATGTCTTCATTGCACCTGGTTTTTCCTGATAGATGTAGTACTCGTCTACTTTTTCAATCAGCTTTGCACCAGTCGCTTGGTCTGTTTTTGTTTTAATCTGTTTTACTTTACGCATTCTTGATGCATCAATAGGTCGAATCTCTTGAATACCAGCTTTGAGATTTGACTCATTAACAACCAAGTGATGGAACAATCTTCCATCAACATACCATCTACGGAATATGTCATGACCGTAGTCACTAAAATCTAACATTGCGTAGATGTTATCAAATTCTTCTTTGATCTGTTTCTTAATAGAATCAGAGATATCAATACCATCAGTGTTGATATCAGCAATCATTGCATTATCGCTAATAGTAATGGACTCATTGACAATCTCTTCAATCGCCATATCGACTTCTGGATGCATCGCGACCCCACGATACTGCATCATTAACTGATAATTATCCTTTGAGTCATCACCGTCGATATTCAGATATTGCCCATAGTGTAGACCTGAAGCAGATACATATCCCGCGCCATCATCATCACGAGCTGGAACAATAGAAGGTTTTTTAGTCGGATCCTCCGACGCCGCCTTCTTTATTTCGAAACCGAATAAACGAAATCCTCTATCTGCTTCTGCCATATTCTTTCCTTATGAGAGAGGGACCAGTTGTCCTGGTCCCTTCCCTTTTATATATTACTAAGTTGTGGTGTTAGTTTCGAAGTACTGGAACTCGAAGGTACATGTGAACCTTTCGATTTCATCAGTCGCTGTGTAACTTACATCAATCGGTGAGAGGTCAGTTGGAAACGCGCCACGAATGTCGTATTTCTTTACTGTCTCTCCACTACGATCAAGCTGCTCTACAAACAGATCAGCCTCGTACAAGACCGGTGATGCAAGACCTGCGTTAGTTGAATGAGCATTAATACCATTCATCCAACGCTCAAGACCATCACGTACCGCAAAGTCAGTATCATTAATGATCGTGACTGTCCACGGTGCAAATGTCCTGTCTCCAGCCATCTTTAACTGTCGACCACGGAAAGGAACAATAATTGTTCCAAACGTTGATCCGGGTAGCTGAGCTGTTTCGCACAAGAAACTTGTGACTTCTACATCTCCTCCCGCATACCCTGGGTAGTTGATCGTCGCCTTGAATAAATTAGGACGAGCGCCACCACCTCTTAGTTTTGCTTTAAAGTCATCGACTCCTAAAACTGCCATTTTCTATCTCCTTACACTGTGCCTACGACTTCTTCGAAGTCCACACCAGTTCTCACAGCTACGAATGACAGAGTCACGTAGTTGATTGAACGTGCTGGCTTAATGAAGATGTCAGCTTTGAACTCATTACGATCGATGACAGCTGCAGTATTGTTTGTTTCGTCACACACGACTCTAAAGTCTGTGATACCCCGTCTTCCCTGTACTTCACGAAGTACTGGTTCGACAATGTTGACAAACTCAGCTCTGGTGAATTCATCGTTGAACTCAAACAGAATCTGTTCTGCTGCTCTACCAATCGCTCTTTCTAAAATCAAGAATAAACGTCTTACGTTAATTCTATCAAACGCAGATACTCTTCCTAGGAATGTCTTATCTCCAAAGAGAAGAGCACCTTGTCCAGGAATGTTAGCAATTGGGTTAATACCCGCTTTATAAAGAGTATCTCTTTGAGCTTTTGTTGGGCTATAGTTAAGAGATGTAATGCCTAGAAGTTGACCACGTCTTGATCCAGCTGGTGAGAACCATGCTGCACGATTAATGTCCGTGGATGCCATGATGCCTGCAACAGTTGAAGCCGCAGCAACATCGACATAACGATCATTGAACTTATCATAGACCTTAATGTAGTTATTATCTACAATCAGATATGATGATCTGGTAAATGTCTCTGCCGTAGCAACAGTATTTGTTACCTTTGTAGCATCTGAAGTTTCATTGAGTAGGTCATCTCTACAAGGAGATGTGACAACTACACAGTCCTTTCTAGCAGTCGCTGTTGCAACAAGGTCGTTGACGATTGTTGTTAAATTAGTTCTGCTAAACTGAGATGGCGCAACTAAGAAGTCAATCTCAACTTGATCTTTATCTTCAAACAGATCGTGAGCAGTTGCAAACTCTGATGTACCAGCAGGACCGCCGTCAAGACCATCGGTCAATGATATTTCGTTCTTAAATTGACCTGCAGTAGATCTACTACTATCAAGCCCGTAAGCCTTATTATCAACTGCAGCAGCTCCCGCGCCGATTGCAGTTTGATCTGAGTCAAAATTAAGAAGATAAATGTATTGTGATCTTTCGTTAATCACATCTTTTGCATAGATACTGACTCCTTCGTCGTTCTTTGCGTCAGACAGAATTGAAAGACCATCAAATCTTTCTAGAACGGTTCCCTTTGTTCCTGTTAGTAAACCATCCTCATCGACGACAATGTAATGAACTTCGTCGCCATTAGCTCCTTTATCAGCAGCAAACTTAGTAGTACCTGGTTTAGCATCAAATTCTGCTTTATACGTCCAAAGATTGTAATCAGAATCCGTACTAGTAGCCATAGCGTCAGTACTAGACAACAGTCCGGCATACGAAACCTTGATGCTGTTTCCTACGTTTCCAGGAACTCGAGCAACAAAAGAGTACTTGCCTGTTACGCTTGAAGAATCTACAGTTGCAAAGTCTTGACCGTCCACAGCTGCAGCAAGTGTAGATTGCCTTGCATCAAAGTTAGCTTTGTTTAGAATCTTTGGATTAGCTAGGTTTAAGAAACCTTGATTGTTCGAATCAAAGTTTTGTGCGCTATATCCACGCGATGTTAAAGCATGCGCACTAGCAATACCATTGTTCTCGGTTCGAACAACTACTAAGCTATTTGAATATCTTAAAAATTGTGTAGCCGAAAGAAAATCTCTCGACATCCACGATTGTGTTAAATCGCTATCTACAGGTGCACCAAATGTTTCGACTAGTTCGGTTTCATTCGCGATGTTTACGCGCTCACCGACCGGTCCCCATTTAAACTGACCCGCAATAGCTCCCGTTGATGACTGGACGTTTGGAACGCCACCAGTCAGATCGATCTCCCTTACGACAACCGCAGGAGATTCGGAAGGTGAAAAGAGTGCCATTTTTGTTTCCTCTATTAATGATATGAATTCATAATACGGTTGTTAGTTTTTCAATTCACTATTATTTATATATTTATAGATTTGGGTCGTATTCCACAGCCCACGGACCATCTTCATTTTCTATTTTTCGAATGGCATCAGATCCGTCATCTATAAATCCAAAAGGAACCATATCATCTTGTATCTCTTTCATTTTCTTTTCAAACAGCATTTGTTTAAGATCAATATCAGTCATATCACCGAAATATTGCGTAGAAGCAAAATAGCCAAACATAACTAGGTTCATCATCAGGTCATCATGATTACCTACACTTGCCTGATAGCTAGTGCCTTTTGCTTCGAACGTAGATATCTCGAGTATTGTGTGCTCGTCCACAACCTTGAGTTTATTATTTTCTAGGATATCTTTAATAGCTGAGCAGCCGAGCCTCTTGACTTTTCGGTTCATTTCAATACCGAGACCAGATGCTTTGACTGATGAAGACGCGTGTAGATTTTCATATTCTAGATCGTGGTATAAGCCATTACACACGACGGATCCCTGATCGTTTGACTCAACGACGATGTAAGCATCATTGTAGACTTTCGCGTACTTATATATAATGTTAGGGAAGAGTATAGGCGAGATAGTGTTATTGCGATACACGGCGACCTGCTCAAAAGGCCGGACTGAAATATCGATCAAGTTAAAAGTAGAATAGTCTTGACCTCTTCCTTTTGATACATCTACTGTCATAACATATTCGTGTTGTTTAGTCGTCTCTTTATAGACGAGAAGGTCTCCCGCTTCAAGGGTTCGAATAGGGTTATGCGCTCGGAGGCTCATCAGTGTTTCGGCATTGATGAGTGTATCACCTGTACCGAAGAAGGTATTACCAAATTCTTGGTCGAATTGTAACTGAGAAGTGTTTGCTATTGTCTGCGCTTTCCATACCTCATCTCGACCTGGAACATCCCACCAGTCCACACGGAACGGGTTAAATTCGTTGACTCCTTGGACTGCGCCTTCCCATATCTTATGAAAAACATTACCGATACCATTAGCGGTTGACGTCACAATGATCTTTGTTTCTTTACCTGACGATACAACCGGATAGGTTGATGTATAAAACTCTGCTGCACGTTCGACGAATGCAAACTCATCGAGATACAAGAGGTTGACTGACATACCACGAATAGAAGAACCAGATGTCGCTGCAGCAACAATCCGTGAGTTATTACTAAACTCAATCGATCCTTTGTTGAGTGCCTTACACCCAGGCTGTAGAAAGAACGGTATATTCTCGAGCATCAACGTGATACGGCCAAGCATCTCACGTGCTGTCGCACCCTTGTTTGCCATGACCGCAACTGTTTTCTCTGAGTGAAATAGCGCATACCACAGAAGATAAGCACAGGCAGATATTGATTTACCGGACTGACGGCATGCAAGAACAATATTGAATCGATTGTTCTGGAAGTGGTTGAACATGTCCCTTTGATAAGGATATAGATTGAATGTCACTAAACCTTGATCGAGAGCGATTACTTTAACATACTTTTCACAAAAGTACACAGGGTCGTTCATACATTTCGCGTACTCCTGTATAAGCTCAGGCTCCCACTTTTGCTGAACTCCATCACGTTTTACGTTTGGGTTGCCGAGATAACTACTCGTCTGTTGGGGTAACATCGATCTCTTCACTTTCTTTCTGTAGTAGTCTCTGTAAGTCAGCAGTCGACCCTACAAATATATTTTGCTGATGTTCTATCTGTTTACTGTCTTTTGTTGGTTGGGTGATATCTTTATGCTTTTTATTAAGGTCCATCAGCTTATCGTTGATGTCTGAGATATTCTTCAACATGCCGGCAAGGACTTCATACGCCCGCGGGTGCTCGGACTCACGTGCCACGTGGATCATGTCTTCGAGGCCCTCGCGACCTTTCTCAATCAGATCGTAGTATGTCTCACGCGAATAATCATAATCGCTTTTTACATTATCATCTTTATCACTCATCATGCACTATCTATAATTGTCGTTATGAATCCAAAGTCAGAATCAGCCATTCCATGAATACCAGCTGAATCTTTTACATTTACTCGTATTGTTTCTAATCCTCTTGACGAATCGTTTAATCCGACACCAAGCTGATGCATGACAGCATCAACCTGTCTGATAATACTACTATTAGATATTGGTCCATGGAAACTTACTTTCATTTCAAAATCAAGTGTGTATACTATCGTTCTTCTTGATTCAATAGCCCCTTCGAAATCGTCTTGAAAAGATAGACCTTGAATAATGATTGGAATATCTTCCTTAAACTCAGGATATTCCTGTGTAAAAGGTTTAATTGTCAGTGTATACTGCGGATTAAAGAACGGCAATATTTGTTCTACTACCTGTAATGCATCATCCTGGCTTTTCGCATAAATGTTTAACTGAAAATTAATCGTCCACGGAACTGGTGGAAAAAACTTCTGCCTAGACCCAGTGCTAGAACCTAAAGTGTTGAACGTATTTACTTTTGTTAACTGTCTCGCAAGGTCATAAGTAAAGTTTGTAATCTCAAACGACATACGAGGAAGCTTAATAGCAACTTGTGTATCAGCGCTTAGGTCTGGGTTCTCTCTTATTCTCTCTAGATATTTGTGTTTCGGTGCGTATGACAGTGGAACCTTTACTTGACTAATAACAGACCCAGCAGAATTTTTACGTAGCACGTAGAGGTTATTAAACATGCGACCGAAGATAGAAACACACTTCCGGATTTTTTCATGATAGTAGTAAGTCCCAAACATTAATTATTCTCCGGATCACCAAATGGGTTAGTTTCAGTAAAGTCTAAGAAATCAGTCGACTGAGTACTAAAGTCTAAGCTTTGTTCATTAGATGCTATCTTGTTATCTTCGGCTACAGCTGATATCGTAAAATCTGAATCCTGGATTCTTAGTGTTCCACCAGAAACGAAGTTGTGGAACTTGCCGTCATCAGCACCGGCATGAATCAGGTGTACCTTATTATCTGAGTCAGACCATTTCGAGATCTCACCCTGCATCACAACACCGCTACCGAATGTTTGAGTCGCAATCAAGCCGATACGATCGTTAATAGACAGTGGGCTATTGTGATCAACAGTCAGTACATAAGTGTATGAGTAGTCTGTTTCAATCTTATCTATCTCTGCGATTCCAGTGTCTAGATCTTCATCATTGTACTCGAACAAGGTAGCTCTGAGTTTAAAGACAGGTAAGTTTGACAACTGATAGAATGGTTGCTCGTGCTCCACATGGCGGATCTCAAACAACTTATTTGTCATAGGTAAGTAGATAAGATCACCCTCAAATGGCCTAACCGCTGTTACGCCGCTATCCATCCTTGCAACTTGTTGAGTCCATCTTCTTCTCGATACAACAAATGTCGCTTCATCGCGGATCTCGACACCAAACCGAGTAAAGAGATCACCTTCTCCATCAAAGCCATCGACATTCTCAATATACATCTCAATCTTATGTGATGAGTTAAATCTTGATGGGACATCCTCACCAAAAATTCTGTCTTCTCCGACCAGATCACGTGGAAGATAATATACATCTTGGCCGTATACTTTCAACGACTCGATGACAATATCTTCGTATAAGTTCTGTTCTGATCTGACCTTGTCAGAGAAGTATAAATTTTTCATATTAACCTACAAAGAATCCTGGTGGCATCTCGTGTTCGAGACGAATGGCTTCACGATGCTGTTGAATCTCGTTTGTAGCATCATCGTAGATCTGTCTTCCATTTAGCGTGACTCCACCTGGAAGCTGCATACCTTCAAACTTAATTAGGTTCTGACCCCACTGCTGTTTGATGAGAGACGTAGTATACTCTTTAAGCCATAGATCATTATAGATCGATGTACTTGTATCCGGATCAATGATCTGATAAACCTCTGCAATAATGTAATCACCAGCCTTGATATCATCATCAGCAAAGTCTCCAAAGATATACAGACGATTCTGCTTACGAGAAAACTGAACTTGTGGATGGCCATTGAGTTTCATGTCGAGTAATGAGAGATACTGTTGCATCTGCTCATAGTAAGCAAGGTCACCGGCAAAATGAATTAGTGACGCCATATCGTTTAGCATCATCTGATACTTGATGTCAAAAAAGTTTCGACCAGAGTTAAAATTAGATGCTAGTGGAAAAAGCTTTGAGACATATGTAATATTTGAATTAAGAGAGATGTACTCGTTCGTAACATCAGATTCTGTCACTAGGTGTTTCAGGTATGTACGTAGCGTAGCTTCACCATGATATTCCTGATAGTATTGTAAAGCTTCGTCAACGCGATCTTCGAGTTGGTCTTCGTCGACGTTGATTTCTATAACAGGATCACCCAACCGGCGCTTGCAATAGTCTATCAATGTCGATCTTGAGTTCGGGTTTGCCATAGAATTATCCTTTAATGGTTCTATGGTTATTTATATGTTTTGAATCTAGAGGTAGCGAATATTCTGTATTCCAGGATAATTTACTAAACCTAAGACATCTGGCGTATACCCTTCAGGAAAATCAACCTCAATCCTTGGCATAACTGTATCTAAATGTAATTTACCTGCTGCTTCATATACATCATACTCTTCAGCAAGTTTCTTCATCCATAGATACCACCCATAGTCACCAACTTCGTCACCCCGATCATTCTCTATATTTTTATTTTCTTCTACAACCCCCGGCACACGCGTATCATAAACATAGGTAGGATATCTATCGTAAAGGTGTCTCAGTTTTAAGTTACCTCTGACATGTGCATCTTTATACACAAGATAGAGTAATGTATCTTCTCCGACTACAAAGTCTGGATCATAACTATATCCGCTGACTGCGTTCTTCGAGAACATGACAAGTCTATGGTGTGTTTCCCATTTACTTAAATATTTGTAGCAGTGCGTTGCCCAATGTTTATGAGTATCAGATAGGTCATTGCTCCAATCATTTCTCTTGGCTATGAGAGTTCCGTTAATTGCTCTCTGCCACCAGTCATAGGTATGTAAAAAACATCGTACTCCGTGACCATGAATTTTTTCTGGATTAGCCCTATCATTACAACCTAAAAATGGATCTGATACGCCTGGTACAATGGGATTGGTAATAGCCAGTAGTTCATCATAACCATTTTCTCTCCAGATACCAAATTGATATTCAAGTGCTAGTACATCAATTTCATCACTGTGCTGAGCAATTTGTTTATATGCCCAAACACCATGAGGTGTTATGAAGTCATCTCCATCAATTAAAACCGCATAGTCATAACTAGAGGCACGGAATAAATCATAGACTGAATTTTTTCCTTGGCTCGCAGTTCCATTACTCTCAGTGACTACATATTCAATACTATTAGCAGTACAATGGGCAATAGCTGATTCTTTAAAATCCTCATCTTGTGTGTTAATGACAATTGTCATCTCATCAACAGGAATTGTTCTTTGATGCCTCTTAAGAGAATGCATATTTCTGCAGCAGAGAACGTAGAATCTAACAGTTTTCATACTATTACTCTATCGGTTTTGTAGGCCATGTGACATCCGTCGGAAATCCTGATTGGCCTGGTATATCTCTTAAAGCTTGTCGATACGTAATCATTGCAGTTGAAGGGTTTCTATCAGATACCATTTCGAAATCAGTTTGCATTAAAAGGACATCGCGCTTATTTCTTATCATATTAGCTAATTCATCATTTGACAAATCTTGAACAGTCCAACCAACTGTAATTGTAGTCTCTGTTTCTGTATTTGTCTTCACTAATTTTTGAGTTGACGTGTCATATGTAGGCTCAGTTTCGTACACAACTTCTTTTAGGCTACCAGTATCAGTAGTTAACTCAAAATTACTACTGCTACTTAATTTATCCCAGTGGGAGATAGCTTCTTCTACACCTTCTTTTGCAACCTCATGTATTATTGTATCGTTAAAATCGTCAACTGCTCGTCTCACATAATAGTCTGGGTTATTCTCTTTAGAATACCGTATCATGATCTGTGAACTAACTTGATCTAATTTTGTAATTTTATATGAAATCATTATAAATCCTACTATGTAAATTTAATAAATGCCGATCCGGTATTATTACTCTGATATCGTATTGCGGTCCATAATTTTTGTAAATCATCACTTGCACTTGGATTGCTTTGTACGAAACTCCAATAATACCGGGTTGTGGATCTTTCGTTCAAAAGTCTTGTATGTGTACCATAATAGTTTCGAGCTGTTCTATTAAATGAAACATCGACTGTTCCTAAACCACCAGATACACCGTCTGTTGCTTTCACGTGCATAGTGTTCCATCCATAATCAGCACTATTTGAACTCGATAGCACTAAGATAATCGGATTTCCAGAGACGCCTGTACCAGCATAGTTAGCGATTGTGAATCCAGTTATATTATTAGATATACCTGGATTAGTTTTACTTATAGCACCAAAAGCTGCATACCAATCATCGGCTGGTGCTTCTGGATATAAAAAGTCTCCACCGTTCAATGCCTGATAACCGTGCCTCTCAGCTCCAAATGTAGTATCTTCTCTTACAGTAACAGTAGCGCTTCGAGTTGTGGCACCATAAAAATCATCAAGTGCTATTTCACCAGATGATGGAACACCAGTATATCCATCAACACCATAGTACTCGTTGAGTCCGTGAGGCGTCGATCCACCAAACTCAGTTGCGATATCCTGTATGTCAATTGCTCCAGATGTTTGTAGAGGCATTACATTGATCCATATGCTGTGACGTTTCCGACAACGGTCAGGTTGCCAGATGCATCGAGTTTCATTTTATTTGTACCACCAGTTGCAAAGTATAACACTCCGCTTGACTCAGTGATTGTCCAGTTACCAAGATCGACTGTTGCTGCATTTACCTTTCCGCTGACAGTCAAATCATTTGATGTTGCGTTAAACGTAAGCCCAGCATCTCCGCCAAATGATCCACTGTTATTAAACTGAACTTGAGTGTTTGATCCACCCGGTGAAGTACTCCCACCACCTCCACCACCAAATGTGCCAGTAGGCAATCTATCAGAATCAATAGTACCAGCGGTAATTTTTGATGCATTGAGTGATGGTATTCTAGCTGCATCAAATGTACCAGATGTAATTTTAGACGTTGCTAGATTAGGTATGTCAGATGCCGATAAAGATAATCTAGCTGAAGGAACTGTACCACTACTAAGTTTCGATGCATTTAAATTAGTTAGGCTTGCGCCAGATCCAGAAAACGTTGTTCCTGTTACAGTACCACTTACAATGACACCAGCTGCATCAGTCTTTAGCTTTGTACTACCTTGGTGCATTAACTCAAAGGTACCATCACTATCCTTAGTAGTCAGCTTTGTTGCTCTTTCTTCTTTCTTAGATATAGCAGCTACAAATTCATCGGAGTCTGCAGCAGTGAATGCTACTACAGACTTAGTCTTAGTACGAGGATTATATACGGTCTTAAATTTTGCCATTAGGAAATTACTCCGAATTCTTCTGTAAGCGACCCTGTTAAGCCTGTTATATTATTAGCAGATCCGCTCGAAAATGTTATCGAGTATGGAACAAAACTTGTTGCATGCCCTTGAAAAAAGTAAGGTCCGTTGAAATCATCAGCCACAAGGTTTACTACCCAATCATTAGTATCAGTTTGGTACATATCTAGCGTAAAGCTTCTAATTGAATAATTTGAACCAAGCCCTGTTAAAAGATCAGTAGTACTAGCAGATGCTTTAGTGCCTAAAGTTGAGTTATAATATACTCCGGTCCAAGTAACAGATGCACCACTTGTTTGAACAGTCAATATCGGGCTATTTGGACCACTCGAAGCTGTAATATCGTGAGCTACCCATCTCAAATGTGTCTGAGCTGATGTTGATGCATTTGGCACCGAGTTAGAAATAGTTAAACTAGTAGCCGCATTACCGCTTGTCGTAATATCAGTATACAATTTAACAGGAACGCTACCGGTGTTATCAGGAAAAGTAATTGTTCGATCAGCTGTTGGATCAGTAACAGTGAGTGTTGTTTCGTGTGCGTCTGCTGTAGCACCTTCAAATATAATATCTCCTGTTATATCAATCTGGCCCGTGACATTAATACCTGCGGAGTCTGTTTCAAGCTTTACGCCATTATTAGCACGAAGTGCGCACTTAGTTGTTACACCTCCTTCAAATGAAGCTGCTATTTGCGATGTACCATTATTATTAGTTGTAATTATTTGAATATCGTCGGTCTGCTTACGAGCCCAAATATAATTAAATCCGGGCGTATGTAACATAACAAGATCATCTTCGTCGCCCATTCCTAATACGCCTGCACCTAATGTGTTACCACTGATCACACTTAAAGCATTACCATCGTTTCTTAACAATAATGACGGCGGAGAGGTAGCACCTGTCTCGAGAACGACATCTTCATACATGCTAACACTATTTGAATCAAATGTTGCAACTGGAAAATTATTTGTTCTAATAGAAACATGTTGACCGGCTCTTGCATTCAATATTGTTTTACCAGCAGAGTCTTGGTAAAGTGCAGTACGATCAATATGGCCACCCTGATCCTCATGACAAAATACTGCAACGTTAGTAGCACCTGCAAATCCACCACCAACTTTCGCGCGCCCAAAAGTTGCATGGAGATCTTGGCTAGGATGCCCTTGGATACTATTATCTGCAACTTTTAAAGCTGTTGTGCCAGCAACTTGAAGTAATAAATCACCAGTTCCATTTTCATTAATTATACTATTACTTCCATTATGAAAAATTTCAAGATCGCTACTAGTACCGAAATTAAGTTTTTCATTATCATTGAATACAACAGTCTTGACACCGGCAGAATCTAGACCGCTACCACCACCAAATACGCCAAGTGGTAATCTTGCAGAGTCAATTGTACCACTACCAATATTGTCTGCATTTAAAGATGTAAGCGCCGATCCAGAACCGTAGAACCTACCGTCAGTAGTGGTTATATCACCGGTAACCGTGATTGAGTCAGCGTTGAGTCCACCAGTTATCTGAACGATATGTTTAGCTGTGTCAGTACTTGAGTCAGTACCAATGAGAACATGACCTGAGAACTCTGCTAAACGAATCTCACCGTCGTCATCAACTTCGATTGATGGGATACCTGAGATATCGTTGACCGAGAATATAGTTCCACCCATACTATCGGCAATAGAGAAAAGCTGACCAACCTGACCTTCGAATGATAACGTGTCACTCGACAACATATTTGCTGTGATAGTATTGGTTTTGTCTGAATCGACGAATGCGATGTTTTGTGATTGTAGTCCGTTCTTGACTACAAATCTTTTGTCGTTAGCCATCCGGTTCACTCTCCCCTGTTATGGCGTTTACTTTTATTTATATTGGAAACCTTCCACGTAACGCATTATAATTTTGTTTAACTTCATCGGCACTTAACATTCTATTATATGCTGTAAAATGTAGTAGATCACCTTTTAATTCATTTCCAGAATATGAATTACATATTTTAGTAAAATTTAAACTTGCAGATGAATTGTAACCAGATAGAGTGGTTGCCTGTACACCATCTCGATAAATGTATCCAACTCCACTTCCATCTTGTCCTGCTACAATATACCTCCATGTATCAGCTGATAATGTAGTACTCATTGACTTAGATACATCATTGTCTTTAAAAGAAAACGTTGTGCTATTTTGTCCGTATATTCCTATTTCATAATTTGCATTAGCATTATCATCTTTAAATAAAAAATTCCACCAAGTTTCTTCTTGAGATGATGGTACTCGTACAATAAAAGATATACAAAATCCAGTTGAACCACTCAGACTTGTTGAAGATGACATAGTAATGCCATCACCTGTTCCATTTGCTTGAAGACCAGCTGATCGATCAATGGTTGATCCAGTAATTGTGCCAGTTTTGGATCCAACAGTGTCTGTAATAGATGAACCAGATTCATAACTTTTTTTACTACTAAAATCAATAGAGAAAGCAATATTATTTTTTGCAATGTTAGGTCCAGAATGTGCAGCCATTAGAGCCCGAACCTCCCTCGTAATGCATTATAGTTTTGTTTGACTTCGGATGATGATAATGATTTATTGTATAGTCTAATACTATAACACCCCATGTCTGCTGCTTGGCTAGCGGCAAAACCACCAAGAACTGAATCTTGTTCTTGGTTCAATACCCATCCCTCTGTTGATGTTAAATTATTTGCAGCCGTATAATTGCCACTAAGCACTCCGTTTTTATAATAATCTTGTGAACTTCCTTTGTGTACAATAGTTAATAAAAGTTTTTCACCGGCTGAATACGATATATCAGAACCTGAGTTTTTTGATTCATTAAAAGGAGTAATCTTTGAGTCAGCTTGTCTTGCAATGTAATAATTATTATCTGATGTTGTGGCCATACTATTAAAATATGTTGGAGCAGCAGAGGAAGGAGTGGCATCAAGTCGAATCCAAAATTCTAATGACCAGTAAGTTCCATCAGATAAATTGTTTAAAGCACTAACAGGTAAAGTAATGTAGTCAGAAGTTTGAGAACCGTTCATATTAAAACATCCCAAATTTTCTGTTGTGTGTGACACAGAACCAACTATAGATGCATTATATGCATTCCCACTTAAATCACTCCAAGTAGTTCCACTGCCTGAATACGATCTCGTATTAGCAGCATCTAAACAAAGTTGCAATCCATCTGTCACAATCCTAGAACCGTGATTCAAGCTCATAGACCAAACCTTCCTTTCATCGCATTATAATTTTGCTTCAGCTCATCAGCCGACAATCCTCGGCCATACGCAGAGATAGTAGCAATCAACGAATTTAATACGGGTGCTGAACCAATATTTCCACTTGTATTCACATTTCTTGATCCAATTGCAATATCATTCGTAGTACCGTTTCTAGTTCTTGTAATACTGCTAAAAGCTCCTGTTTTTATTTGAACTGCATCGATATATAATCTGGCAGTAGTTCCATCTCCTGTATATGCAATATGCATCCATCGACCAGTGAGATCAGTATTAGAATATCCAGTAACAGTATTTGCTCTCATTAAAATATAACCACCACTTGGATTAGAAGACTCAGCAGTTGCTGAAACTGATTCAATTCCTCCTGCAGTATCAATCCATAATCCATTCGTAGCACCAGAATACCAACCGCTTTGTGCTTTATTAATCAGCGTACCATAATTCCCTAAAGATTGAACATACACCCAACCACAAAGAGTAAAGTTAGTTGATGAACCAAACACTGCAGATTCAATTTCTGAATCATGAGGTACTGATGCATAACTTCCGCTGTCAAAGTCAAGCGAACCTTTATTGTTTGCATCGAATGATGCCAATGGGCTACCTTTAGTAGTCGCATTCCTTCCGTTACCACTTAGATCTGTCCAAGTTGTACCACTACCTGGATATGATCTAGAATTTGCTGCGTCTAGATGCAACATAAGACTATCAGTTACAATTCTAGAACCGTGATTCAAGCTCATAGACCGAACCTCGCTTTCTGTGCATTGTAATTCTGTAGAACCTCGTCAGCTGACAAAGCCTTTCCGTATATCCTGCAGATATCGATATATCCATACCACCCGTTATTAAACTGCACTGTACCCTCAACATTGCTACTAATTGCAAATGGTCTAGCGGTATCATCACCGTATGTTGCTTCTGTAAGCGAGGTAGTACCAGTTGTCTTTGCTTCACCGTTGATGTAAAGAACCCTTTTACCTGTTCCACCATCATACGTTCCAACAATATGAAACCATTTGTTAAAGTAGTCTGCATCGCTAGTAAAATTAAATCTTGTACCCACGGCTGCATTATTTGGGTTTATTTGAAATTCAACTCTGTTATGTCCTGGGGTTGCACTACTTGCTCCATCTTTTCTCACAGCAAGCCCTGTATAATCACTGAAATCAGTAGACATAATTCTATATAATGATCCGCTGCCATCTCCTAAAGAATACACCCACGCTTCATATGTCAACCTTCCAGTAGTTTCACCTAGATATAAACTTGGATCTTTTGAGATATTGCTTTCAGGAAAAGCAATCGCAGTAGTTCCACTTTGTGCAAACAGCAAATGTCTTTGGCCAGGGAATGTAGTATCATCTACAGTAGGTGCATTACTTCCTGCACCATCACCGAATGTTCCGTGATATCCTTGACCAGACATATCAAAATATGTTACGCCAGATCCAGGATAAGATTTTTTGTTTGCAATGTCAACATGCAACACAAGTTTGTCAAGAACAATTCTATTTGAATTATATACAATCGCCATTCTTAGGCCTCAATCAATGTTTCTACAACTTTGTATCTTGTCGATGTCGCACTTGTACCGGTTGCAAGAAGTCTTACATCTGATCCGCTAATATCAACATCGTATGTTGCAAGATCACTGTCAGTCGTAATCGTACCATACTCAGTCGCAACCGCGGTTGTTCCATCATGTGTCACGAGTAATTCAGAGATCTGTCTCTTCGTACCTTGTGATGCAGTCACGATAAACTTCGCACCGCAATAGGATGCATGAGCAAATTCAGCGATCGATGTCTGACTAACAGATGCGACCTCGGCTGAATCACCATCGAGTGTATACGATCCGAATGCACCTATTGTGACAGGAACATCAATATCAAATGAAGATCCAGATAACGTCATCTTCTGACCGTTATTAATTCTGAAATTCATATTCTGGCCACTAGAAGCATTTAACCATACTTGACCACTTCCATTCTGTATTAGTGCATAGTCATTTGTGCTATTTTTATCTACATGACTAAATCCGGCAATATCGCTAAAACCCATGTAACCGATATGAGCTCTACCGATAACAGCTGAGATATCAGTGTCTGGGTATACCTCAAACTTTTCAGTAGGACTCGTAGTACCGAGACCTAAGTTACCCGCACTTATGTGATTATCAGTGCCGTCAGTGTAAAATGCTATTTTTTCTACACCCGAGTCATACATGTGGAATCTACCACCATTAGTAGATTTTTCAGCGATTCTTACAATATCATTAGTACTTGAATTTGCTTGAATAGATAAACCAGATGAGGTAGAAGATACTGAACTAGATTTTATTGTTAAAGGAGATGTAGGAGCAGTTAAGCCGATACCAACACGATTGTTTGCTGCATCAACATGTAATGTATTCGTGTCAACCGTGAGATCATTGACAACTGTTAGATCGCCAGAATTACTCAGGATCATTTTGTTACTGTTATTGTGCTGATTAACAGTACCGAAATTAAAATGTAAAGATCCATCCCCGGCGCCGCCAGTGGTCTTTCTAGCAATACTCCACACATCAGTGTTAGCAGATGTACTAGCACCTTCAACAAAGTTAATAGAACTTCCCCAAGTACCATCAGATGATGACACGAGATCAAACTGAGCATCTGTTGCTTCTACTACAGCTACACCATAAGTTGTCGCGACACCGACATTTTGATCTACAATATGGAAGCTTCTCTGTGGTGAAGCCACGTTAATACCAACTTTATTATTAGCAGCATCAACGACTAGTGTATTCGTGTCAACCGTGAGATTACCTGATATCGTAGCAGAGTCAGCATTCACAGTACCAGTAACGGTGACACCGTAAGGCGTGGTTTCTAACTTTTTAGCGGTGCTCTCATATAGTTCAACGCCATTAGTACCACCAAATATTTTGGTGTGATTAATCAGAGCTGTACCTGATTGACCAATTTCTAACGCATTGCTTTGATTCCATTCAAGTAATGTTCTAATATATCCGTTATCAGCACCGATAATTCTAGTACCAGTAGTTAATGCTATACCAACATCATTAGCTGTATCAGGGCCCCCTCCGGCCGGATCATAAGTTACACCACCACTAAGTTCAATAGCGGCTGTACTTTGAATCAATTCACTAGTAGAGAATCCAAGAGAATCCCCAAGAATAACATTACCGCCAATACCGAGTTCACCATTAACTGAACCAGCATCACCGATATCTAATCTTGGTGTAGAGTCGGCACTTGGCTGGAATGTGATCATCGCAGACATATCACGTGGTGTGCCACCAGTACCGGCATCATACTGACCGATACCTACTCGGTTTCCGTTTGTCAGCATATACATTGCAGTACCGCTCTGCTGACTACGCATCAATATATTTGGATGCCAACCAGTGTACGCAGCGTTTGGTCTTAATTCTATATTGGTCTGGCCAGGAGTTCTTTCGTATCTCCATGTGCCGGTAAGATTACTAGTACTACTAGTGGTGGTTTGAGTAACTATACCTGTAAGATTCAGAGGACCAGTTGATACTGAGTCCGAGACAAGACTACCAGTGACAGTGGCACCGTAAGCCGTTGTTTCTAACTTCTTACTATTGTCATGGTATACTTCTACTGCTCCGTCACCTTTACATATGAGGAAGTTTTCAGTACTTCCTGACTTTCGTAGATATAACCAGTTTCCGCGAATTATAGTTGAGCCGGTTCCATCAATAAAATTAATATTTGACGAATTGTTGTGGTATATTTTTAAATCTTCACCAGCACCAAACGTTAACCTATTAAGATCACCTAAATTAATAGAATCAGCTACAAGACTACCAGTAACAGTGACACCACCTTCTGTAGTTTCAAGTCGAGTTACGTTATCATATCTAAGCTTCACGTCACCATTTGCAGTGAATGATGCCATTTGTTCATTGTCAGCTGGATTCTTAAATAAAATCTGGCTGGTTTTAAAAATTAAAGAACCGGTTCCACCTTCATCAATGTAGCTATGAGAGCCATTATGATAAATCTGGAGGTCATTAGCATCTCCAAGTTTTATTCTTGCATTATCGGCTAGACTAATTGAGTCAGCTATAAGACTACCGGTAACAGTAACGCCATCTGATTCAGTGGTAAGCTTCTCGGTACCGTAGTAATAGAGTCTAACTTTACCTTCACTTCCATCAGCCTTAAAATATAAAGCTGTGGAACCAGTACCGTCATCTGTTCTTATACTAACATCTTGATCATTCGCGTTTTGTGTTATCTGCAATTCGCCAGTGTAACTTCGAATTCTTGAAACACTTCCAGTATGATCAAGTCTTAAATCATTATTGTCACCTAAATTTATTAAACCGTCATCTGGCAAGGTTAGATTTGTAACAGTTGCAGAGTCAGCTACGAGACTACCAACTACATTTACACCACCTTCTGTTGTCGCAAATCTTTCTACACCGTTATAATAAAGTTCTGCCTCAGCATTTTGTCTAACAACTAAACCATTTTTGTTCTCTGCAGCATTCATGATTTGGAATGTATTAGAGAGAACCTTTAGATTACCAGTACCCTGATCATTAATATAACTATTAGACCCATCATGATAAATTTTAAGATCTGAATCAGCACCAAACGTTGCCATTACGTTATCACTAAAATTCAAATTACCAGATGTTTTAGCGTCTTCTACATTACTTCTTAAAAATCCACTCGATTGAATATTGTCAAGCGTGTCTGCGTCTAATCCGTTACCGGATCCTTCATCAGCAGTTGTTAATACTCTATTTCCAGAACTAGTGATAGTTCTATTGAAATCAAACTCAGCATTTGAATGATCGTATGTCAGTGATGGAGTGTCTACAATGTTTGACCCACCCCATGTAATACCACCGCCATTCAGTGCAGAACTATCTGCTGCACTATCTCCAATGACAATGTTCTTGTCGTTAAGAGTAACGGTTGTAGAGTTAATTGTAGTCTGAGTTCCTTCAACTTGAAGGTTACCAAGAATCTTAACGGTCCCAGTTGCATCACCGATTGCTGCTGGATCAATGATAAACTCTGCAGGACCTCTTACCTGATTAAAGGTTGGATTTGCAGATGAGTCAAGTGGTTGAAAGTGAGCTTTTACTTCTGCAGCTGATGGACCGGTGTATGTAAATGCACCAGTTCCGCTATTATATGAAAAACTGCCATCACCGCCTGCATCGGTTGCAGAAAACATTCCACGCACATTAGCCGAGTCAATATCGATTGTACGATTAGCAGCAATTGTTCCACCACCAGTAAGACCTTTACCAGCAACTACGGATACGGTTGAGTGATCAATGTGTTCATTGGCTACGAATCCAGATAAATTATCGTGAACTATATCACCGTCTGTTGTAGTGATCTCTCCTGTAGTAGAATTGTATGTAATACCTGTACCACCGGATATGGCATTCTTTGCATCCGAATCAGCACGGGCAGTCGTGTAATAAAGGTTACTACCTTCCGATAAATTACTGGTTGACTTTGTGGCTAGTCTTACATCAAATGCACTATCAGCCCTAACAGTGGTATAGTAAAGGTTCGTACCCTCTGGTAAGTTTGAGGTTGACGCATCTCCCAAGTCACTATCAAAATTTGCCTTAGTGTATACTTGTTCGACATCAAACGTAAATTGACCAGTAGCAGAATTGTAACTTAAATCACCGCCTGCACTTAACGCCCCACGGATCTCCGAGATTCTATCATCTGAGTCATGGAATGTAGTTGCAAAAGAGTTGCCATCTGCAGTATTGATCGTAAAGACGCCAGTAGCTGAATCGTATGATGTGCTTGACACACCAGCAACATTAACAGTTCCGGCTGAATCAATCTGACCTCGAGCATTAACTGTGAGGACTGGAACCTTAGACGCTGATCCATAGACAGCTGAGTCAACTCCGGTGTTTGTGATACTTAATGTATTTGATGCGCTATCGAATGTAAGACCAGTTCCGCCAAGCGCAGTTTCATCAAGAGCCGTATTGAAATCAGAGTCAAAGTTTGCTTTCGAATAAGTTGCTTCGACGTCAATTGAAAACTCACCTGTAGAACTATTGTAGGTAATATCACCAGCACCACTGAAGAAGCTTCTGATCTGACTCTGAGATCCAGATAGATCAAACCCAACTGCGGTACCAATAGAATCTGTAACAGAGAAAGTACCTGACTGATCTTTGATTGCAAGACCGCCAAGGTTCAGAGTACTACCACTTAGATATAAGTCCCTCCATTTTGCTGCAGCGGATCCGAGGTCATACGTGCTATCAGCCGATGGAATAAGGCTACTTGATATGGTGGTAAAGACTGGTGATGACGTATTTACGAATTTTTGTGACGATGAATCAAACTGAATGAAGTCGTTATTTGAGGCGCCTGATATTACTACATCGCTAAGACCATCAAATGAAGATCCGGCTTGCACAACAGATCGAATCGGCGTTCCAACCGTAATACTTTTGACAATAGTTGTTCTGTCTGTAGAGGTGACCTTGACCGATCCAATCGTTCTTCCAGATAAGGTAATCTTTGACATGATCTACCTCACTTAGTTACAGAAGGACTGACTTGGATTCTACCTTCTAAAATCCTTTCTCTGATAGTTGTCGCACTTGAATCTAGATAAGATATCTCTACATCATAAACATATCGACCTGCTTTTAATGCATCAGTTTGAGTGTTTGTTAGACTCAAAGAAATAATGCCGTCCGTCGGAGGACTTGCAACAATTGCAGTGAATGCAGTTGTGTCAGAATCGCCGCTATTGTAGTTCTTCTTCATCTTAGCTGCGACTGAATGATCGGTCAGATTTTTCTTTGCACCTTGAGTGTCGACGCATTCTAATTGTATAGTGACGTCTGCACCCTGATCTATGGTGAATTCTTCGTAAGTGGCCATGAAATACCTCGGTGATTTCTTTGTCGGACTTTCGCCCCTGCCTTGGATAAATAGACAATATAGTTTATTTATAATACTTTGTTTTAGAACGGAGAAATTTATGGCAAGATATATTGTCACATCAAAAGTCATTGGTGATCCAACAACAAATCCTAAATTAAGTACCTTTAGTAACGGTCAAGCAACTACTATACTAGGAGAATATGTCGCTGCTGGAAAATTAGAGGTCTTATTTGACACAATTAGTGGTAATGAAAGAACGATCTCGCTGGCATTTAAGAATAAAACTACTTGCACTGAAGTAAGATCGAAGCTCAAAGCACTTGGCGATTTTCGTAGAACTGATGTCAACTGGGAGATTCTCAGTGAAGGATTTGAAAGTTAATGGAATACTATAAGACTCGCCTTCCTTACAATCAGGAAGAGTTGCAGAATCTATTTGATGAGATAGATGAGCAACTGGAGTACATTTACTATGGTAGGAGTAAGAAATCTGGTTTGTTCCAGGGTATTATTCCTGAGTGCGAGATAACTAAAAATATCATGGATGACATTGAAGGGTCATTACATTGTTCATTTATAAAAGTAAATCCTGGGTGTGATTTGAAAGCGCATACTGATACAAGAGGAGTTGGAATCAACTATCCTGTCCGTGTACCCGAGGGAAGCTACAATATACAATACGACGCCGAAGCCGAAGGAACAAGAATCCGCCAAGCTTACATGGGAAGAAGCAAGGAGTCAACAGCACAACTTTTTCTCAAAGCAAAAGAGATCTCAAGGTTTTATCTTGACCAGCCAACGGTGTTAAATACACATGTTCCTCATGGAGTCACGGGTGGTGATACACAACGAGTCGTATTGAGTGTTTCAATGAAGCCCGAGTACGATGAGTTTAATGATGTAGTTGAGAGGTTACAGGCAAGTGGATTCTAAAACACAACAACTAATCGTATTTTATTCAGTGCAAGTGTTAGCACTCTTTGCACTCGTATCTTTGCAACCAAACTTTATTCTTCTGTTCTTTGGTTGGATCACATTCTGTGGTCTTGCATCTGCAGTCATTATGCATCGAGGCCTAGCACATCGAACATTTAAAGTAAGTCCGTGGATGACGATACTATCATGTCTTGCGGTACAGGGTTCTCCGTTATGGTGGATTGCAATTCATCGCAGACATCATGATCACACTGATGGAGACCTCGATGTACATTCACCTAATCACGGAATATTCCATAGCTATATCGGATGGTTACACAAGGACGTAAAGATTAATCCACGATATATCAAAGACTATCTAAGAGATTCGACCACTAAAAAAATTGACAAATACTATGTACATATCGTCGCGTTTATGTTATTATTGTGTTTAGTGTTCCCATCCCTTATTTGGTTCTGGTTAGTTCCTGCAGCCTGGAGTTTCCATCAGGAAGCGATAGTTAACCTGTTCTGTCACTACAAAAAGATTCGTAATATCGAGTGGCTGGGTCTTCTCACATGGGGTCAGGCAATCCATAAAAATCATCATGACAAGCAAAACACGTTTCTCTTTGGTAAGAATGATCCATGCAAAATTTTTACGTGGTTGACAAACTAGAACTCCCACTATGGCAAAAAGAGTTTGATGACTTCATTCAGTATCAGCAAGAGAGCGGCCACCGACTTGCGAAGAACTATCGATATGATTACTTACAAAGGTCTGATGAGTTAACAATACTTGTAGATGACGACGACCGCATCGCTGGTCTCGCCTGCATGCTAAAATGGAATGATGTTGCGACCCGAGTAATGTATCGCTGGGCGAGAGACCGAAGAATTGAAAGAACTGACCACGTGTATGGCGATCTATCAAAAGCTATATTATCACATCAGCTTCCACTTGTAAACACTCCTTATGCATTTATTGGCCTCGATGGTAATCGTAAAAGGACAAATAAGAAGTGGGCGGATGCTGCAGGTTGGCAGGTAACAGAGGGAAGAGTACTACCCAAACATCATCAGCATATAGCTTATATTAAACTCAAGGAGACAGATGAACCATTCGCCTGTGAAAGAGCTTGGCCTTAGATTAATTAATCCACCACCAGCAATCAACTGGAAACGATTTAGATATGAATCTTATGCCTGGGACATTATACGATATCCTACCAACTATCCTACTCTCAATGTAAAAAGATATAGACAACATATTGGTATAAGTATTCCAGAGCATAAGGATACAATTGAGTATTGTTCATATAACTGGAAGATTTTAGGTGATGAACCAATCGTAATTGATGGTAAAGAATATCACTATGAGTCTGCTTTAGTAGATGTATCACGGCCGCACTCAGTACCGGCGTCAGGTAAGACAAGAGAGATATTTCGAATATCCTCGGTATCAAAATCCTATGAAGAGATATTAGAGCAACTAAGCTATTTTAAATATGGACAGGAAGTAACATACGAAGAGATGCTTGAGGCGATGGCATGATTATCGAATTGTTAGAAACCGATCAAGAGATTGATTTAGAATATCTAAGACTTGAATATAAGCATGCGCCAAAGGTAGTAAAGAATAATCGTGCGGGTGTTAATCTCAAAGCAGTTGAGGGTGTTGATCCGCTCGAGGCGATGTATGACATCAACGTAGGTGAATATGAGTGGCTCATTAGCGGTTACACTAAGGAACTAATAGAGTCACTCGGAGAGTTTACTAGATGTAGGTATCTCTCTATTGGACCACAGTTTTGTATGAAGATCCATTCAGATTACAAAGAGAGATACCATATTCCCATACACACAAACGAATATTGTGGATTTTTTGATAAACATCTAAACACATATAAGATGGAAGTGGGTAAGCTATATCGCCTCAACGCTACACACCCGCACTCGGCATTCAATATCGATAGGAATGAATGGAGAACTCATCTCATCCTAGAAAAAGCTTGAGTAATGTCTCCAACTATCAGGCCTATTCATCATATGAGTGAAATGAACGTATTTAATATCTGGATGAAACTCATCTAAAAATATATAATCATTTCCGGTAACATCGATGTATTGATTTGTGATTTTACTTTGCCATCTAGCATAGTCAAAAGAATCCATTTGCTCATTACTCATCCATCTTGTAAACCACGCATTTGGCATTAGTTTTAGTTTTAGGTTTTTCTTTACGTGGTCTTCTACAAAGAACTGCTCACCATTTACAGGGCCTTTTGTAGTACCGTTTTCAATATAGTGCCTTTGCCACTTGTCAGTATTCGACATAAACTCATCATAGATATATCGGCAGTCTTGAGGATAGTATTTAAAAAAACCGCCATTGATTTTATAATCGGGAGTTGAATCTCTCCACCATCCTGGCATAGCAACAAACTCACCACGTTCGATAGGATATTCAAATATCTTCTTGTAGTCATTCACCAAAAGCACATCGATATCCATAACACAGATTGGTTCATCAATATCGAGTGACATACCGTACATCTTATTCCATTGTAAGATTACATCATCACGTATCGGTTCGCGAATCCAAATAAACTCATATTCAGGTAGTTTAGATTCTAGATAAGTTTCGTACTCAGGCCCATATCGATCACCGATTCTAACTGCTACTATCTTCATCAACTTACTGCTATAATACCTTCGTCATTTTTCATAGAGCATATTCTTTTACACTTACTCATTGCTGTAGATTTATCTTCTAATGATTCAAAGAGTAAATAAGAAAACCATTCGCTATTTACTATTTCCTTTAATGATTTGTCTTTTAGCATAAAGTTTCCATTAAGAAAAGACTTCCATATTCCTGTTGGTTCTACTTCACTGTGTGACCCAAGGTAACAGCATGGATAGACTTGCGTGGTATTTAATATTTGTAAAGAACCTGCTTCAGCTTTTACACAAGTAATATAATCATAGTCTTCAGCTAAATGTACAGTCCTGTGATCCCTAGTTCTTCTTCTTAGTGCTTTGGGGTCTCTTCTAAATCTAGGATTAGTAGACTGTTCTAAACTCTCGAGCTCGCCATTTTCATTCTTAAATTCCCATATTGGCCCCTGTTTAAACCTATTCGATTCTATAGGAAGTACATCAAAGCATCCATAGTCATTAACCATTTTTACAATGTCGTCAAAATATTTTTCATTGTGTTTGAATATGATCGTTAAAACTGTAACTCTAGCTCCACTTAATGCAAAGGACTGTAAATTGTTTAAAACTTTTTTTAAATCAGTTCCTCTTCTATATTTTTCATGCATTTCTTGATTAATACCATCAACGTCAAAAGTCACTTTTAATCTATCTGAATCAATACTCCCTAGTTTATACCACCAGTCTTCATCACGCATACTACCATTACTATTCATTGAAACTGTAGTCAACGAAGAACTTTGAAAGATATATTCAACTATTTCGAGTATATCTTTGCACATCCCTGGATCACCATACGTACCAGAGAAGTGAATATTTTTGATATGATTTAGATCCTCGACACTAAAATATGATTTAAAATCGTCAATACTCCATGAGTTGATTTCAAACGGTCTCTTAGTAGATTTCCCTAATGTTCCCCACCTATCAGTCCTGAGACATTGAGGGCATTTAGCATTACAATATGTAGTTGCCTCAACAATGAGAGATAAAGATTTATTTTCGTATGCTTCTGCCCAAGTCTTCATTTACCTACTACCATGAATCGATTAAATTTTTCTAATTTCAATTCACCAGCATAGTGTATATCAATAAAGTCCAGTTCGTCTAAAAAATCATCTAAACTATTTTTACAATTAATGTGTTCATCAATCTCAAAGTAGTTATTTGATTGTAATGTAATCCAGCTTCTATGTTCATTTATTTCCAATATTTTATTTATGTAATCCTGTTCTACATGCTCACAGCTGGTACATATAACAGAATTAAATAAACCATTTTTCTTCCTAAAGTAGTCTAACATATCATCAGTAGCAAACTCAACATCAGGATATAGAATCTTTCCATATTTTTTACAGCCTGGATCTATATCAACAGATCTGGCGTTTCCTAATTTATTCGCTAGATTACCATACCAACCACCGAGTATCAAATGATGATCGGCTTCATTTGGAATATGTTCTACCAACCACTCCTTACTTTTCTCTTGGTTTTCATTAACGCTGTTTATGACATCTAAGATTCTAAATGGATCATCATAATATGCTTTTTTAATTGCCTTGAAAATATTGTCCAAAATCTTCACCGTTATACGTTACAAGAGGGGTTGGTTCTTTCCAAGGATTTGCATGAGACGACATAATACCATCTTCGAACAAATCATAGTCGATCTTTTCCCAAAATAAAAACCTATCTACACCTTTATACTTTCGCATAAAGAAGTCTTTATTCTTGAGAAAGTAATCCCATATATGTGATTGATCTCCTTCCCAATACATCATCGATGAGTTAATAATAGTATTGCCACTCCTCCAATAATATTTTGGATTGTCTCTTTTCCAGTATGCTGACCAGATAAGAAAAGGTTTTTTCTCAAAATGAGGAATAGGTCCATGAACAATAGTATCTATGTCAATATAGAGACATGGGCCAGGAATCGTAAATAACGCCATTTTATTCCAGACGCCATTTAGTTTAAGAAGCTCACCTCTATAAGTGATATGTTCATCAGCAGGAATTGCGTTATGAATAGCATCGTTCATATCGTCGGTAAATTTATCACCAACGTTACATGTTATGAGTTTCATTCTATGAATTTAATAAGCTCTGAAATTACTTCTTTGTATGTTTTAGCTTGTCTTAGTTTAGTCTTTGATCTACTAGAGTCTGCAACTATGGACGATTCAAATATAACCAATTTAAATTCGAATAGCTCTTTTTTATCAATCTGATCTGCATCGCGAGTAAGTGCATTTAATAATTCTGTAGCCAAAGTCGAATTGTTTTCGGTATAGATTAGTCCGTCTTCTTTTGCAATCTGAATAACTGCTTGTTTAAATGCCTTCCTTTGGATTTTACGCTCTTCTACAGTATTATTATAGATGTCGTCTAGGGATGTGTGATTAAGTAGTTCTTGATATCTATGATGACTAGTATCATTTAGTATGTTTTCTTCTATCTCTTTATCACCATCTAACCAAGTTATTTGAATAGTGTCTTCATTTGCATTAGTAAAATATGCGTTCTTATATACCCAATGTTTCATATTATGATCTGTGAATCCTCAAAAAATATGTTGCTATCGTTTGGGGTGAACCTGCAGGCACATCTTGTGCTCTATAGTCATTAGCACTAACTTCTAATTGTCTTGTTGTTTGACTGTCTAATCTTGTATCTACCATACCAGATCCACGCGTCTCGCCACTACCAGAAGCTCCAATATTATATGATAGCTGATAGCCACTCGTGTTTGTTACGACATATCTTATATATGCTTGTAGTAATGAATCAAAGTCTGATTTAGAAAACGTCTGAAAATTATCACTTACTGTTAGATTTGCAATTGGCCTATTATATGACGCCTCAGCTCCGTCGATCTGCATAAGATAGTAACTTTGAATCGTAGTTGGCTGATCAGCGGTCTCATTTACAGTATTATACGCTGCAGCATTTGCCCTTGTGTCTTCGTAAACAGGATTTGATGAGACTAACGTATGACCAGCGAGAGATGTATCAGTATGTATTCGATACGTGCCACCCTGAGCAGTTCCTGTAGAAGCCGAAGCTAAATTAATTGCAGCAGGTAAGATGAAAGTATCTAGAAAATCTTGATCAGTCATTACTCTTAGCGCACTACCAGTCCAATACATCGGTCTTGTAAATCCACTTGGAAGGGTTGCCGCTGATGTTGATGCAACAGTTTGAGCAGTACGATTTATATCAATTGTTTTAGTAGATACATTAGGTGGATTAGGATACGGATTTCCGGTTGCGTTAGACGATGTACTACCAGCAATCAGTCGAGTATCACTAATTTGACCGATGTTTGGAGATACATTTGATGAGCTTACTGATAATGTAACAGAAGGATTCAACGAATACTGATATGAGACTTGTGCGACAACTTCATCCACTTGTGCGGATGACATTTCTCGCAGGTTTCCAGCGCTAAAGTATAATGGACTTCTAACAGCCATGGTTATGACCCTGGACTAAATAGTGTCTTTACTACTGATCCTGTAGAATCTAATATCTGAAGAGATACTACTGAGTTAAATTTAGCCGACGTAAGAGTTGAATTAGCAATCTTGCCATTTGTTACATTTAGGTTTGCAATTTTAGCAGTAGTAACATTAGTGTCTGCAATCAGCGCGGTTGTTACACCTAGACTAGAAATATTAAACTTTCCAGCACTATCATAGTCTAAACCAACGCCAGCTTTAAAGTGATAATCTTGACTCAGACCAAACGTTCCAGAAGCAGAGTCAAATGTTATAGACACGCCGTGCGCAGAGTCAGCAGCATTAGCGCTGATTCCACTTTTGAAGATCGCTTTAATTTCATCCGAGTCATCGAATGGTACGACAATGTTCCTTACCGTATTAATCGCATCAACAACATTACTGTCGCCAGTTATAAGTAAGGCGGTATCACCAACATCGTCTGAGATAGCATTTGTCTTAGTAACAAGTGTTGATACTGGATCCGATAAATTAATTACTGTCTTAGCCATTTGTAGCCTCTAATATTTTATTTAAGAGATGTTTAATCTCTTTGACGTCATCCTTTAGTTCTGTAACTTCGGTTTCAAGCCGTGCAGTTTTTTCTCTTTCCTCGAGCCAAGCCTTTTTTCTTTTTCTTGCTTGACTCATTTCCTTACTATTTATGTTTAAAATAGCACCAGATGCTTTGTCTCTTACAAATCCAGGATGACCTTTTACATTCACATAAGCCATATTATGTTACCATCGCGATGGCTCTGAGGTCTCTGATTCTGGCGACCTTTGAACTGTTGGTTGTCTTGAATACAATCTTTAGCTGGAATGATGAGAATGGAGTCAAATCACCACCAATGCCACCGACCAAATAAGTATATTCTCTGAATATATTCGGATCTTCATCTGCAGCGATAGAGGTTTCTTTAGCAACTAATGTGTATGGTTGATCAGTAATAACTTCATCAGAATTTGCAGTCCTAAAGTACATATCAAAGTCAGCCTCATTTGGCCTGTTAGCAGCCAATAGAATCTTAAGACCTACTGCAGTTTCAGCAAGGTTGATAGTCTTTGTAATATGCTTCGAAGCAGCTGTTCCGTTTCGTGCATCAGTCTCTTGTACAAAGGTTAGTGCTGTTCCAGCAGAATCTTGATTGTCGATAATGTTTTCAAGAGAAGCAATTGAAGATCTTTGTAAATCAATAATTGGTGAAACGTCCGAATCTTCGGTCGACATTTGAACTCTGAACTGAACTGATTTAGTACCAGAGTTATGCGTAGTTTCATTTCTAGCCGTAGCAATTAGTTCTGGTATTTCTGACTTTAAATACTCGTTTGTGATAACGGTTGCAAATGTCGCATCAGTTGCATAGGCCGCATTTGTAGCAGAGTTTCTATTTGTACCAAATGATGCACCAGATGTTAGCTTAACAGCAGTAGTGAGTGAAGTATCTTCAGGCACTAAGTTAGCAACACTAAAATTATACTCATTCATCATCACTTGACGATCTACGATTACTCCGGTACCTCCAGTTCTCAATGACGAAGATGCATTACTATCAGCTGCGAAAGTATAACCAGTATGATCAACGCCTGTAATTGTACGCTCACCAATTATACTAGTTCCTTTCATACCATTATACGTTGTATTTGAATCAAGTCCACTAATAAAGACTTTATCATTTCTTACAAATCCATGGTCTGGGTGTAGCATAGTAACAGTAGTCCCACCAGAATCAGTGAGGATAGGATTGCTTCCTAGCAACACTCTTCCTGGATCTGCATTTTCTAAGAATGCAGTATAGGTAGTATTTTTCGTAAACCTTGCCTTATTCAATTTCATCATTAAGTCGAGAGTAGTATCAGGATTCCATATTGCGGCACTCGTAGTTGTAAAAAGATCGTCTAATCCGGCTGCCTTATTTACTCTTCTTCCAGTGGTACCTATGACAAAGTCATAAGACCTAGCCCCGTATAAACGATAGTCAGAGCTACGCGAGTGCGTAGCAATCGCATATTGATATCCTGGACTGAGAAAAATTGGTTCGTCAAATGTAAATTTAGTAGGAGCAGATTGAATGCCACTTAAAGAAGCCGAGTCGCCAACAGCAGGTGTACTAACACTATCCGCGGATAAAAATACTTCACTTCCTGGCATACTAATCGGTTGAGGAACTCTATTTTCAACTGAATGTAATGTAACGAAGACTGGTGCCGCTGTGGTACCGGTTGGTTTTTTAGCAAAAAACAATTCCACTGAAGTAAGAAATAATCCTTTTTTATATCTTACTGGATCAATTGTAAAAGTTTGTGCAATCGGTTTCATTTATATTCCTCGTTATTAGAATGGGCTAGATCCAGCTGAACCACCTGCAGCGTCAGCGTCAGCTTGAGTATCCCTATCATCATTATCTGCTCTTCCACCACTTGAGTAAGAATAGAATCCGTTATTATAATTATGATATCCGCCAGTGCGTTTCCCGCGGGATCCTCCACCACCGCCGTCATCGTCTCGTTGTACGACACCCCTTGCAAGAGTCACGTGACGTGTAGATTCAAAGGTTCTTTCAGATACGTTTATAATGCCTTGTGCCGAGAATGTAAAGAATGCAGACGAAGTAGATCCATCATCATTATTTTCTGATATATCAAGTAACTTAAATAACACATCTCCAGCTCTAAATCGTAAAGCTGCAGTTGATGGAATTACAAACGAACCTATGATTTCACCTTCGCCATTAGATATAAGCGTGGTAGAACCATCAGGATGACCAGTAGACTTTGTTAACGTGCTTCCAAGATCAACTGATGTAGTTGAATAATCTACGAAAGAAGTCTCCGATCTTACCCAGTCTGCAACTGATTCTTCACCGAAGTATGCAAAGTGTTGAGTATTGGGACTTAAACCTCGTGCTCTAAAGTAAACCTTAATAGACCTCATATAAGGTATGAATTTTTTCTCAAGAATTACTTCATTAATCTTATCTCTAACAACCTTTGACCCAGTGATTACTTTACCTGTGGACCCATACCAGCTATATTTAGAATCATTTCTACTTCTAACAGTTACTGATCCTTTGCTAGTAACAACATCTTCTAATTCAATCACAATATCAGGAACATACTCTGTCTCAAACCAGTTATCAGATGCTGGAGACATCTTCATACGACCTGAATTAGTTAATACTCCAAAAGGATTTACGCCGATCTCTTGGCTCACTAAGTCTTGATCAACGAAAGCTTCTTCAGTATATGGACAAATGATATAATCACCAACCCGAGTCGCGGTATTGCCAGCGTTGTCAGCGTCATATATTAGTCGAACAGATGCTTCACTGAATCTAGGAGTAAGTTCTTTTTCTCCCTGATCAATTGATGCCCTATACCCTGGATTAAAGGTATCAGAGAAATTATAATTTGCAAAGTTGTCAGCTAAGAAGCCAGCTTTTGTTCTAGCATTACCGGCTGAATCTAAAACTTCAATAGATGATGTCTCGTTTTCTAATAAACTTAGAGTAGTTAATTCTACTACATCATCAATACGCTTTTCAAGCTTACCGATATCCTGCATTGTGTAATTTTTAGTATCGTTCTTTTGAAGCGATACATCATCTTTGTCTAGCGTATATGGCTTGAGACTCATATCATAAAGAGTTAATGTTCCAGGTGGTTGAATAGGCGGCCTTGGATCCAACGCACTTACACCAGTTATCTGTCTATATTGACCAAATTTAAGTGTTGATCGGTCAACATTAGCTATGCCAATGACTAGTTTATCTTTTCTTGGAAGATAATATTCAACGTCAGCTCGAATAACGTCTGTTGTTTGTGGCAATAGATTGACAATACCACCTGTTCCGCTATACTGACCGTTAGTACCTTCTACAGGTCTGAAATCAAGAACGTCTCTGAGATTAATAATCTCACCGTTAACCTTTGTAAAGTCTGGGATATCATCATAGTTAATTGCACCTTGATATGAATTAACTGTAAATAAATCTCCAGCACCGTGAGAGAATCTTCTAAATGTTGTAGCAATACTTCCTGCAGGAATAGTAACACCAGGGTTTGCTACAATTCTTGATCTAGCATAAAAGTTATCACGCTGTCCGTTGTCGAATGTGAAGTTATCTGATATATCTGCACCGAGTGCACTATCAACTGCAATAGATTGTATTTCATGAACGTCTGCAAATCCAAGGTCAATAAATGCTAGTCCATTACCATCAGAATCAGCTTGAGTTGGCCAAGTTTTTGTTACAGTCTGTGCAGCTTCGAGAGTTTTTTGTCTAGATGAAAGATTAGCTCCAGCAATTGCAATGTAAGCAAGCAATTCGTAATCCCCGTTTCCGGTTGCAATACTAGATATTTCTACCTGGTTACCGGTTGGTGATCCAATTAAATTAAACGTAGCAGTCGTTACTGCACCATCAGTCTTTGCAAGAATCCAATCACCAGTATTTGTAAATATGTCACCTGTTCCACCAGCATTCTCAGTAACAGTGCTACCACTATATGTGAATGTAATTCTCTTTTGTACTGTAAGTGATAGATCAGACACGCCATTAACAGTAGGCCGAGTTGATGGGAGAGGGAATAGTAATGAGTTATTTGATGTCTCTTTTAACTGAGCTATTCCATCTTCGGTTACAATGTTTACAAAGTCTGTTGTGCTTGTTCCAAAACTTCTTGTGTCTCTAAAGCTTTGACCATTAGCCATGTTGATATCAAACAAGAAGAACTTGTGTGCTGAGTCAGCTTCTTCGACGGCTCTTACTCTTGCGCCACCAATCACGGACCCAGTATGACCATAATTATTCATTAAGTTAATTGAATCAAACGTGTCAATATTTGGTAATCCGGCATTATTAGCAGTATTACCAATAACAAAATTACCGTATTGTGCAATAATTGGCTGATTGTTTTCAGTTCTTGTATCTCTAGCTTTTTGAATACGAAGTTTAGTTCTTGGCAATTCAAGGCGATAACCATCAACATACGCAGTACCGCCACTCAGTTCTAAGTCTAAGTTCGAGTCATTACCACTTACTTCACTAAACTTAGCAGTGATGTTGTTTATTGTATAATTACCTGACTCTTCTTTTGTCCTAGTTGCCATAACATCGTAGATTGTATTGTAACCGTTTGATGTTGTGGCTTGTTTTGAAATCTCTCCATCACTAATTGTAGCAAGATATACAAAGTTTTCTGCCGATGTTACTTTAGATTTTTTAGCTAGTGAAAGAGTTATTTTGTAACGATCCGCACCAGGAGCAGAGATATTTGGCGAAGCTCCTTGATTATCATATAGGGCGCTTTCATCATCAGTCGTAATTACTTGTTCTGATATTTTAAATCCAACTTCAATATTAATACTAAATGGAAAATATTTCCCTAGTACTAACTCTTGTGCTTCAGCTGTTACAAAGTGATTTTTAACAAAGAAAGTTCCAGGTGCAATTTGTAAAATAGTTCCAGTATTAGCAGCAGAGCCAGTTGATGGGCTATCGGCTGTTAATGTAATACCAAGAGTTGAGTTTGTAAATGAAGCACCGTCTTGTACTACAACAGGCGAAGTGCCTGATGTTCCAGCTGATGTATCAGTATATTCAACAAAAAGTGTGGGAGGATTATCTCCAGCGCCATCATCTCTTGCAGAAGCCGCAAAGGCTTTTCTCACTATAAATTTAATGGCAGTCGTGTCACCGGTGAATTCTTTACCGACAAGATCGGAGAAAGAAAGACCAGCTGCACTTAATGTAGTAGCCGCTGCTGTAGTGAGTTTAATAGAAGGAAATCTAAGTATATGAAGGTTCCCACCTTCGACTGCGGCGCCTTCTACAAAAATGTTACTTCCGAACCGACCGATCTCTTCTTGAATAATTGTCTGCATTTGAGTAAGCTCTCTCGCTTGAAGAGCTCTACCCGCATTGAATAATATACGATGATAATGATCGCTGTCTTTGAAATCATCTTTGTATGTAGTTCCAAATGTTGTTGTAGTAACATTAGTAGCCATAAATTTTTAACCCTAAATGGTAATGATAACCTTAATATCTTCAGTCTGCGACGATGATCGTGTGACAGCGGCCCTGTTTTCAATATAGAGAACCTCACCGCTGAATTTATCTATAGTATAGTTTGGAGCTGCAGAATCCACTGTTCCTGTTCCACTACCACCAGTTTCTGTTGCTGTTTCTCCATCACTAAATGACTTAAATCCAGTCGCTTCAGTCTGATGATAGAATACACTACTATCAGTAATTCCATCAATGAATGCAGTAGCACCAGATGAACCACCGACAATCTTATTGTCTACTGTGAATGTAGCAGCAGAGACACCATTAAGTTTAAGTGAGCGAAGTGCAATACCAGAAGTACTACCAAAAATCGGTGTAGGCTGACCAGATGCGCTGTCTCCAACTTCTAAATTTTTCATTAAAACAATTTGTCTAAAATCTTGATCGGTGATAAAATTACCACCCTCAGTTCCTGCAGGTTTTGCATTAAACATAATTGAGCTTGATCTGAGATCATCACGAGGATCATATCCGATCCCCTTCTGTGTAGTGATAATAGGCCGATAATCAGCTCCTGATCCACCGCCTCCAGTGAAAACAATCTCAGCTAAATCATATCCTGTTCCACCAGCCTCTGCACTATCTAGCTCAACCTTTACTACTTCACCGGCACTTACCGTGGCAACTAGTCTTGCAGTTCTACCCGTTCCGTTAACAGTAACAGTTGGAGCTGAAGTATAACCACTTCCACCACTTACCTTAAGAGCTCCAGTGATCGCACCACTTACAGCGTTTTCGCGAACCTCAGCCTGGAATCGTTTTGCATCTGATAAAGAAGTATCAGATGATGAATCTACTAATGGAGAAAACTGAATAGGAACGAATCCAGACGACAAGAAATTATTAGCAGAAGTAGCATCGACAGTATAAAGGTATTTCCAAATATATCCATCAGACGTTTGGAATGGTTTTGTCTTTGCTACACCAGCGTCATTATAGCTTGGCTTAATAGTTGACGGTTGAGCTATTCCAGCCGCGTTCTTTGATTGTTGAATTACAATATAGACATCGTTGTCATCAGTCAGTACATAGTGAGCCGGTGAAGAATTGCCGGCCTGTGAATCTGAATATGCAGGATAAATTGTAGACGTTGACCAGTTGTGACGAGTTACGACAAATGAAGTTGCATTCACTATCTTAATAGATTGAAGGTTCTCACGAGCAAGTCTTTCCTCACGGATCGTGCGTACTGGGTTAACCACTGTATCACTTGAATCATACGCATCAGATTTACCAATTCCAATATAATACTGATCTGAATCAGTAGCATTCGTCACTTCATCAAAGAGAAGATTTACTACCTTTTTTCGAAAAGAATCAGTTACAATTGCTGTCATGTTTATTTCCTATTAAGCTAGAGTTATTTCACCCTGATTTCCGATTAAGAACCAATTTGCTCCGTCCCATACGCACTGGCATCCGTCGTTTTGTGCAAGTGCGAATGAGGTTCCTTGTGCAAAATTTGAAGGAGTAACAGTCATAGCACCAGCGCCCTTATTTGTAAAGATCTTGTACTCACCAACCGTTGTTCCATCTCCTAAAGTTACTGCTATTGCACTTCCTCTATTACCTATGATAAAGGTTGTATCATCAATATCTGTAGCTGCTACTGTAGCTGCTGTTACAGTCGTTGCTGTATAGGCAGCTTTTGAAAATTTTACGGATCCAGTTCCCTTTGCATCAACATTTAAATTAATATTAGTGTTTGTACCAGTTGCTGAAATAGATGGAGGATTACCGGTAGCAGCATTACTAATTGTTATCTCATTTACTGCAGATCCTGTTCTACTCAGAATCAACATCTCGTTTCCAGACGAGTCGTTAATCGACTGTTGAATAATTGGTCTATATGCAGTCGGATTCGTGAGCGTCTTATTTGTTAGTGTATCTGTCGTTGCTCTACCGACAAGCGTATCAGTTGATGTCGGTAAAGTAAGTGTTCCTGAGTTTGATATAGAAGAAATAACAGGCGTCGTAAGCGTCTTATTTGTTAACGTAACCGTGTTTGTATCAAGTACGATATTACCCGATGCATCAGGTAATCTAGCAACATTATCTGCAGTAGGATTAGTTACCCCAAGACGAGTTTCAAATGCATTTGCTGATGATCCTTCAAATGCAATAACGCTGTCCTCGATCGTTATCTGAGAACCAAGCGTTGTGCTATCACCGCCAAGATATGTGTATATCTCAGAGAAGTTGCTATTAATCTTGTCAGCGGCTTGACGAAGTGTATCACCGGTCTTATCGTTCGCAGCAGAACCCGTGCTAATATTTTGCTTTGCCATATCTACCTACTAAAAATCTATAGTTTTATTTATATCAGAAATTCGAGTCACTTAAATATCTAGTGAATATTGATGCATCCATTGTCTCGGTCGTAATCGTAGTATCTGGTCCAATTGAGTCAGCACTATCATCAAACGTAAACGAGTTCGGTGACATAATTTGTAATACATTGTCATATGTATTATCAAGTTCTGTAGTGGTCAACGAACTATAGTTACTAATTGGGTCATTCAATATTATTCTACCCGAACTATCACCAATAGAAAGCGTAGCGGTCAATGGTTCATCTAGTGCAAACATCGAGATTGATGCTTCTTGACCCTGAATCACGATTGCTTCGGCTTCAGCTAATGGATTTTGTCCAATCGCTGTCGGAGTAATAGACGCTGGATTTTCGAGTAATACTTCTCCCTCAAAATAAAATCCAGCTGGATGTACAAACTTTTTATACAGAGTCTCATACTCTCTTGTAGATAGACCCGTCTTAACTAAAATAGAAAAGACCTGATAACGCGTATTATTTGTAATAAATTTTTGGCTTTCAAATCCTATATGATGTGATAAGAAATTATTATCTGCATCATTAATAGTCAGTACATCTTTCTTAGGATACTCAATTGCTGCTTCTTGGTTGAAGAAACCTCTGAAGAATCCTTCGGCTGATACTAATGTTCCCTTTGATTGATAGAACAATGCTAACAATCTTGTCATCAATCTTGGTTGTTTAAAGAATGATACGTTAGTAAGACCGTCACCGATCTCACCAAGTAGAAGGTCTAGATTAGAAAGATCAGTTTGACTTACATCCTTAAGAGAAAATATATCATGTATTATTCTATCGTATGCTTTATCGTCTGTACCACTTACAAAATCATAATATTTTTCTAAAAAAGTTATTAGATTAGGATAATCTTCTTGCGCATACTCTGGTAAGACGTCTTTTATCTTTGATTGAAAAAACGGTAGATCTCTTCTATTTTGATCTTCTATAATGTGTGTCATGTGATGACAGCCGCTGTGTTCTGATAATCGATAGTAGCATTTGCAAATGATTTGTCAGTATCAATTGTAATGATATAATTTCTTAATGGCCGAATCGTTGCTTGATTTGCCGGTGTAGCAGTTATGTGAATACTAGAGCCAGCAAACGCACTCGGATTAAATCCAGTAATATCAACTTTACCTTTTGCAGGATTATAACTTCCTGCATTATCTTTGATAACAACCTCATCAGAATTGATGATCTCAAGTGTATTAGATTCAAGTTTGTTTCTTAATGTACAAGTCTGACCGTTAAGTGTAAAGGAAGTAGAAGTGACTCTATACTCGACATCATCATTCGCAGCGATAGCAACAGGATAACTCAAGGAATAATCAGCTAGAAGATTCAGGGTAGGAGAGAATCTTAACTGCATCTTAACATCCATTTTTGAGTCAAGAATCGCTGTGCTTATTCCATCCACTTCAGCGAGCAATGCTGACCTTCTAAAGACCTTATCGAATGTATTAAGATTTGAGGTAATATAATTATTAATTACCGTTTGTACATTCGATTCCGTAGTTTCTACAGTTGTACCTGATAAATCAGGATCAAAATTAAATGTAGTGACTAACTCTAGAAAGACATCGGTCGGATCGCTAAAGACGGTGTCAATTGACATGATTGCAATATTGTCACCAAGTTGTGTTTGAATTTGGCTTTTTGTCGCAGTCTTAGTTGCTTCGGTGATACCATCCTTAAATTTAAGACTCACATAAACTCTTCCATAAACTGGAGGAACGTTATCGTTTCCACCCCAAGCAGAGACATCAGATATCACAGATGAATATTTTGATTTGATTAAAGCTTTGTAATCCTCGGCTGTTACAAGTCGTTGTTGTGTCGCAAACGCAAGAGGTGCATTTCCTTTAATAGAAGCTATTGATTCCTTCTCATCACCGCCTGCAGAGTTACTCACAGTAGTGACAGATAAATCATAATCAACTGATGGACTTCCAAAAGATATCTGTGCATTTGGAGAAAAAACTGATGCTCCATTTGCATCTGCACCTGAACTTGTAAGATACGTTATCTCAATTTTATTTCCTGATGAAGGAGATTTACCGAGTACATTACCGTCACTGAAAATAACATCATAGAATCCATTAGGTGCTTCTCTTACAATGTAAACAGTCGAATTTGAATTAATCCTTGCTGTGTCATTAATATTGACATAAGTAGTTGATTCGGCTGATGTAGTTGTATCAAACACCTTGACTGTCATTGTTGTAGTGTCGATTGTTTTATCTGGGATAATATAAACTTGTTAACCAGTTTTGTCACCAACTAAAAATGTTTTTGTTTTAAGTGTCCCTTCCTTAATAGAGAGAGTAGAACTTCCAGCAGAAGTTTTAAACTGAAAATTACCAGATCCGTCATTAGTAGCAATATGATCTTCTAATGTTTGAAATGTATAAGAGACTTCATCGAGCGTAGCAGTAAACTTTGTGTTCTTCGGAAGTGTAACAGTTGACGTCAGTGTATCGCTTGATGCTACTGATATCGACACGTTAGCAGCCGAAGCAGTCTTCGATCTTGGATAGTATCCTAGGTTTTCTGCATGGGTAACAACAGAACTTCTTAACTGCGCAGAAGAAAGAAACGCTTCATTGAGTCCCATGTTTGCAATGAGACCATTAACATGTGTATTATATGCTAGTACATCTAAAATATTAGAAAGGCCTGACCCTTCAAAATCATAGTCAGAAAATTCTGACTGAGATTGAAAATAAGATTTTAGGCTTGATTTAATCTGATCAAAATCTAAATCAGACGACTTGATAGCGGTGCTCATTTATCTCAACCTCACTAGATCTACTTCTAATACTACGTTTTCTAGAGTCGTAATGACGGTAAACTCAACGTTGACAGTCATCGAATTAAAATCTGGATTAAGCGATACGTTAACTGCTTTTACTCTTGCCCTTGGCTCATAGTTCTCAATCGCTTGTGCGACTTGTTCTTGTATGTCTAATTCAGAAAACTCTTCTGACAGCTCAAATAAAAACTCATTTAATCCACCGCCAAAGTACGGATCAAAAGGTTTCTCTGTTGGGTTTGTCATCAGAATATTCTTGACAGATTGCTTTACGGCTGCAGCATCTGTTTTTTTAAAGATATCACCAGATGACTTCTTTGCAAAAGTCAAATCAATATCTTTGTATAGTCTTGTAACCGAAGATGTTAACGGTACCTTTGCTAGATTACCGTCTTCGATTGAAAATGCTTTTGCCATAGTAGAAACTCTTTTCTTTTATTTATAACTCTTTTAAGCAATTGCGGTTAAAGTCAATACCGGTTTCGATAAATCTAAAGACGCTTGTCCATCCGATCTTGCAAGAGGGCGATATGGTGCATGCCATTCTCCATAGTGACTAGTATTATACCGTCTGGTTTTTATTGCAAGTGTTTTACTTGTGGTCCAAGACGTAAAATATGCCTTATCCAAATCTTCAGTATCTGCATTACAATTAATAACAAATTCCATATCAATCCTATCAGCCTGAATGGCTTCAAGATGAAATTCATACGATCTGACTGAAACATTGTCAATGACAAAATCCATATAGTTAATTGGATCCCCAGCTATAATTGCATATGCTGCAGTTAATTTATAAATTACTTTTGTGGCAGCTGGTGGTGGAATGTAAGTAATCGAGCTTCCTGGCATTGTCTCAAACGTATTACTATTATTTCCATCAATCCACTGAGCAGTAACCTCAGGCCATGTAAATGTTCCAGACGCTCCAGTCAATTGTGATCCATCACATATGCTTGACAACTGTTCAATAATTGTTCCTTTAGGATAGCTGTTAATTACTAGTTGCGAATATGAAATTGTTCCAGTAGTACTAATATTCCCAGCCGTGACCGTTCCAGGAGTAGTAATATTACCACTTATATTTAAATTTTCTACTGATAAATTACTCATTTTATCTCCTATGATTTTTGATATATTTCAGATAATTTAATAATACTTACGCCCTGTTCATCACCTTGTGCTGGAGGACCTGATCCAACATCATTTAAGACAAAACTCATGGATGAGGTGGGTGCATTACTTGATCCAAATGCAATACCGTATCTTAGCTCGTTAGTAGTTGCTGGTTTGTCAAAGTATATAAAACTATGCTGCTGCGAAGTGTTACCAATATGCGCATATACTCCCCAATAGTTTGGATGATGTTTATTATTATAACCTTCATATCCTGCTGTAGTAATTAGCTCGCCGTCTTTTACTATTCTAAATCCACTATCAGCGCTTGTAGAGATACCATTAATTGATACCTCCATCATAATTAAACTAGTTGTGTACTTAGGTTTAATTTTAGTTTCTAATGGAGTTATTATTGCACCAGGAAATGGATGATTTGAAGCTACGTAGTATTGTGAGGCAGCATCTTCTCGAGTAAAAACAGTTTGTATTATCTCACCATGTCTATTATCTTCTGAAAAATTTTGAAAGATATTTGGATCCATTATAAACAGATCAGCAGAATCATCAAGTGTTACCGTAATACCAGATGGAATCGTCAATGTGTCTGCAGTAAAAAGCGCACTCTGACCAGCAGACAAACTAAGATTTTTAGTAACCTGATTTGACCCTAAACGAACGGGTGGATCAGTAAATTCTACAATTTTATTTGCATCGGTCGATGCCGTTCGTGGTAAAAAATAAATCACCTCGCCACTCGAATCAACGAAAGCAAGCTTATTATCTTTTACAATCATATCAGTCATAATTTATCCCTTGGGTTTCGATGTTGTTCCAGCAGCAAGACCCGCGTTATCGACGTGAGTATGCTGAGTTTGTGTAATTCCGTTCACGGTAATCTCACCTGAACCAAATGTCTGATTTGTTGAGGATGCCTGTACATTTACCGCTGATCCGCCATCAATGTACACACCATTCCCTTTAATCACAATCTGACCATCTGGATGAAATTCAATAAACGATCCTGACTTATGCCTAATGTGAATGCGTTCTGCATCTGGTGTATCATCAATCTCAATCACGTGACCAGATGTTGTTTGCGTTACTTTGTTGTTCGGGTACACGGCTGCGTACGGATCACCCGGGGCACCCGACACGCTCACGGATTTTGTTAGTGTATTCTCACCACGAGTAAGTTTATTTGTTGATGGGGCATCTCTTCCATCACCTTCATACTTTGGCAATGATCCAAAGATAAGTGGTAATTGAGAATCACCACCATCAAGAAAAATACCAAACACAAGTGCATTAACTTGAATGCCTAACGGATTTCCTAACCCATTTGTTCCACCTTCAGTAATCGGTGTGACGACCTGGGCCCATGGTAAGTCATCATCTTTAATTAGATCCGTATCATCGTGAATTCCGTATATTCTAACCTTGATTCGAGCAAGTTGCTTTGGATCGTTAATATCAACAACCTCTCCCATAAACCATCGTGTCTGATCGCCATAAAAATCTATCATAAACGTTGATTTCCTAGTTTAAGACATGATAGTCTTACATTACATCCTTCGCTCTTAAACACATATTGGGTAGCAAAGATTAGGTAGTCGCCTGATTTTTTAGGATCGATCTGCGATTCTTCTTTCCTTTCTGGTGATGATACAGGAAACTCGAGTCTAATATTGTTACCAGTCGCTGAGGCAACATCACCATCAATAAAATCAATACCATGAACATCCACCTGTATAGGAGCCTTCTTGAGTAGACCAAACACTGCATCTGATATCACATTTAACTTGTACTCAGCCTTACTATTACTTTCTAGATACGAGTTTCGATTGTCAAAAGCAGAGGATCCACCGACACGCGTAATCATTCTTGAAGAATATTTATTGAACGATTGCTCATTGTGTTTATAGTCCGACGAGTACATTGGATTTGGCTGAGTGTCTTTAAATAAATCTGAGTTGATTGCTGGTTTAATGAAGTCTTTTTCTATGTCAAAGTGAAACTTATTCTTTTGATTTTTTAGCGTATCAATGTATTGGTAATCTGCTCCAATGAATCCTCTTCTGATAAGCATCAATAGCTCATCAGTATTTTTTTGATCATAACCACGGATTGTTCTTCTTTGTACATCATGAGACTTTCCTCTCGAAGCACCAGAGAAATAACGATATGGAACATCAGCATTCATTACTGGTTGCTCTAAGAGTGAACCGAGATCTGCAAAGATAAGCTTGTTACCTACAAGCGTCGAGTACAGGTAAAATGGATATCCGTTATTAGTAGTTGCCCTTTGAGTAATCCATGACATTGCGCCTAATGGAGAAAGATTAGGAACAATCACTTTCATCGATTGCTTATCTGTTTCTGTACTGTATACTTCTTTACCTAGATAGTTTTTAGCAAGTTTTTTTACAATCTGAGTACACGTATTTGAGTACGGTCTGTTCACGTTATATAAGCTTGAGATATATCCAATGTCTTCAATTAGATGAAGAACGACAAATCGATTATTGTCATTTACGTTTTGATCGATTTTGATACTGTCAATATAGAAAGTTTTTGTAATAGTGACTGCATTCTTTCTTATGCTTTTTATATTGACAGTAATTTTCTCAGCTCCAAGTACATCTGCACCTGAGATAAATTTTCTAGAATCCTCAAGGGCTAACACCGCAGTAAGGTATGGTTTACCCATATGCTCGTATATGTCAAGGTCGGTTACAGAAGGTGCTAAATCAACTGTACCGGTAATTCTATCTGACTCAAAGAGAATGCTTTCAAAAGCAAAATCTTTTGCTGCTTCTGTTGCTATCAACTTGCTATTGCCCCACGGAATGCATTAATGACTTGATTGATAGAGTCTGGTTTAATGATTCGAATATCCTTCAATTCATCATTCAGGGATATGTATCTGTCTTGATTAGTGATCTCATTAACAAGTACACCAGGTCCGACTGTAGGATCAATATCAACATATTCCTTATTAGAGTTTTCATAATGATGTGCAGCAAGATACTCTAATGAAGATGATGTAAGAGTGATTTGTTCTAGTACTCCATCGCTGTTTGTAGATGAAATAAGTTCACCTGCAGAGAAATTACCTACGATACTCGATAGTATTACCTGGCCTAAATCCACATTTTTATGTAAGATGGTTCCTGTTGCACCGGATACGACACCTTCTACAGTCTGACCTACTTTAAACTTTCCAGCGAGAGGCGTTCTCGTTACAAGCGTCGTATTTGGATAATCAGCTATCGCCTTTGCTGTAATTTCTCTGTTTGTCAGTGGCCATCCTCTCTCACGGATATGATTGTTTAATGCAAAAAAAGTCCAGTGATAATCAGTTGTACCATAGAGTTTAAATGAAGTTTGATCAGGTCTTTCAAATTCTGATATCGTATAGTCAAAGTAAAACGCCACATTCTCTTTAACCTCATCTAGAACGCTAGCATATCGAGATATATTTACGAATACATCAGATAAAGTTTCGTTACCAAATTTATAATTAACCTTTGGAAAATATTGAAAGTACGGCATCAGAATGATCCCTCTGTATTAGTGGATGCATTTAGTACAGTAAACTTAGATCCTTTCGTAGGTGGATTCGAGATCAGTTCAACTTTAATTCCAGGACCACCCTTTCTTTCACCGCCAGATGATGCATCAAATGGACTATCAATATCTTTCTTGCTAAGAGTCCGATGCTCTACAAAGTTTAGTGCAATATCGACTTCTGTTGGTGTTCCATCTGGATGGAATGTTGCAGATGTCGGGTTAAATGTTGTAGAAACCGTTTCAAGATAGCAGTCTTTCATATGTGTACCATTTTGAATGTACTGACCATTTACCTTTGTAAAGGCTTTAATTCTAAATAATTCTGGATATTCATATCCAAGTGAAATGCCACCAACTTCAATATCCTCTGGATATGCGTGGTATCTAAAGAAGTTTACAATGTCAGTAATCGCCTTTGACTCTTGTGCACTAACAGGTATTAATTTAAAATTAAACGTAAATCTTCTCAGATTGACTTGTTTAAACATTGCACGAATATTTGGATTGAGTGCTGCTTGAGCTGCAAGAGAAGTTACATTTCCAGCTGTCTCACCAGGAATTAAGTTACCAATTCGAACTGCACCCAAACGTGAAACGTCTCGACCTGTAATCGCTCCGATAAAATCAGATATACCCTCAGTGCCGGCCTCGATTGCTTTGGCTGTAGCTCCCGCTAATCCAGTGCCTTGTTCAAGCGCAGCGAGTCCTGTTGCTCCAGCAGCACCAAGACCTGGAGTCTCATATTGTATTACATCAGTAATCTGTATTGCCTGAGGTAGATATAAATCACATTTAGATCCAAGTTGAAGTGTTGCTGGATCTCCACCAGAAGCAGACTCAAGTACAGTCGCGACTTGTTCAGACTCTGCTTCTCCAGTTACAGCTGATTCGCCAAGAGCTTTTGCAGCCTCAGTTGTTTGAGTATTTAATTTAAGATCAAGCTTTGGTGGAATTATTTTTATGACTTGAAACTGCAATTTTGATGCATATCTGTCTCTGTCTTCGATTGGAAATGCGAATCGACCTTTTGTGAAAGGACCACCAGCTACCTCTGAACCCAGCTCATTGTATCTAAATGCCATGTGTAAACCTATAGATAGAAATAGTTTAATTTTATTTATATGGTTTTATGGCATATTCTGGCAGATATCAAGTCATCAATCTGAACAAGTATAAAGGTAATCCCGATATGGTTGTCTATCGATCGCTATGGGAGAAGTACTGTTTTATCTGGTGTGATACCAACCCGAAGGTCAAAGCCTGGTCATCAGAAGAGGTAATCATACCGTACTACTATGATGTCGATAAAAAGTATCACCGCTATTTTCCCGATCTCAAGATTGTCACTGAAGAGAAGACACTCCTCATTGAAATCAAACCAGACAAAGAAACAAAACCGCCAGAAGGACAAAGAAAAACAAAGCGGTATATCACTGAAGGTCTGACCTACGTCAAGAACATGAATAAATGGAAGGCAGCCGAAGAATATTGTAAGGATCGGAACTGGGAGTTTCAGATCTGGACTGAAGACACCCTGATCGAGATGGGACTACTATCAAAGAAGATGCCTGGAAAGATCAAGAAGCCACTCAAGCGTTTACCTCCCTATCGCAAAAAACCTAAAAAATAGTTATAAATAACATCATGGCAAATCTATTTCAGAAATTAGAGATCGAAGCTTTTAGAGCTGGTATTACTCCAAGGACAAAAGAATCTATGGCTTGGTTCCGTCAAAAGGCAACCGAGTTAGGTCGTATTGGACCAAATACAGTGATGAATGATGATGCAATAACGATGAAAACAAATGTCGATACAACATCGTTGAAGGGCTTAGACCAGCCACTTGGTAATATGTACATGTATTACTATGATCCAAAGCATAAAGAAACGCTTCCATACTATGATAGGTTCCCATTAATCATCATGTATGGTAAAGCAAAGGGTGGGTTTTATGGCCTCAATCTTCATTATATGGCACCGCCTCTTCGAGCAAAGGCTCTTGATGCAATTCTTGGAGACGGATCATTACCAGGTAAATATGTCAAACCGATGATTAAACATTATTTGTTCGAACACGTAAAAAGTAGATTTGCTTTAGTAGATAAACCAGAGTGGGAGATTGCTACCTTTTTACCATTAGCACAATGGGAGAAAGCAAGGGCGAGTACAGTTTATGCTGAATCAAGACGGAAAATGAGATAATGGCAAGTATTAACGAACTAAAGGCAATGGCCTCTACAAAGCTTGGTTTCGCGAGGTCAAATAACTTTCTAGTTGAGCTTCCGCAACTAGGATCCAATCCATTTGGAAGACTTGCCGGGTTCATACCATCTGTTCCAGGTCTGACGCCTGATGCAGTTGCATCGACAAGAGAACTTAATGTTCTCTGTAAAAATGCACAAATACCAGGAAAACAAATTCTTTCGCAAGATCGTAGAATCGGTATGATCTTTGAGAAGGTTGCATACGGATACGCGGTTGGCGATGTAAGTCTTTCATTCTATATGTTAAATGATTATAGTGTTATGAACTATTTTGATACGTGGAAGAAATCAGTGGTTGATGAACAAAACCTTACAGTCGGTTACAAGAAAGATTATGCTAAGCCGGTAAAAATTCATCAATTAAGAAAACCGCTAAAAACTATAGGTAGAAATCTAGGACCAATCTCTGTTGACATTGGCCTCGGTTCTGGAAGTGTATATAGTGTTGAGTTAGTAGATGCATTTCCGACTACTATTGGTCAGATAGATTTTTCGAATGAGCTAGACGGATTAGTTGAATTGACCGTACAGCTCTCATACACAAATCACGTGAGAATTAAACCCTCTCAAAACTTTATTAATGTTGACTTTGGTTTCTAAGGAGATATATTATGGCTTTGCCACAGTTAAACACATCACCGTCGTATACGACTAAGGTGCCGTCGACCGGTCAAGACGTTAACTTTAGACCGTTTTTAGTAAAAGAGCAGAAGGTTCTTCTGATTGCATATGAATCACAAGACAAATCTCAAATCATTAAAGGCATCCTAGATACATTAGACGCGTGTTTAGAAACAGACATCGATGTTCACGCACTAACTACGTTTGATGTTGACTATCTTTTTACTCAGATCCGTGGAAAGTCAGTAGGTGAGAGAGTCGACGTCAAGTTAAAGTGTCAGAGCTGTGAAGAGTATAACGATATTCAGATTGACCTAGATGACATTCAACCTCCTACAGCTAAAGATTCAACTAGGATTATCGAGCTAAATCAAACTGTTTCGCTGCAATTAAAGTACCCAAGCTATTCTTTGTTCCTTCGCAATCCTAGCATGTTAAACTCCGAATCTAGTACCGAAACAATCATGGAAGTCATTATCTCTTGTATGCATGCGGTACTAACGAATGATGAAAACATTCTGTTAAAGGACGAGCCAAGAGAAGAGGTTGTAAAATTCTTAGACTCAATGACAGCTGGTCAATTTGAAATGATCACGGATTTTGTAGAAAAAATGCCAGCTATGAACAAAAAAGTAAACTATGCTTGTGTTAAGTGTGGAGAAAAGAACGAGAAGGTATTGAGTGGCCTTGACGATTTTTTATCATAGGCCTCTCACATGAATCATTGGAAAACTATTATCAGACTAACTTTCAGTTGATGCAGCATCATCGATACTCGTTAGCCGATATAGAAGGAATGATGCCGTGGGAGAGGGAGATTTATGTAATGCTTTTAATCAACCATATAAAAGAAGAGAACGAGAGAGCTAAACAAAATGGCAGCAATTACTCTTGAAGACGTAAATAAAAGTTTACAAAAACAGACCGAAATCTTAGACGATGATGGTAAATTTTCGGCAATGGTCGCCGGAAAAACGCACGCACACTTAGAAACCTTAAACAGCAGCGTTTCTTCTCTTTTAGGAATATTTAAATCAAAATTTGAAGGCGACGATATTGAAGCAGCTCGTGAAGGTAAGCCAGACGTCATACCTCAGTCAGCTGCAGCTGGCGGTAAAGGCGGGGATGGCGGTTTTGATTTTCTTGCTTTTGGTAAGGGTCTTTTAGCTGGTCTTTTAGCAGCCATTCCGGCGATTATTGCAGGTCTTGTTGGTGCTGTTGTTGCTTCTTTTAATGAGTTTGCAAATGATCTTGCCAGGACTTTAGCGGCTAAAAAAATATTTAATTTTCTTAAGATAAGTGACAAGGTCAGAGACATAATTAAAACTGGACTTACAGGCCTGATTGCTGGATTAAAGACTGCACTTTTCTCTGCTATGTATCTTGGCCAAGACGGGAAACCGATTGCTAAAGTATTTAAAGGAATTCAAGGAGCACAAGGTGCAGGACCATTTGCGAAAGCGTTAAGAGGTATTAAAAGCATAGTCGAGTTAGTCGGTAAAGTATTTAGTCCTATAGTAAAATTGGTTAGCGGACCGACCGGTAAACTACTAAGTGGTCTTGGAAAAGTAATGGGTACACTTGGAACTGTATTAAGAACTATATTCTTGCCTATCGGTATTTTATTTACTGCTTATGATACTATTAAAGGTGCGGTAGAAGGTTTTCAAAAGGACGGTCCATTTGGAGCAATTACAGGAGGTCTTGGAGGATTAATTGGATCAATTATCGGTGCACCTATAGATTTACTATTATCAGCCGTTGATTGGATTGCTAAAAAATTAGGATGGAGTGAGGATCTGATTCCAGATAATTTTAACGTTCAGAAACTAATTCAAGACTTCTTTTCAAATATTCCAACACTAGTTAAACAAGCTTTTTCATACATAGGAGACGCTATTGAAAATTTTGAGTTTGGAATACCCGACTTAAAATTTGGTAATCCTTTTGAAAATATAACAGAAAAAATTAAGAATTTAGATCTAACCTCACTCAATTTCCCAAAAATTGGTGATTTCTTTGGTATAGACATGAACTTAGGTGATAAGCTTAAAGGTGCCTTATTACAATTATTCGGTGGGGTTGGTACTGGTCCGCTAGCTAGTCTTGGAACAGACGATGAAGATCCTTTTGTTGAAAGTAGTCAACCGTCTACAGCAACTACACTCAGAGAAGGTGGTGATGAAATGAGAAGAGGCCGCGGTGCTATTCTTAATACCGGGCCTCCAGTTAGTGTTATTGATGCTTCATCACGGATTAACAGTAGTCAGCAAACTGCTATGAGTATACCGACTACTGCTATGGATCATTCCGATCCATACATGACACCCGCGTTAACTTAATCGCTGTTAGCTAACTTAGCAAAGTATGACATTGTGTCATCTTCATCCGTATCGAACGGAATCTCATCAGCCGTAACTGGCTCTAGCGGTGCTGGAGCTGGTTCATTGAGCTGAGCTTCCTGCTTGAGTGTAGGAGCACCTGCTTCTACCTCTTCACCAAGAACCCGCATCAACTTGGCCTTGAGCTCATCATAAGTCTTGTAGTTCTTTGGATCAGTGAACTCATTGAGTGGGTGCAACTTACCATAGATCTCTTCAAGCTTGTCATCATCAGCTAATGCGGATGGTGACTCAAACTCAGACTTATCGTAGTTACGATAGCCCTCGACATTACGAATCTTCAACTTGAAGTTCGCACCTTCCCAGAAGTCAAATGGGTTGACAGGTGTCTCATCCTGGAATGCAGGCTGCATGACATCCATGATCTTATCAAAGATCTTCTTACCAAACTGATAGAGGAAGACTTTGCCTTCGTTATCTGGATTTGCAGGATCACTGATGATCTGCACATTGGTGACATAATGTAGACGACGCTTCTGCGTACGTGCACGGTCTTTATCAGCCTCAATGCCAGTATTCCATAGACGTGAGTTTAGCTCACCGACTGGATCTGGTTGACCGATAGATGTGAGTGATCTCTCGATGTACCACATACCTGTAGGACCTTTAAATCCGTGATCCCAATACCGTACCCACGGAAGATCCTCACCTTCAGGTGCTGGTAAGAAACGGAGAACTACATAACCATTGCCTGCCTTATCGACAGCTGGCTTATAGATCCGCTCGTCACCATAGTTCTTCTTTTCTGTGGTTCCGCCAACAGATTCTGCGGCTGAGAGGAGTTTGTTGATTTGATCGCGATTGCGCTTGAGGTTTTCGAACGACATATATTTTCCTTGTATTGCTGAAATATTACTGTATTATACACTATATCTGTACCGAAGTACAACATTATTTATACGACTCCTGTCGCTATTTAAATGGTGGACCTATAAACCAAGTTACTAATGAATACCTTACACCTTTCGTAACTGGACGCACTCTATGCGAAAGATAAGAAGGAAAAAAGATCATCATTCCTTTTTTATTCTCAATAGGATCCTCATTATAAAACTGTAATTGTCCACCCTCAAAATCATCATTCAGAACAAGACTCATCGAGAGTTTACGTGTTCTTTTATGACGTATATTACCTGGCGGCCGGTCGTAATAAGAAATACCTAAACCATCAATATGATAATCATAATACTGATTTTCTTGATATTGTGTAATCTGCATAGTCTCAGCAGCATCAATATCAAAATGAGTGAGTTGTTCATTGGCCGTGACCATAAAAGGCCAAATTAAATCGTATATCCTTTGATCTTCTGTCCATACGATATTTGAATCACGTACACTGGGTTTAACGCTGCCTTTTAGATTCACTTTGCCTCTAGTCCATTGATCTTTTGGCAGGCTTAAGATGTAGTTAATGTCGTCATCAGATATTACATCATCAAATCGCCAGTGGCTAAAATCATTTAATTCCATATTATCAGTCAAATGCTAATTCATTTGTTCTTGGTAAAAAGTTAAGCCTTCTCGCTTCTGCCTCTAGTTTGTCCTTGATAATCGGATTGATAAACTTTCGGCAGTCTTCTATCTCAATGTTATGCTTCTCACATAACCATACTATAGCATCCATATAAGATAGACGTTTCTCAAAGACCGTCTGCTCGACGAGCTTCGAAAACTTTGCTTTTGTTAAGAAATTTTCTTCGATCATATTTTTCTACGTCTCGGTTTACGTTTTGCCTTTTGCTCTTCCTTGAATGCATCGAGATCGGCGATCATAGAATTAATTAACTTAATCCTACGACTGAGTTCTCGCCGACCAAGATGTTTGTAGGCATCATGAGCTTCCTTACATGATTTATTGTATGCGTCTTCGTACTCAGGTAACATACGCTTCAAATAGGATTTAACTGGCTCAACAGCCATACCTTTCAACTCATGAATACGGAATGATGCAACGATGTCAAGTGTTGCCTTTTCACCATCGTACCATCCGTCTTCTAATTTATCAATATCGACCATAACAGTACGCTCGAGCTTGATTAGAAGTCTTTCTTTTGGAGACAGCACTCGCTTTGGCGGTGCGTCATCCGGTTGTTTCTTCTTGAGGATCTCCTTACCTTTCTCAATGAGTTCCTCGAAATATTGTTTGATATGCTCTGGATATCTAGCTGTCTTCTCGTCAAACTCAAGACCATTTGACATCCAATGAATAGCTGCACCGATTCCTGTATACATCTGGAAACAGTACTCAGGATTTGCAAGAATCGCTGTGTAGTCTTTCTTATTATAATTCTTACGTACCCACTTCTTTACGATCTTACCGATATCTTTTCTATCGAGATCATAGCTAAAATAGTAGCTGCACTTGTCAAACCCTTGATCAAGTGGAATACCTTTCATTCCAGTAAGTATACGTTTCTTAGCCATTTGCTACATTCAATCCTGTTAGTATATCATGATTACCGAATGTACCTACCGCAAATGAATTAAATGCGATAGAGATTCTCATCTTACTTATCGGGTGTGGTGGTACATAGTGTAATAACGAAGATGGAAAGAGTATCAGGTCATTATCTTTGACCGACAACTTATATCTTGAATCTCTATTATTGAAAGATGACTCACTATCGGATATAAGTGTGACTTCATCATCTGCGCTTACATAGAACACACCACTCACGATGCTGTTTACATGTCTATGTGGGTGTGTAAATTGATTCTTTTCAGTGAAGTTAACCCAACTCTGTGTGACGTATGGTTCAACATTTTTTTCTTTTAGGACATTTCTATAATACTGATTTAGCCTTTTTATGATAAACTGTTTTACATCTGACATAAAATCTATGTCCAAGACATTTGTGTCTTCACTTACGTAATGACTTGTCCCCATCCTACGTTCTAAAAAATGCAAATTACGACTGACTTCATCAGGATAATGATCAGTTGCAATTGTAGTAGGAAAGATCTGATGATACTGCATTAATTGCGTCTCATCGTAGCATAATCTACTGGATTATCGTCTTTACCTACTGGGACGATGTTGCTTTTGTGGAGGGTTGCGAGTCCTGTGATGTAGTCTCCTGAGTATTCCTTTGCCGCTGCTTTTGCTGTTGCATTCTGGTTGTTGTTGATTCCTTCGTATGAGGGGATGGATTCAGATACGCGTAGATACGGCCGGCTCGGAACATATTCTTTGAACTCCTGTGAGATTGGTGCTGATGCAAACTTCTTTGCGCGTTTTAGTTCTGTACTATATATAGAAAGCTTCTCTTCACGGAGAAGCTTTTTTCGTCTACTTACTGACATGTGTCAAATTCCTTCATTGCTGAATATGTGTCTAAGACACCTGAGCTCTGAATGGTATTATACACCTCAATGTCGGACATGTACACAGAATTTTCACGGGCTAGTTTTGCTGCAGCCTGACGCTCACGGTTAATCTTGTTACCGATGCGGCGGATCATCTTTAAACGTTGTGCTTTTGTCATAATTTAATTTCCTCTCAAGTTCATGACGTAATGTGCGAAGCTCTTCAATACGATCTTCGACTAATTCTCTCTGCGAGACCTCTTCTAAGAATCCAAGGTCTTCATCAATTGTGTTTATCTTTTGGATTATATCTTGATTTTCCATAAATGTACACTACTTTTTGCAATTATTTTTAGACGCGTTCGATTTCGACATGTCCACATTTGCCTTCATCATAAAAAGTTTTCAATTTCCATTGAGGATTATCATTTAAGAATCTTTCGATTACTTTCCATAATGCATATCCATTTTGTTTAATATCATGGAATGCAATGTATTTGTTTACACTATCAGCATGCATTTGTAGTTCACGAGTTAAGTGAGATGGGTAATGAAGACTATCAATATGAAGCATATCCACTTTATGTACTGACTTTTTATCAGTAGAGCTACCTTCATACATAATATATTCCATAGGATTCCTTCTCATATACTCTAGAGCAAGAGGTTCAAGGGCTTTTAGATCTTCTTTTTTATTTCCACCTCTCCATTTTTTAAGAGTAACATCAACTCCAACTATCTTTTTAGGATTCTGCATCATTAACATAATAAATGATGATCCTTGGTTAACACCTAATTCTGAAATACTTTCGCTATCTTTAGCGCATTCTATTAATGCATTATTTCTATGCTCAGTAGTAGGAGCTACCCCATTAATAAATGTTTCTTGATAAAGACTCCATACATCTTCAAGGGTCTCAGCGGAGTTATAGTTAGTGTCTCTCATAATTATTCCTAGTTCTTGTAAATATTGTATAGATGAGTTTCAAATTGTTCGACCTTCTCAATACGATTTGGCCAATAAATGTATTCCTTCTCTGGATTTTTCTTTAGATTATTTAAGAGAGGAGCAACTGCATTGTATAGCTTATCGATCTTTGCTTGCATCTCTTCTGCAGTTGATGATGCAGTTTGTGCAGTCGCAGTTGCCTTTTGAACGGCTTCTAGTTCGGTCTCGTCAACAGCTGTAAAACCAAAATCAAAAAAATCTTCTGACATAATAGACTCCTTTATGGTCTATTTATCTAAAAAATAAAAGCGGAACGGGGAGACTAGGGTAACTCCCAAGGGGGTACTATCTGATGTACCTTTCATCTTAGACCCCCAACAACCGTGCAGCCCGCTAAGGCATTGCCGCTAAGCACTTCCAGTCTACCTTACCCCCCATCAGAGAGAGGTATTCGGTCACGTTCCTATCGGCGCTGCAGGCACCGAACTCTGGCCTCGTCGGCAGGATTCGAACCTGCGACCCTCTGCTTAGAAGGCAGATGTTCTATCCACTGAACTACGACGAGTAAAACTTATAAGGATGGCTACTCCTACAGAGAGAGGAGAGAGATGGCAGAAGTAGCCATTCTTATAAGTTCACACCGGATTCCGATTGATATAGGAATCCACAATTTCTTTAAAGTTGTTGAGTGTGATCTCACCCCACTCATTCAAACTAATTCTCTGACCGTTCTCACGAAACTCCATGTAACGGTCAACAATAACTAATTCATCTAGCTCAAGCTTATAGACGAATCCTTTATACGCATACAATGACTGTGCCATTATACCATCTCCTCTAAGTAAGCATAAGCTTCGTATGGAAGAGGCTCGCAGTCATCTGGAAGGCCTTTCTTCATTTCGGCCTCATAAGCCTCGGCCTCTTTCTCGAGCTCATACTGCTCGTTAAGCTGCTTAACGATATTATCGTAAGTAGCCTTTAACTCCTCGAGAGTCTTCTCGTCCCAATCGAAACGTAAGCGGCAGCCATACAGCTCCTTTGAAGCATCGCTGATATTGTTGATCAACGAGTTACGCTCGAAGTCCTCGACCGTAAAGATGCCCATCTCGTTCCAATGCGAGATATCGTCAGTCCACTTTGACATCCACAGACCAGGCTCCTGAGCCATCATCACGTCTGCGTGAGCATTCAAAGACTCGATGTGCTGAAGTAATGTAGTCATATTCATATCCTCTCTCATTTGATGTAACCATTATATAGCGGGTAAATTCAAAAGTACATACTTTTTTTCACATTATTTTTTCTTTTGATTTCAATGTTTTAGAGACATTTCGTAAATGTGATCGTATAAGTTGATTTCTGCTTTCCATCCAAAAAGGTTTAATACTGTTGTGTCAGCTTTGTTATCAAGTCGTTCTGTCTCACCACCAACTTCAGGTCTATAGTCGATATTAAAATACTCGGCTATATCTGTTAGCTTATTAGTAGTACCAGTTCCTACATCGATAACACCAATGAAGTCGCTATCGATCATAGTTTGAATCGCACGTACCACGTCATCGACGTGTATGAAATCACGACTATGGTTTGTATTTAGATACTCCACCTCGTTATTCAGGATCTTTGGTATTAGCATCTCGCCTCTTGCTTGAGGACCGTATACTGTAGTAAATCTCAGTCCGACTGCATTATCATGCTCTAGTTGCTCCATGCAATATTTGCTCATCGCATAAGGATTCTTCCATGGCTCATGTGCAGTTGATGAGCTAGCATATATGATTCGAGTATCACTGTAATGTTGAAACAGCCTTTGAGTACCAATGACGTTGTTCTTCCAATATTCAGTAGGTCGATCAAGGCTATCCCTTACACCGGACATACCTGCCATGTGTACAACTAAATCTATATTATCAGGAAATTCTACTTCTAGTATGTCGTTACCGCTTTTAATATCAAGCCCGATGACATTATGGTTTTCTGAAAAGTAACGAAACAGGTGACCACCTATAAAGCCATCACTTCCTGTTAACAAGATATTCATTTTTGTATTCCTCGCACAATGTTTCTTGAAGCCGATAGGCCTCTTCTTCCCATGGTAATGCCATATACTCATCAACAGTTGAATACAATGATATGTATTCCTCACCTTTCCATGACTTAGTGAACTTATTTACATCTTTTGTTTCACCACGTGCATACTGTTTGACGTGAACCATCTCGTGTGTGATAGCAGTAATAAAGTCATCACCTTTTAGTCTACTATCTATCTCAAGAACAAAGGATCGCTTTGACTCAGCAAGACAGTATCCGTCTGCACGATCCATGTTCTTCTCCAGATAGAGAAGAATATCAAGTGTCTTCATTCGTGGCATCAACTTTTTGATACAAAATTCGATTACCATCTCTGCAGTCGTGCGCTTGAAGTGGCTGCCGCCAATTATCATAATGTCATTCATGCTGCAGCCTCTTTCTCTTTACGCTTCTGCTCGATCATAGGATTCACGAGATCTTGACGGAGATACCGATAGATCGTTCGGAAACATTCACCATGACCGCGGTCTTTCTTCTGCTTATTTTTCAGATAAGGTGGGAACCAGTTGACGTAGGTGTACTGAATAAAGTGAGACACCTCGTGGGCCACAAGACAAAGTAAGATGTCAAGATTATCATTCACCTTGATACTGCCAATCACCGGATCATTGGTGAAACTCTTGTACTCACTCCACCCCGATCTACCGAACTGCCAACACAGTACGTTGATCGCAAGCTTATTATGACCAGCCCAAGAACGGCCGTTACGTCTTTTATAGACGTGCAGGCGGTTGACTGCATTCTTGACTGCAGACTTAGGAAGGTTCAACTCGTACTTCTTCTTACGAAGATGACGGACACAGATCTTGACCATGTCCTCGACAATCTTTTCTTTATCGCGTGGTATGCTCATTAGCGTACCACCTTTGCAATCGCACGTAACTCGCCTTTCACATTATCACACTTACGTGCAAGGTCGATACCTTTCATCATCGCGTGGCGCTTGCTAGTTCCGAACACACGGAAAGACTCGTGGTACATTGCGTCAGGGCCAGAAACCGTAACATCAAATAAAGTCATATTCATCTCCTCATCAATTTATGGTACCATTCTATAATATAACTGAGGAAATGTACATATCTTTTTTCAAAAAAGATTTTGTAACGTTATCAATTACTTACGTTGCTTTTTTACAGAAACTATCGGATTTCCCCATAACTCGGCCGGAATATCTTCTCGACAAGGGTAGACATCTGATCGTTTTCCGATCAATGCTTCGTATGCAGCTTGTGCTTTCTTCTGATGTTCTGTCATTTATGAACCTCGACTTTTACATTTCTTGGTTGATCGATCTTTAGATGATTGTGTTTATGGTGTAGGATAAATTCTGTATTCTTAAATTCATCGAAGATACCACTCCATATTGGTCTCCAATTATTATTGAGTCGGACGTTAGTGGCTTCATCTCTTGGTGACGGCAGATAAAAATCTGAACACGATCTTAGATTCATATCAAAGATAGAATCAAATCCCCATAGATGTACGATATCCGGTTTAAATTTAGCGCATGCATAATGTGTCGCCATGTGACCACAATTAAAGTCTGTGTAGTTGTCTACATATTTCGGGAGGGTCAAATAGAACTCTTTAACCTGTGTCGACATCTTTACATACCACTCAGGTTGTTTCTCCATCCAGACCTTTGGCCTTGCGCCAAGGATCCAGTCACCTGGGAGAGTTAGTTCTTCTTTTGTGAGTGCACGCATCATCTTAAAGTCTACCATGACTGTGCCGTATGCATTTTCTACAGGGAATGGAGGTATGTTACAAGTTAATACAAGGCCCTTCCTTGGCTCCTCATTATAACAGTTAGCATTGTCTCCATTTCCAATAATATGAACCACTCTAGGCATTATCTTCTCCAATACTCTGAAATCCAATCAACTGGCTTATATGTAGCTAATGGTGTTGTGATCGGTACACTCATTGCTTGTTCAATACTTGGCCGACCATGAAAACATATAATAGAAGTTTTCTTGTCAGGCCTGTTAGGATATACTTGATACTTATATGACTTGAGTCTACCTGGATATAAGTGCTGTAATAGATCTCTTCGTAGAGGCGACATATAGTGATTAAGTAGTTCACCATCACCACGAAAATGCTTTTGATTCTCTTGCATTGACTGACTTAAATTTGACCATATGTCAGTATTCATTCTTGAATCAAATGCCATGACGCCTGTTTGTAGCACATTTTTAAGATGAGGTTGATGAGAATTGACTGCTCCAACATCTTCAATACCCATAAACTTACCGTCATAATTCATTAGCCAGTCTAAGTCTCCGGTGATCAACGTATCAAGATCAAAGTACACAACACGATCACTTAGTCTCCATTTTGAATTGAATAGCTGTAGTTTATTCCACCATCCTTCGTATCCTTCGTCTAAAATACGAAAATCAACCTTCGGAAGCACATGATCAGTAAAACAAATAAACTCATGGTCAACAGTGGTATTACGTTCTACCATTGCTTTCAGGTTTAACACATAATCGTCAGAGAATTTATTTCCCCACGACACACATACTACACTTACCTTACTCATAAAATTTCATACACCGAATCATAATTATGTTTAGCTATACATCCATGTTCTTTTTGAATCGTAGTAAACTTATCGTCAGCTTCGATTGGCCACGGAAAATACTCTTTAATAAAAGGGAATGTTTGGTTATTCATGAATAAATCTACATGACATGGATTGAGTTCTGAGTGAATTAATAATTCATGTGCTGCAGCCGGAGTTATCATGTAAGCATGCGCTCCTGGCATATACCCATTTCCTTTTGAAAAGAGATTATATATGCCTTCATGCTTTGGAATTCTATATTGACCAAAACTTGGTTTACCAAGATTCACAAATTTATGCAGATTGATATCGCTTGGTATTTCCTTTTTAAAGACTGCATCATGTTCTAGTATGAGAAGCCGCTCATTGCTTTCTCGACACTTTTTCCAAAGCTCTCTATGTGACAAGAAACAACACATTGCTGGTTTAATTCTAGCATACACATTATCGGTAAAGTTTATAGTTGGAAGTCCCTCCTCTCTGAAGATTTTGACTGGATCGTCTTCAGGTGTAATTGCTTCAAAGAAACTTGGATAATATCCAAATTTACGAGCAGACGCAGCGCATCTCTTTGCAACCTCTACAGACTTCTTGTTCTTAAACATTGTAATAATATAAGAATTGATCATAACGTTGTCGTCGATTCAATACCTTGAACTTTTGTATAATATGGATATACTACTTTCAATTCATGAGGAAAAAATTGATTACACATGATTGCATCATTTGGCCAAGCGCCTACCTGTTTTAATTTATCTAAAAGCTTCTGTGCAAAATATGGCTTGATAATATATGCTGAATTACCAGCTAATCCTTGTGGTAGATCAAGTGCATTCGTAACATATGGTGCGTTTGTTATACCATTAGTAGAAGATGCATGCTGATGATAAATTTTTGAGGAATGTGTGCTACCTCTTGGATCATTTAGGCCAAGAACACCGCCTTTCCAATAAAAAGGTTTGAACTTTCTTATGAACACTGCATCATGTTCAAGAACCATAATGTCTTCTTGTAGTTCAATACTCTTTTTCCACAGGCGTGCGTGTGAGACCGTGCACGCAAATTTCTTTTCCATACTATTTGTCTTGTATGGCCTCAAGATCATTCCTGTTTCATGATCAATACCAAACTGATCATTCAAAGGATACGTCCATGACATTCGAGGAAGATCGGTTAAATGCTCTTTGAGTGTATCGGGTGATGTCTGTTGAAACAACTCAATATCAAGATCTGTAGACTCTATGCAGCGATTAGCGGCTGCAACTGATACAGGATTCTTTTCATCATATATTAGAAAACATTTCATATTACGTACGTCGTTACATCAGTTTCTATTTTTTTAACTTCAGGATATGTATCTCTCTTCACGACAATAGAAGAACTATCCTTATCAGTTCCGTGAATCTTAGGTACTAACCCCTCTTTCGGCTCTCTTAGATTTACCATTAATTCATATGTTGGTAATTCATTCTGCACAGTCATATATATGAATTTATTCTTGGCATGCTTTACTAGCTCTGGTGAATCCTTCTCTGCGGCAAATCTAACGTTACTCCAATCACTCATCTTTGGCCTTTTGAGGTCTTTTGTTTTACCAAAAATAAATTCTACCTCGCGATGCTTACAAATAAGCGGCACCCAATAATCTCTGAATATATCAGAATCAGTTACGTCAGCAATAAATGTAATCATACTAACTCCGGCATTTTAAATTTTGATGCATTAATAAAGTGTTGTATCTTACCTCTAGGATGTTCTGGTGGCCATTGCCTAGTTGCAAGACTATTCCATGTCCAGTCAAGTTCGGTTACATTGAAAACAGGATTCGATAACTGTAAGTTGAGATACATCTGTTCGGTGTATCGAGTATGCATATAGTAGTGATCTACCGAAGTAAAATGTTCTCTTGCCTTGAGTCTGCCTTCCTTACTCCATAGCTGCACCCCGCCATTCATATATCTAAATTTTTCTTTTGGATATAGTGCAGACTTAGGGAACATCCAATCGTCGCCGAATAGCTTCTTACCATAAGCAATGATACCTCTCTCATGACCTGGTGATTCCATCACTCTTTGCATCCATCCTGCAGCAGACTTATGTATACCAAGTTCGTGCACCATTGCAATATCACCGATCTCAAAATCAAAAATATTCTCATTAGTTTTAATTAGAATGTCTAGGTCAATGGATAGTATATTATCAAACTGATCAAAGAACGGATCATACACAACTTTAAGCGCATCGAGACGTGGATCTAAATGTTTAAAGTACCTATCATGAGTAAGTAGATATTGAGCATTGCATTTCTTAGCGTACGATTTTGCAGATTTAGATCCTGCCTTTGCCCAATCAGGCATCTCTACGCCACCTAGATGTGCATCGTTCGCTTCATACGGTATATAGTATTGAAAAATTAAATTATTTGTCATAAAAAATCATACCCTGTCCATGCTTCTTTCGTGGATCGTCTCTCAATATATTCTTCTAGTGTCTTTGTAGTTGACTCATCACTCACTCTATCAAAGTATGCAATTTCCTTGCACCACTTTTCTCCGACGACTTTTTTACCTTTCCAATCTGAACCTATTACTCTGACATCTGGATTATAACTCTTAATGATGTCAATTAACTCTTCGTCTGAGCTAAAGAACCTTACTTCATCAACTGCTTTTAGATTTGATATGATCATTGATCTAACATATGCATTGTTAACCGGCCGATCGTAACCTTTTGCTTGGCTAATTCTTTCGTCAGTGTCAAGTGCAACTAAGAGATAATCACCTAAAGATTTTGCATAGTTTAAAAGTTCAATATGACCGGTATGTAATACATCGTAGGCACCGTTAGCCATTATATATTTCATTTAATAACACCTCTTTGCAAATTCCTAACATAGTATTCTCGGCCTTTCCATCCGGCAAAGTGAACAAAATTCATATTCGTATAGTCTTCAGTATACGGATAGCAGTCTACCATGTAGTTCCATTTAGGAGATAGTGTATACGACATTGTCGGATTCCAAAATCTCCATTCATTCATATACGCTTGATCCGTGTGTATAGGAGGTAACTCTCGTTTCTTACATTTATCTCGAACAAAGTTTCGTAGACTCTCACCAGCTGCTTTGTTTACAATTTGTACACCACCGTTGATAAACTTATCGTGGAAAGGAACACTCCAGTTTTTACCTTTATCTTCGACTCCGCCATGACCAAGAACATTTGGTAAAGGTTCAGCTGATTCTGGAATGAATATATCATTGTCAAGAGATACAATTCGATCATACTCAGGTAGACCCATATTTAAATATCTGATGAGAGTAGAACATTTATTTTTTCCACCCTGGCTATAATCGTGATGTAGGTCCTTTGTGTTCTTATTAAAAAAATGAATGTCAATATCTGTTGGATATTCCGTGATCATCTTATAGTCATATCCATATTTTTCACAATATCGTTTTACAGTTGGGACACACACAGACTCCATAGTCTCTGCAGCCTTTGCAGCATACGGTGAGTTTCTAGGATCGTACACATAACCAAATGTGTTACCGACTTTAACTTGTATGATTAGAGTTTTCATTCATTACCTTCATGCATGATTCAAATATCTCGTCAACAGTAATTGAATCATTTGCTTCTTTACAATGTGCACAATCATACATCGATCCGCACGGTGTCATATGATGTTTATATGTATGATGTATGTTAGTGTCATATGACATGACATTTGTATCTACTAGTCCACCTTGAATTACAACACATGGTATCTTAAATCCAGCAAATATATGCTGTAACAGTCCATCATATGTTATACCAAACTGAGACTTTTCCATAATCGCTGCAGCGACCCTAACATTTTGAGTTTCAATGTTAACAGAATTTTTTAGTTCGGGCTCACGGTATTTTTTGTCTGTTGGTTTTAACCTTACACATTCAATATGTTTTGATAGTCTATTTGCCAGCTCTTGATATTTTTTAAACCCCCAGTTTTTATTACTAGAGAAAAATGTAGATTTATAGTCTGGATTCACTATACAAAAGTTACCTATACCATAGGTAGATATAATATTATCCGCTTCATCTTGTTCTTTTTGCGTGAGTCTTAATCTAAATGGCGTAGGCTTGAAGTTTCGGAAGATAATCTTTTGACCAAGTATGGTTTTCTCTTTTCTTATGCCATAATAATCTACGTGCACATCAGATAAAGCATTTGTATCTCTAGCATTTACGTATAGTGAATCAACCGTCTTTTCACTTGTAATAAACTCAACATTATCAAACATAGGTGACCATCCCGATCCATATATCGGAATAATTTTCTTTCCAGTCTTTTTGTGTATTTCCTCGGCCTTGCCTAGAAATATTAAATCATCACCCCAACCCATTATATAGATCAGTCCTTTTAAAATATTCTATTTGATCCTTACTCGGATTCTCACAATAATTCATCATCGCACCACGACGAAATAATTCCCTTGCCATAAATGCAACGTTCCAGCTATCAGGAAATCTCTTGTCATTCTCTCTATTCCGTATGTTTATGTAAACGTGCAGGCTTTCAATTGGCTTTACTAATTTTGCTATATGCATCATTCCTGAATCTGCACCTACATGGTATTTTGCTTTCGATAAAATATATGCTGCTTCTCTTACTGTAAATCTCCGATTACCAATGTCTATTATATCATACTTTTGCTCTTTATAAAACCCCTCAATGCGTTTTATTCTATCTTTGTCCCAGCGATCAACTAATCTGTAGAGCTGGCCTGCATCCCATTGAGTTGTGACAAAGTTTTCTGGTAGATCAATATTGACCTCAGGTATTTTATTTTTAGTTCTAATATCTGGAATTTGAGATGTGAGGTGTATATATTGGGTTACGTGGGCCAGACCGGGATAATAATAAAATATTTCATCAGGTTTGTGTGTACTGTTAAGAGACACTTCTCCAATATCAATTAGATCATTTGCAAAAGAGGTAACTTCAGCATTGCCTTTACTATGTAATGCAACTTTTGTTCCTAGTACTTTACTATACATATGACAGAAAAGAACCATATCAATTGCGTCACCTAATGGTCTAGGTGCTGGATTAGCTATGATAGCAGTGTTCATATTCCGTATGAAGTGCTTAAGTTTACACTATTAAATTTTACCGGACTTGGACTCACATACTGCATTCGAACAGTGCTTGAATTAATCATGAAATCTGATTGGTCCATTCCGTGAGTACTGATAGCTGATAAAAGTTTCTTTGCACCTTTTGGTGTGACGGCATATGCTCCTGTACCAGGTGCCATCTTACTGTTCTTCCAGATATTATCTTTGTGATATAGCAGTGGATAATTTTCAGGAAGATCACATACACCAAAGCTATCAAACTGATAATTCTTATATTGTTGTAATGCTAGCTTATTTGGTGGTCTAAAAACATATTGTGCATTCAAGATGAGGTAATCATCAAAGTCATAATTGTCCCATCTATCTAAACACACTGCATCATGCTCTAAGAATACCATCGGAGTGTTTTTTGTGATTACCTCTCTCCAGAAAGCAATATGATTAATCGCGCAGGCCATCTTTGTGCAATACTTCTTATAGTCCTGCCGTTTGAAGTCATGTAGTCTACTCTCTTCAATAACTTTATGTTCAAACTCAGCGATCTGTTGCACAGTCTTAGCTGTCATCCCTTCATTTAGTTTAACATCCCATCCATATTTTTGAAATGATTTAAGAGATTGTCGTGCTTGTTTTTCAGAGTCTTCGTGACCCTTAATATAAGTGATTTGACCTTTCACATATTTTCCTTACAATAGATATTATCATGTCCAGACTTGGCTACTCTCCTATAGCCTAGTGATTCTAAGATCTTATGTGCAGCATCTGAGTTGTAGATTGGCGGTTGGTATTTAGGTAGATACTCAATCATAATGACAGGCGAGTGTTCAGTTAATGTTTTTTTAGCTCCATCAACAACATAATACTCATAGCTTTCTACATCAATCTTAATAAAATTAATTGGCTGATCGAAACTAAAACTATCTAACGGTTTAATATTGATTTCGCGTGTCTTAGCGTTTAACTGCCATTTTCTTCGAGGATGTTTTATAAGGGAGGATCCACCAGTTTTTTCTTCCATTACATACATATTTTCTTTTGATTTAACGTTTCCCAGACCACAGTTATGCACGGTCACGTTTTTTAAATCTTCTGTATTGGCAAGTGTATATTCATAAAATAACGGTTCAAAAGAATGTACTAGTTTAAAGTCATTTGCCATTAACCGAGACATTGTTCCTACATGGGCTCCGATGTCTAGTGCTAATCCAAATTGAGATATGTGTTTTTTACTTTCATGATATGCATCATGGTTTGGTATTACGTTTAAGTCTTGTACGTCACCAGGTGGTTTTTTAAATTTAAAATTCATATTGCAATACCTTTGTAATGACTCATATATTTTTGAAGACGCGAATATTCCCATACACAATGCGTTTGTGCAGATGCAAGGTGATGAGTTTCAAGATTGACTTCTTTTTTCAATTTACTATTGACATAATCAAAAGCGTGACAATCGGTCCAGCCTTCGTAGAGATTATATATTTCACCATCTTCATATAGTTTTCTGTATTCACTCCACCATAAATCGTTATGCTCATGGTGTGTGTCCCAGATAATGAATCCACTCTCCATGTGTTTATGCGGGTATCTTGATAGGTAGTAATTATGTGCTTTACTTTCTACGAGTGATGGAAAAAAGTCCTCAGGTATCTTTTTATTGATACTGACATCGGCATCCATGGATATTAAGTATCGTTCCTTAACTCTATCAATTGCGTCGAGTAGCGCAAATGGTGGATGGCAAAATCTAACAGCATCAAACTCGTAGTCATAATGTTTACGATTAATAATGGTGCTATCGATTTTATAGCTATAATGCGTTTTCTTTTTCTCTATCCATCTATGTTTTGATATAGATTTAAACTGTTCTACCTTATCTAAACGATGCGGAACAAACTCTACCTTTGACGTGTTTTCTGGTAGATTATCACCTTCGTAATAGACAAGTAGAGATGCATTTGATGGGAGTCTTTCTTCGGCTTGTTGTGCAAGTCTCATTCCAAATGAGATAGTTTCATTGCCGTTCTTTTCCCAATGCCTTCTCGCTTTATCATTCAATGTTGATAGATCAATATTATCGATCTTTCTAATGACATCCTTAAATGTAGTTACTATCTTAAATTTCATATAACACTTCGTTGATTATGTTTGCGTTGTTTTTAATTTCATCTATGGTCTGACCTGGATTGATATGAACATAGAATACTTCTTCACTCTTTCTTAGTGCATTTTTTCCAGTAGTAGTATGCTTAAATACCGGTTGATATGACATAGGCTTAAATGAATGTCTTGCTCGAATGCCTTTGCTTTTGAGCATCTTAACAACCATATTTGCATCATGATGTTTCATATCATAAACCCAGACAACTGCCCTATTATCAGGCATCTGGTTTTTTTCATCGATATAAAAATTATACAGGTCACATATCTGCTGTCTCTTATCTAGATTTTCATCCACATTTGCAAGGGACTCAAGTACCATTGAAGCCTGAGAATTTGTACAACGATAGTTGAATCCTATCCTTTCATGGTAGTAGTTATGCGTATCGCCAAAACTCATAGACCTCATGTCTTTTGCTTTCTTAATTAGGGCTTCGTCATCGGATACTATAATACCACCTTCTTCAGCATGGATTATTTTATTCTGATAGAACGAGAAGCAACCAATATCAAATGATCCTATAGGTTTTGCACTAGAGTACGCGCCTTGTGCTTCACAAGCATCTTCGATAACACGTACATCAAATTCTTCAGCAATACTCATTACCTCGGCCATATTGACAACTCGGCCATATACATGTGTTACCATCAACACACGGATTTTTGGATCACCTCTAAGATGTTCTCTTACATGTTCTAGATTGATAAGAAGATTATCGTCGCAGTCTACAAAGACTGGAGTGAGTCTAGCATAGTAGACAGCCATACCGCTTGCGTACATAGTAAACTCTGGAACTATAACTTTACTATCCTTTGGAAGTTCCAATGCTTCTAAAGCTAAATGTAAAGCTGCAGTTCCAGTATTGACTGCGCATGCATGATTTACGCCTACATGATCTGCATAGGCTACTTCAAGCGCTTCATATGGTTGCATTACCAGTCCCAACGATTACCGTTATCTCTGAAATAATTAACTGTTCTTATGAGAGCTTCTTCTAATGAGACTTCTGGTCTACTCTCGATCACTTTATATAATTTAGTATTATCTGATTGTAAATGCCAGATCTCCCACGGTCTTACCTTCTCTTGGTCTACTTCAATATCAATAGATGGCCATCCCATAATTTTACCAATCATTTCTGCAAGGTCATATATCTTAACTCCGTCTTCACTTCCCATATTGTAGACCTCACCAAACTGACCGTTCTCAAGTAGATCAACCGCCATTCGTACAGCGTCTTTTGCATATTGGAAGTCACGGAATGAATTGTTACCGATTCGAAGAGTTCTCGATTTATGTAGCTGTGAGATAATCTCTGGTATAACGTACTCATGAGTCTCTCTTTCACCGACACAATTAAACTGGCGCATTGCGATTGCAGGTGTATTTGCCTCACGCCATCTTACTTGAACTAATCCATCTGCAGCTAATTTAGATACACCGTAGGTCGAATGAGGTTCTACAGGATCAGACTCTTTGATCTTTCCGTCTAGATTGCCATAGATCTCTGCAGAGGATACCTGAAGTAATCCTTTGATATCAGCTTGTTCACAAGCCGTAATTACCTTGAGTACGGCTGTAGCATTGATATCAAAGAAGTGAGCAGGTCTTTGAAAACATTCTGGGATATAAGGTTCTGCAGCATAATTGAAGACATACTCAATATTATGCTTTGTAAAGATTTTTGCCAGGTCGCTAGCCTCATCCCTGATATCATGCCAAACAAATGTAGCATCTGGATGAATATGTTTCTTTAGACCTGATATTAGATTATCGAGTACGAGTACCTGACAGTTTTTTGTTTCAATGAGGTAGTCAACAAGATGCGAACCTAAAAATCCAGCACCACCAATCACACAAACATTTTTATTACTAACATCTCTATTCATAATTATCGCTTTTTCCATTCAACACACGTATATGTATATTTTCCGTCGAGCTCATCAGTCATAGCCTTTCCGACATCTCGACACTCAGCCCAGCTTGTAAACCATCCTTGGTCATAAGCTATAACCTCAGGATTTTGTCCTGAGGTCATTATCATAACTAAAAGTACCCACATAATCTATTTCTTTTTCAGTGCATCCGCTCCAAAGAAAGCCGAAACTAAAACTGCAATTGATGCAAAATAAGTTGGAGCGATATCAGCAATCAGTTCAGCTGCTGTATCGAGCCCAAACAAAGATGTCATAAATATCCCGAACGGATACAATAACAAACCAAAAAGTGCGAACCAAGCCATCTTGCGGATCGCATCACGCTGAGCATCAGCGTCTTCCATTTCCTTTCTCATATTCCAAAGGTACATCTCATGTTCTTCATTACTAACTACCCCATCACCATTCGTATCTGCTGGGTGTTGACCTTCTGCCATATCTCTCTCCTATGGTAGATTGTTTATAGTTATGCGTTATCGTCAATCCATGAAGTAGAACTTTCATCCCATATCCACATTTCATTACCACTTGGATTAGCGGGAGGTTGTGACGGTGGTTCCCATATACATGTTGTTTCATTTAATGTCCAAGAATTATACACCTGTGGTGAAATAAATGCATCTCTTGATGAATCGTATATTAAGCCGATACCCGCATAATTTTTACGTGGATTTGTAATTCCTTGTAGTGTTCCGGTTTTATAAGTTTGTTTCCAAGTGCCGGCTTCCATATTGTTTAAGTATGCAGCACCGATAGATTCTTGCACAATACCATCGCTGTCTTTAGCAATACCATCTTCAAGAGTAACTACCTTCTCAACTACATTATTTGATCCTAGTTTTGCAAAATGTATCATGAGAATGTTATACTCCCGTTCCCAGTAAACGTGTATACTGTATCTGTACCCACAGTAGCTGTAGACGGTGATCCTGTAGTACCTGATACCGTATAGGAATTAGGTACTCTTATAATTGCTATACCATCTGAACCAGCACCACCTAGACCAGTACCACCATAGGCCCCACCTCCACCGCCACTTCCGTATCCGGTTGCATCAGCTCCATTATTACCAGTTCCGACATTACCATCACCGCCACCGCCAGAGCCTCCTGATCCAACCGTGATGGAGCTACTACCGGCCCCACCTCCACCGCCACCAGCGTATGTTACACTCGAACCAGTGATATCGGATGCCTTGCCGTCACCTCCATCTCCGGCTGAAGAAAAACCCACTGCATCTGCACCTGCGCTGCCGGCCCCACCGCCGCCACCGCCGCCATCATTACTATCTCCGACATTACAACCAGTGCCGCCATCATTACCATATCCGTAGGTTCCTGATGCTCCTGCTTGAGATGGCTGATTTCCAGTGCCCCCCGGCTGCGGGTTGACTCTATCAGAACCTCCGCCGCCTGATCCGCCATCTGCGCCATTCGCAATAGAGCTTGAACCGTGAGATCCACCACCACCACCGCCTTTTGCGGTTAGGCTGAATGCAGTAGTATCAGAACCATTGCTCCCCTTGACGCTACTAGATGCAGCTCCTGCACCGCCAGAACCTACTACAATATTGTAAGTACCAGCCGCGGGCTGTAGTGTAGGATTATCAATCATACCGCCGGCTCCTCCACCTCCACCGGTGAAACACCCGCCGCCACCACCGCCGGCAACAAGTAGTACTCTAACTGCAGGAGGTAGTGGATCATTATCTCCTGACCAACCATCACCATCTTCTTGTCGGTCATGAACGAAGTTCAGAGAATATATTCCACCGTGAGTATTATCAGATGAAGCTGTCTTTGGGTTCTTTTTACCTATAAGACTGCCGTTATAACGATTGGCCATTTATGATATCTCTTGATACGAGCAGACAGCCTCAAGGTCTGATGCTGCACTTGCAGTCAACCTTAATGCGTCGCCTTCTTCTAGAAAGATTGATTTATGCAGCACGTCGATCGTAGTATCAGCGGGGACTGTAATTGTCTTTGCTATATGATATGCGGTTGAGCTTCTATATACGTCGACGTTAACCGTAGCATCATTAGTACCATCAACATTTGATATGTACAAAGCAGTGACTTTGAATATTTTATTGCTTGATGCTGAATTAGTGACAATGGCTGTAGCTGATGTTCCTATCGCCTGAACTGCTAATTTCCCTACAGCTGTAGAGACATTAAATATATTTGGGTTTGCCATTAATCATCTCCTGACAATATTGTATTGTACGTAATAATAGCACCTGCCGCTCGATCAATCACGTAATCAGAATCTATTAACGCAATGACTGCTGCTGAATCGGTGCCGCCACCAACACCGGCTGCAAGTGCTCCAGCGGTAAGATTAGCGTCAGCATCAATTTCCTTTGCTAGCTTTGCAAGTAAACGGTTCCTGGTATTCGACATAATTTAATCTCTATGAAAGTAATATTATCTATTTATACCTCAAAGCTTCTTCGAGTTGGACAAATAGATATTCTTCTAGATCATCTTCATTTGCTTGATACCGAATACCGATACCACCTTTTGATTCCCATGCTTTAATATTAGATGGCTTGTCATCAATCAAGATGTTTGGCATTCCATCAAGCCGATTCGTCGCATAATTTTCTTTACGACCAGTCACAATGAACCGATCAGCGCCTGGAAACCAATGATGTTCTTCTAACCAACGACGCTTCCAATACGCTGAGTTATCACGATCACCACGTAAAGGTGATGTGTTAATTCCCCAGTTTTCTCCACGTGTGAGTACGCGTACATGCTGAATTAGTTGTCCAGATGTTTCGAATGGGTCAAGTGTATAGAAGAAGTTAGTACCTTGAAGATCAAGTATTGATTTTTCTTTCACTAGTTTCCAATGTGGTACTCCGTGAAACCGTTCGAGGCCTCCGAAGAAGTCGGCGATTACGCCATCCATATCTACATATATCATTTTTCTCTTATCCATACTGAGTCAGTAGCAAGTCTAAAGCTACCGAGAAATTCAAAATTATATCCTGATCCCCATTGTTCTGGTGCGACCAAGCTCACCCACGTGGCGCCATCTTCTTTCTTATACAGATGGTAGACTTCACCAACCTTTGGGCTAAAACTAATATTGGCTGTGTAGATCAGCTCGTTGTCTGCAGCTGTCTCTACCAGTTTCTTAAATTCTGCTTCAAGCTCTTCGTACCGAGTCTTGAGTTTGTTCTGTGCTTCCTTGACCTTGACCTCACGATAGTCCTTTGTATCAGGTAGCGTGATCGCTGGAGCAGCAACGTTATCGCCATACGCCATGGTCATCTTGTTATCTGCTACACGATCTGGTTTCTTCATAATACATGCCTCAAAAAAGCCGTGAAGAGCATAAAGCCCATCACGGAATTAAGAATAATAAGAGCTCGGTCTTTCCAAGCAAGAGATACATATAGCCAACCTGCAGTACCAAGCCAGCTAAAAACAATGTCGTAAATTCGAGGGACTTCATCTACTGACCTACATGCAACTGCAATCAAAACAAAGACCGTGGCTATCCACTTAATATAGTAGACGTAGCCAGTGGTCTTAATGAGCGTTATGTTATCAGACGGCTTCTTCACGAAGCCTCCCGATACTCTTCCATCTTAATCAGATGGGCCATGTAGACGAGTACCATCTGAGCACCCTTGAGTGAAGACTCGTACTCAAACAAAGCAGTCTCGAACTGCTTGATCTGCTCCTCATTGAAAGCATTCATTGCAATACCTTCCATTAGAACCTTCTGGAATTCGTTTGAAATATTCATACTGTAATTTCTCCATTTTTCACTGCATTCTTAAAAGTCTTGTAATCTTCAAACATGAACTCCATGAGCTCACCATCCTTGTCAAACTTCCAGAATTCACACTTACCTTTCATACTATTGTAACCAAGTGAAGGCGCAACACCACAAATCATTTCACCAGTTTCCATATCACAAACACGGAAGTCATCGTACAAATCGCCATCCATCGGGCAGTTATTCTTGAAGAACACATAGTTCTTGTCACCATCGATAACACCCATCTTTACAAGATAAGCAACACGACCTTTGAGCTTGAGCATGCGTGACTTCAAACCCTTATCACGGCAGAACCAGTCAAAGAAACCAAAACAATCGTTTTCAGTTGTGCCTACAGGATCTGCCAAGAACTCGTTAATTGTGATATTCATAATTTATCTCCTCATTGATTATGGTACCATTATACCAAATCCTTCAGAAATGTACATACTTTTTTTTACTTTTTTTTCACAAAAGTTTTTAGAACGATATCAACAGCTTATGGCCAAAACTTACGGCGATTATACTTTTCGATTGTTTCATGCAGCATCTGTGTCCAGTTATCGCGATGCTCTTTAAAGACAAGCGGCTCATGATCGTCAACATCCATGACAACCGCTAGGTTTGTGACAGGCATGCCAGTACGCTCTTCGAACATAATCGCGTATGCAGCCATTTGACAGAAGTAATTTGAGATCTTTTCTTTCTTCTTTGGATACCGTGAGGTCTTCCAATCAAGTATTGAGACTACACCATCGAACTCAGCAATAGCGTCACAACGCCCAGCCAACTGAAGATGCTTGCTATACAGAGGAACTTCAATCCCAAAGATACGTCCAATCCGTGAGTCGAGTATGGGTTGAATGTTAGCCAAGCTCTGGCGAATGTGTGGGAGATATTCTGTCGTATCTTTTCCATTTAAATAGTCCTCAATAATAGAATGCACTTTCGTGCCTCTACTTGAAGCACGACCACTTACTCTGTTAGCTTCCTCTTCGCCGACACGATTTCTCCAGGCTTGAATGGCTTCTTCTGTTAGGATACTTAAGACAGTAGTGACACTAGGAAAGGCACCGTCAGGAGTAGAGTATAATCTACCGCTGTCAGTGGACTCGGCATCTAAGTCATCGTACCCGAGATCAATTTGTTCATGTTGAAATACTCTCATATTTATACTTTAATCGTACTTTTACGTCCTGCACTTTTCTTAATTCGTTTTAAATGATCTTGCCAGTCCGATCCAGCACGGGTCATTGTGCTCTTATGATCGGTAATCGGATTCAATGGTTGAAGCTGAATCTTAAGTTTCGGATTGTCTTCTTTGAACTGATCTAATTCAGACATCTTCATTTCGTGTTCAACGATCTCATCAGTATCGGTATTTCGAAAAACATATGTTGGCATTACTCGTCAATCTCCCATCGCGATTGATATTCTAGTGCGTGACGACACGCGTGGATGTAATCCTTATCCTCATCTGATAAGACAGACCAGAATTTAGTAATAGTATATATGTGTTCATCAACCTCAAACTGTCTCTCTAAGTGCTTGTTGGACTCCATCATCTCTTGTAACTGGTCCATT